GATTGGATTCCTTTGCCCGGCTTGTGGGGCAAAGGAATCCTATCTTCGGTGGGGGATGACTGAAGAGACTAGAGATTGTTCAACCTGTGGTACGCGAATGGAACGTCTCTTTTCTCTCGCCGCGGTGAGCGTTTTCCAGTCATTCAGCACCCGTAATCTGGATCCGGACGGCAAAGAAGTCCACATCGGCCGGAAGACTGACTTGACTCGGGCCTGTCATGAATTCGGCGTTGTTCCAGCAATAGATGTTCATCCTCCTCAAACCAAATTTAATCAGATGGGGTAGGGGCTTGACAGCGATCAGTTACACTGGAGTTGGAGGATAATGCTTTGGATCTCCCGGGCTGGTACTCGTTTGACCCTTCGGGGAAAACATGGCCAATTCAAGAAAACGCCCACGATGTAATTATCAGCAAATGGTGTGAGGCGGTTTTTGAAGAGGCTAAAGACGATCTCGAACGCAATGATGAGATTGTCCAAATTGATCGCGCAATCAATTACTTGATGGGAAAACAGTGGGTTGAGCGCCGGCCAAGCTATAAAGCCGCGCCGGTCGCCAATCGGCTATGGACCAATCTGGTTCAATTGATATCCTACCTCACTGATATTCGACCTTCATTCGAAATTAAATCGAACAATAAGCTTTACGATCAGCATGCCAAAGTTCTGAATAAAATGATCGGGGCCTGGTTCACGAATGAAGATATCGATATGAGTCTGGCAATGATCATCATTCATGCCGCTCTGACAATCGGATATGGCCGGCTGATGTGGAACCCGGATCTAAGGAATGGCGATGGGGAAATGGAGCTTATTCCCCTTGGCGCTATGGATCTGATTCCAATCCGGCCTTCTCATACTCTGCAAAGGGCAATGGGTGTCATTTACCGTTGCCCAAAACCTCTAAGTTGGTTCAAAGAGAAATATCCTCTCCGTGGCTTTCGCGTCCCTGTCGACAAGGAATATTCACAATACACGAGTACTCCGAATCAGAATCTTTGGACTCGAGGCATGCAGGTTATGTCTCCGCAAATGCGCCGGCTATTTGGACAGTCCTCAACTCAGATCCGGGAATCAGCTATTCCCATGGCTTTATATCGGGAATTTTGGGTCCGGGATTCACAAAGGAATACATCAAACCGTGAAGTTTGGGTTGGCAATGGAGGACAGCAAAGTGGGGATTATGGATATATGGTTCATCCTGGAGAGAAACTGTACCCTCGAGGACGCCTTATTATTATGGGAGGACCCGTGGTACTTTTCGACGGACCCAACCCATTCTATCATGGGATGTTCCCATTCTCCTGCCTTAGACTAAACCGTGTGCCATGGCAATGGCCAGGCATATCGGAATTTAGAAACCAGATGCCATTGCAAGATGTCATGAATAATGTACTTGCAGGCATTCTGGATGCGGTCAAGAAGGCTGTCAACCCGATGCTACTTGCTCCTGATAATGCCTTCGGAGCCGCGGTAAAGAAAAGCCTTGACCCGAATATGCCGAATGCCAAGATCTTCTATAGCCCGAGTTCTATTGCTGCTCCGACTTATGCCCCTTCTCCTGTTCTTCCGGGATTTGTCTTTCAGACAATGCTCTATGCTCAACAGGAATTGGATAGCCAAAGCGGCTTCCTGGATATGGGCAGTATGTCTCGCCGCGGTATCGTCCCGGCCAGTGACACTATCGAGTCAATGAAAGAAGGACAACAAACTCTCGTCAGGTTAAAGGTCCGCTACATTGAAGATTTTATGAAGCAGGTTGGCCAGCAATGGGTTCCTAATGCTTTTCAATATTATACCCTAAAGCGCCGGATGCAATTGCTTGGCAGTGACGGTCTCACCTGGGAGGATTTTGATTATGATCCCGGAACAATGGTGCCGTCAGGAGATAAGGCCGAAGAACACTGGAAGAAGTTTACTTTCCTTATGGTTCCCGGATCCCTTCTCAAATCAGCCCGAATGCCACAGCAAGCCCTTATGATTCGACTCCGTAGTATGGGAGACATGGACCTTAAAAATCTTCTCGATTCTCTTGACCTCGGTGGATTGTATGAATCCGTCAGAAAAGGCATCGATGAAGAAGGCGCCAATATTCTGGCCCAAGCTATGAGACAAAAGCAGGGCGCGACAGGCGGCGGCGGGGGCTTGACTCCTGGAGCTTTGGAAAAAGTCGGCAATGCCACTCAGTCGAATGCGGCCGCTATATAGAAGGAGCAATATGCCCGGAATTGTTTTTCAAGCAAATGCTGAAAAAATCGTCAACAGACCAGGTGGATACCCGACAACAACTGTTCGGAAAGAACTTGATGGCATTCAAAGCTTAGTGTCTCGAAAAAAAGTCATAAAGCACCGGATGGTTTCAATTGTACGAGCAAAGGGATCGGATTACGTTGTCTTTACCTGCCCGGCGCCGGATTGTAAACGCAGAAATAAAAAATCGGTTTATGAAGCAAAAGCCCAAACTGGGGATGGCCGTCTTTCATTTAAGTGCGTTGGTTGCTATCGGGAAATTGAAGTCCAGCGCCCAATAGCAAATATTGAATCTCCCTCTCCTGTAACCTCTCCTGAAGGTTTCAGACCGGGAACATTATTTGGTCCTAATGGAAGACCGATCGGAGCATAACTATGCCTGAAAATGAATTGTTGCCCAAAACAGGGAAATCGAAAGACTGGCTTGATTACGCCGATAAAAAGGAAAAACAGTTCAGAGAACATCATAGTGCAAGAAATATTCTTGGACAAATAAAGAACCCTCAACCTTTAGGGGATGATTACTCAAAGCTTCTTTCAAACAATGCGCTTCAGGCGCGAAAGATGGGTATGGAGCTTTTGAGAAAAGAAAATAAAGCCGCAGGCAAGACATCGGCTATGTCTGCCGAAGGCTATCGTAAGGGCGGCAGAATCAAAAAGTCTGGTCCAGCCAAATTACATGAGGGTGAGAAGGTTATTACCAAGACCAGAAAAGCCCGTAAAACAGGACGTTCAACAGCCCGCCGATAGGGGGGGGGCTTGACAGCGGTGTAGTAGGATGGGTGTGACGGCAATTCCGAAGTTGATTGGCTGGCGCCTGGCATTATCTACCCGCCAAACGCCAGCCAATCCCGGAGATTAAAATGACAAGGAAAAAGAAAAGTTTTAAAGGCCCAAAGTTCAATACTGCGGCTGCGCCTCCAGATTTGATCCAAGAAGAAAAATATCGACTCGAAAATGATTCCAGAACAATCCGTGATTATCTCGATCTCAAAAAAGATTCTGGAAGGCATGAAAAGGCTATTGGACATATGCGGAGCGAGGTGGATGGACTTGATGAATTATCTTCGCGGAAAGAAAGCATGCCGCGAAAATCCCGGAAGCTTGGCGCTCGTAATGGCCGAAGATTTTCACGGAGGTAATTATGCCGACATTACCTAAAAGCGCTTCTAAAGAAGCAAAGTGCAAACGGATGCATGAAGAAATGAGCAAGTTTAAGCGCGGAGAACTCCATTCCGGATCCAAAACCGGACCTGTAGTTGAGAGCCCGAGCCAGGCAGTGGCAATTGGCTTGCACGTCTCCGGGCAATCGAAGAATCGTAAAGGGCGCAAAGTTGCAAGAAAATCGAGTCGAGGAGGGCGAAGATGACAGGTAAAGGGGATCGATCATCGGAAGAATTTGCAAAACATGAAGCCGCGGAACATGCCGGCGAAGAGAAGGAAGAATCTCAGGAACGGTTTGCCAAAAGGAAGAAAACTCGGAAGGGCGGCCGCGGATCCGGGAGAAAGTAATGAGTCCCAAGATCTGCATGGATAAAAAAGAGCTTGTTAATGAACACGCAAGCTTAGTTAAAAAGCTTCGGAGAGGTTCCAAAAAGGAACTGAAATCAGAAGCGGCAGATCAGGCCAAAGAGCTTGCCGGATATCGGAAAGCTAAAGGTCGAAAGAGTATGCGGGGTACAAACCGCAGGTAGCCAGTATTTCAAAAGGAGATCATTTATTATGGCTGAAGAAAAGAAAGAAGGAAGTTTCGAGGGTCATGGAGACAATACTCAACCGGCTGGAATCCAATCGCCGGCCACTTTTGTTCCTCTGTCCACGACACCGGATTCTGCGAATCAGAAGTCTGAATCGGGAAAGAAAGGCAAGGTTGAATAACTATGCCAGCGCCAGGGTTGGATATGCCTCCTTTGCCGGATCCCTCAATAGGCAGCCAGCAAGGGCAACCTGCGCCGTCTGAACCTGGGGGTGGGCTTGGAGCGATTGCAGCTAGAAGGGCAGGCGGAATGCCAGCCCCAGGCGCCCCGGATCCTCATGGAGCGGTAACGACTCAGGTTGAAGCAATAAAAAAGGTCTTAGAGGAGATGGCTAAGACAGAGCCGTTAATGGCTCCCTTCGCCGCTCGAGCTACAGCGATATTGGATTCTGGATTGTCAGCCGTCAGATCATCGCCTCAAACTCCTGAAGTGGGTGGGGGTGATGGAGGCGCCGGAGCACAAGGCAATCCTCCACCGCAAGGTCGTGGAGGACCAGGCCAAGGGCCGGCATTAGCCTAAAGTAAACCGGGTTTACACTGACGGACTTCGGAAAATGTCGAATCAGGGTAGATAGTAATGGATTAAAAGTATGGCGTTAACACCGGAACTCCAGAAGCTTGTGGATTTACTTCCGGAAGCTGAAAGAGAAGGAACGCGCAAAATGCTTGAAGAAGGCCAACTTCGTCAGGCGGATTATTCGCGCAAGATGAACGAACTTACCGCTAAGGAAAAAGAGTGGAAGGATTGGCACTCTAGCGCGGATAAGCAGTACAAGGAAGCTTTAGCCGAATCCAAGACGCTGAAAGAAACGATTGCGGCGCTTGAAGCGGCAAAGGCAACTTCGATCGATGATGGACTATCGGGAGATGAGGACGCTGCTATAACAAAAGCTCTCAAAGAGGCTCGAGCGGAACTATCTCAAGCCAGAGAGAAAACAGCTACCCTTGAACAAGCAGTTCAGGGTTTTACCCAAAAAATAGAAAAGGGTGAACTCATTACAGCCGCAAAGTTTGAAGAAGAAGTGACCAAGCGGGGAGATAACCTCGGCGCGGCCATTTTTCAAGTCATCGACTTGCAGCAGAAATGCCAAGCTGAATACGGAAAGCCTTTAGATCGTATTCAACTGATTGCGGAAGCGCAAAAGCGAGGCGGTGACATAGAGGCAGCCTACGAGTTTCTTACTAAAGATTTCTCGATTGAGAAACTCAAAGCTACACTCGAGGCGGATTACGAGAAGAAATACAATGATCGTATAAAAGCTGCAAACCTTCCTTTGGATCAGGGGAGTGGGGGGGAACCGAATCTCGGACCTCTGCAATCCAGGATCGCAAAGAAGGACACCGGAATCCCTGATGACATTCCCCTTGGAGATCCAAGGCTTTCGAATTTAATAGGGGCAGAACTCCGGGCAGAAGGAAAGGGCGTATAAGCGGCCCTGAGATGGTGGGGCCAGGCAGTCTGGCCCCTTTAAGGCACGAGCCCCAATGGCGGCGCCCGAGCCAGAAGTGGAACCGGGGAGCATCCCGGGGAGCCATGGATGGAAGGCAGCAAGACAGAGGCAAGTGCAGATTAGCCGACTAGCAAGCGTTAGCCGGAAGATCCGCATAAGCGGAAACTTGTAACCTTTTATTGATGGAGTAAATGTTATGGCTCTTACTTGGGATGACATAACAGGTAAGGTGAACAAACATATCGTTCCACGGCTCGTGGACAACGTGTATAAATCATCTCCTGTCTTCACCCGGCTTCGTACGAGGAATGCAGAACGCTTTGAAGGTGGTACGACTATTCGGCACCCAATAGCGTACGCTGAATTGAACGGCGGAGCATTCCAACGCGGTGGCACCTTCAATATTACGTACGTGCAAACCGACACTGCCCTCGAGGTCAATCCGAAGTTTTACTATGTCAACGTGACATTGTTCGGAACTGATAACGTGTTGGCTCGTGGACCGGACGCCGCAATGAATTATGTCGAAAGCAAGATGGTAAACGCTTCCGGCAAGATGGCCAAATTGCTTGGCACGGACATTTTCCTGGATGGAACCGGAGTTAATTCGGCGACCATCAACCTCGACGGTTTCCAACAAGCTTTGGATAACGGCAATACCTATCCGTCTTATGGCGGGATAACCCGTACGGATCTCGGGATCGTTGCCGGCACCAACAACCAAGGCATCAACGGATACGTCAACACCCTCAATCCATTCACAATGCTTGGCCTGCAAGCTGCGTATGGCGCCTCATGGTTCGGTAATGAACATATCGATCTCATCGTTACCAGCCAGTTAATTTGGGACATGATCTGGAACAAGATCCAGCCACAACAACGGTTTCTCGAAGAGAACACCGATGTTGCCAAGATCGGCTTCCAATCATTGAGATGGAATGGGTCTTCGATCACCGTCGATCAATATGCCCCTGCCGGATATATTTTCGGCCTGAATACCAAATACATCCAGTTCTGGATTTCCACCCTGCCGAAGTATCAATTCGGATTCACAGGTTTCAAGGAAGCGCAGAACACGGATGACGTCGCTGGCCAATACCTTTTCTCCGGGAATCTTTTGATTCCGGCGCCAAGGCTGTTCTTCATGCTCACCGGAGTAAATACCCTGTAATAGGGTCTCGAAAGGAGTAATTCCATGGTAGACGGTCTTTTCACATTTGGAACCCTGGAAACTGTCGAGATACCTTCGGCAGGTCCGGGATATGCAGACGATTTAGTTGCTAAGCCTCCCCTTGGCGTACTGTATCGTCATAATGGCAATGTCTATCGGTATGTCCAATTTGATAATGGCTCCGATAATATTGCCGCGGTAGCTGGTGGAGTCCTTTACTGGAAAACTCTGGCTCCGACCGCGGGAAGTTTTATTGCTACAGGCGATATCAGTTCAGCGATCGCCGCCGGCGTAAATCTGGTCGCGGGTGTTGCTGGTTGTGTTATTACGGATCAACATTATAGCTGGATTCAAGTGGGTGGCGTCGTCACTGCTCTTACCGCGGCTTCAACTGCGGCTGGTGATGGTTGCTGCTACGGAACGGATAACACTTTCGGTCGACAAGCAGCCGGCGTTTTCATCAATGCAAATTATGGTGTTGCATTGACGGCGCGAAATACAACGGCGGGAACCAATTCGGTCCTGCTCCAGAACTTAATCTGGTAATGAGGAGGATCCATGCCAGCACAAACTCCAAGCGCCAAAATTCAATTGAACTTTGGCAACCGGATGGCAGTTCTGGCAACCTTTACCGCCATTGATAATGGAGATACGTGGGTCAGTGGATTGGGAAAGGTTGAGGCTGTTTTCATTCAGAATAGTGTATCCGGCGTGACGACAGGAGCAACCTATTCAGCGGGGACTGTGACTTTTGCCTTGAGTGGATCCTTGGCAAATTGCAAGGTTCTCGCTATAGGCAATGCCTAAAAAGTAGGGAGTCCAGGAGGGAAACTTTCTGGACTCCCGTTTTACCCTGGAGCATGCCATGTCCGTTGTTGGTCCGATCCAGCCCTATGCTGGTGCAGGGGCGGTACAGGAGAACTTTGAGGACATGGTAAATCATGTCCTTACTTACAATCCTGATTGTCCGCCACAGTTAGCTAAAAGACGAATTAATACTCGTTTGCGAGAAATACTTGATAAACGAATGTGGGCCGGGCTTCTTGTGCGTGGGCAGATTGTCATTCCGGCCGTCTATTGCACAGGGACAGTGAATGTCGTTCAAGGGTCCGATGGGGTTGAAGGGCTTTTAACCTTATGGCCTACTAATGACCTTGTTAATACCACTCTAAGCCAAGCGATTACCATAACAAATGAATATCAGGATGTTTATCCCACAAGCATGGTCGGGATCGAAGCGGGAGACTGGCTGACTTTTGACCAGGCTGGCACTCCAGAATTTATGCTTGTCATATCCGTGGGGGTAAACAGTTTTAAAGCAAAACCCACAGCAACGCACGACGCAGGCGAAACCATCACCAAGAGTTCTTTGGTGCGCCGGCAGTTTCGAGTGGGAACTACCACAAGCTTCTATTGCATCAAAGGAGTCTACACCGCTCCTTCTTCCCTGGATCCGCTTGTCAATTCTCTTTATTTGAAATTGGATTTAGTTTGGGGGCATGCCAATTTTCTGACATCAGCCTACCAGATCATGAAAGCGTATGTAACCCTTGAACAAAATCTTAGGATGGTTTGGAGTATTGTCAATAACAAGCAGGGTTGGCGCCTTCGATTAAATATGCCTCAAGAAGTTCTCAATACTTATGACACCTGGAGGCAGACAACCGGATTCGTTTATATGTTGGCAGACTTTGTTCCTGATGAAATTGGACGGTTCCAGTACGAACTCTATCCTTCGCCATCCATGGAACAAGGATTCCCTTACATTGCATACCGGACTCCTCCTAATTTGACAGAACCAGAGGACACGCCACCGCCTGCCATTCCAAGCCACGTCCTGGTTAATGGCGCAATTTCTGATGTTCTCAAATGGAATCCGAAGAGCCCCTATTATGATCCTGCGGTAGCTCGGGAATTTTACAATCAGTACCAAGAAGACTTGGCGGCTGCCATGCTGGCGGACGATTCCATTTATATGCAGAATTTACAATGGGCGTATAGCCGATACCCATTCACACAGCACGGCGCAAATTATTGGCAGTCCCATGACGTTGATAGTGTTTTCGGCTATGTGTAAGGAGTTTTATGCTGCCAAGAGTTTTAGCCTCTGTGCCTTGTTATCATGCAATGGATCCAGAACCCTTAATGAATTTCCTTCTTGCTTCGCAGGACTCCGGCCGGGCGGAGACTCGTGGTGAATATTCTGTCCGCTGGCTGGTTGGTGGACCTAAAGTTCCAACACAGAAGGTCCGTAATATATCCTGTGACACTGCCCTGAAAGGTGGAGCGACTCATTTGCTCTTTGCCGATGACGATATGCTTATCAGTCCACCCAACATCATTGGGAGGCTCCTGGCGAGAGATAAGGACATAATTGCGCCGCTGTTCTTCCGATCGTCCGGTAACTTCGATCCCCTGGTATTTGATATCGATGATAAGGGAGAACCGCATCCAATTCTTGATTATCCTCATAATGAGTTATTCCAAGTCACTGGAGGAGTGGGCACCGGGGTCATGCTCATAAAACGGGAAGTCCTCGAGGCAATAGGAGAGCCTTATTTCTTCTATCCTGAAAATTCGACTCGTAGTGCAGATCTTCACTTTTGCATGAGGGCGATTAAAAAGGGATTCCAGGTTTGGTGTGATACCAGTCTAATCGTGAAACAGATGGGCATGGCTCAACCAATAGGAGAGGCCAATTTTATCGAAGCACTTCCCAAGCTTTCAGTGAGACTTGACAGCAACAATGTAAAATAGAGATGTGGAGGGTTTATGACTCGCAAAGAAATTCCTGAAAATTCACAGCGCCCATGCCCAACATTCAATCAGGCGCCAACAGGACACAAAATCCCGGATGGAAGATCAGCCGATGATCCGGCAATGGCCTTTAGGGTTCCTGATTGTGGAGTGAAGGCTGGTGGGCAGTTTATTACTCCATTCGATCTTGATACCGATGATCTTCCTTCTACCGATGATATGAAAACCAGACAAGGCTATTAAGGAGATCGAAATGGCGTGGAAAAATTTTAGTAAAGTCCTGGGAAGTGCTTCGGCAGAACCTCTTTCTGCGACCACAGCAAAAGCAAAACAGGTGATTATCGCTCCCAAACGCGGCAATTCCCATGTCATTTATGTTGGTGGATCCGGAGTGACAGCTACAAATGGCTTGGAATTGAATTTTCCTGCGGGGGCCGGCAGCGACTTGGATAAACAACCCCTGACGGGAGATTATGGCAATGGCTTGGATTTAGCATCTCTTTATGTGATTGGCACAACAGGAGAAGGCGTCCAAGGAGCATATGAAGAGTTCTAGGGAGACAACATGGCCTTTGTAATAACAGACAAGGGTTTAGAAATTCTTGCCAAAAGAATCAAAGGATTAGGCACCGAGCCTGTCTATATTGGATGGGGCACCGGAGTTGGGACGGCTGCTATTACAGATACGATTCTGTTTACTGAGGATACGACTGGCGGCTACACTCGAGCGATAGGGGTGAGCGCCATTGTGACCGTTGGAGTTGCTAACGATACTTGGCAGGTATCTGGAGCTCTCACCGCCCTGGCAGCTTTGAGTATAACCAATTGGGGCCTTTTTGATGCTGCCGTGGGGGGCAATCTTCTTGTGCATGAGGATTCTGCGATTCCATATACTTTGGCGGCCGGCGCAATGCTCAATTTCATTTTTAAATTACAAGAGGCGCGGTGCTTGTAAATGGCAAATAGATATTCAACCCTCGTATTTCAGAGAACCATAGGCGCTGGAGTCACTGATACCTTCGCCCAAGCCCTCAGTGTCAGTTCATGCAATATTGTTAAAATCAAAGTGTCTCCTTCAATACCTGTGGCGCCAACGGAATTTTTCATCTATAAAGACCTCACGTATGCGGCCGCGGATATTGTCTATGCGACCAAGCAATATACCGGGTTTTTGGTGGATCCAGTAGAGGATGACGGAGTTGCTCCAATTGAACGGAATGAAGGATTTGTCTGTGCTTATGAGGATAAGCAGATGACAAATGCCATATATTTCAAGATCATTAATGGCCATTCCGCTCAAGTGATTTACACTGTTGTCATAACCTACGATATCCACGTTCAAGGTTCTGAATTGGTTTCTGGTGTGCCTTCTGGACTAATAGCCGTTGGAAGTTCATTGGGTTCAAACCAAAAATCGACTGTTTTTGCCTCGGAAAATAATGCAACGATCGACGATGCAGAATTCCGCGCTAAATTCATTGCGGCCGGATCGCCGCAAGCCGGCGCTTATGACATGAGGACAGTAGCGGAAGGTGGGACTTTCGTCGACAATGGAACCACTCAACTAATTTTTACAGGCGTTTTAGCCGATATGAATGGCGCCCAAAATATTTGGATCGACGCCAATATAGGGACATGGTTTTTTACCTGGAAATTGCATAATACTTTCGGCTGGTCTCGGTGGACGGATGGGAACGAAACTCCATCAGATGTAAGAAGCTTTTTTAGAACTGGAATCGCTGCTGACGTTGCGCCTCCCTCAAGTTGGTCGGTAACTCTTGAATATGGTCCATCTTCAAACACAGTCATATGCCGGGCAACCAGACCCGATTATTATGCGAATCAAATTGACTTCTTTGCAGTTCAACTTCTCGATGCAGATACAGGATCCTGGAAAACCTTATTTGAAGGTTCTGACGTCGATCATATGAGATTGGACGGTCGAGCTATAAGTTATAGTTTGTCTGCAAACAAAAAAGCTCTCATTGATCCATCTTCCTCCGGATGGGGCACCGCGGTAGCAGGTGATTTAGTTCTTGTCGACGTGCGCGGCAGCGTGTGGGATGAACAGTATTGCCAATGGGCAAGAATTAATACAATCATCGGAAATATAGTTTATTTGAGTGATTATTTGGACCCTCAAGTAACTTCGGATTTAAGAATTATAATTATAAAACCTCCTTGGAATTGGACGACCGGAGGATATCTTGGAGGCACGGCTGGAAAGGGTTTCTGGCCAAAACCGAATCAAAACCAATTGAATTATTACGGAGATAAAGAAACCAAAGAATTCGTATCTTCTGCAATGATGATTCCCAATACTGTAACCAATCCAGAAGCCAGGGTTTGGTTCTCGAACCCATATTGTCGATCAGACAATACGCTTACCCATAGTACAGGTCTTCTCGGGCTTCCAAGCGTACGCAAATGGATAAATATTAATGATCCAAACTGGTTCGTCCCTATTTATGGGAAAGGAGATTTTGCAACTGTATCCTTTAATTCAGCAGGCAAATGCGTAATTGCAGGAGTCAATCCGCAACCTGCTTATAGGAATCAAAGTTGTATTTGGGGAGTCAAATCTCGTTTTCTACTTTATCCTGATGCAAATGGCATAATAAAAATCAGAGCTCGATTCACAGATGTCACTCTTCCAATTGGGACAATCTCTCGTCATTATTTTGGGCTTTTTATCGGATGCTGTTTTAGGAGAGGGGATTGGTATGACATCTTTGATCCTGCCTGCGTTCAATGGAAGAATCGTGGAACTAATGCATTAATAAGATTCGATCAGGGTAAATTTACTGCATATGACGGATATCTTGGCCTGGGGGATTCTACCTATTACCTTGACATTATAAGGCCAGCGCCAGGTTACACTGTTGATCTCATTATGGGATTTGGAGAAAAATCCAGTGGTTCATACCGCTATAGTCACATCCTATCTCAATATTCTCTAAATGGTGGAGCATATATTAGTCCTCCAGCAGTAGACGATGGCGAGTTTGTTACCCAACCAATGGCGGGGGCTGAATTTATTATTGGGTTGGCGTCCCAAGCATATAGCACATCTACTGGAGCGTATCCTCCTCCATGGGGAGCGACTCTGAGTGAGATTGAAATAATCCAAGGGACCATAGCTCAAAACAGAATTCAAGGAAGTGGAAACCCTGATACGAGTGAAGGATATACGCCATTTGTTCCTAAACCTCCATCTAATAAACCGATTCGAACATATTATTTATTTAAGATACATGCGAAATGACTAGATATACGACTGACACTTTTGTAACGGCTTCTGTTCCAGCAACATCCAGTTTGGATATTGAAAGGACGATTCCTGTCAATTCGCTTGATATTGCAAAGATTAAGATTGTTCCAAGTATCGGCACAGGGACAAATATCTTCCAAATATTCAAGAAAGCCGCCAGATTTTTTGGTGATATTCTTTACTCTTCTACTGCATTCACAGGCGTTCTCTCAGTGGATCCCGAAACAAGCGCTGGAGCCGAACTCAATCAAGGGGCAGTCCTTCCTTATTACGATGTCGATGAAGCATTACAGCTTCATTTGAGGATTACAAACAACCATACTGTTGCCAAAACTTATACGATTACCATTGAATATGAAGCTCTGAATACTGATCTTAGTGGGATTCTTGGATCTCCAGATGGTATTTATTTGTCGACAATCGCAAATGGATTGAATCTTCTCGCCGGACTGACTGCGGAATCTTTCAAAGATGGGTGCATTCAAGCTGAACTTCGGGCGAAGTATGTTGCTGACCAGAATTATTCCGGAGTGGTCGACCTGAGAACTGTCGCAGAAGGCGGCACGTGGGTTCCCAATATAACAACAGATTTACAACTTGTGATTTCGGCCACTGCGGAAGGGGCCCAATGGCAATGGGCGTCGGCAGCGCAGGGACGATGGTATGTGACAGCCAGGATAAAAAATGCCGTGGGTTGGTCTCTCTGGACTGACGGAAATTCGACTCCCTCTTTTGTGGTTCAGTATGTCGATACACAGAATTTCTCTGATACTGGACCGCCAGCGGATTGGGATATTTCTCTCGAGACTGGACCAGCCGCTAATACGGTTATTGTTCGGGCCTGTCGTCCGAGAACAAATGGTAATAATCTTTTGTCCTGGTGCGTCCAAGTTAAAGATGTTTCCACTGGAAGTTGGAGAACTCTGGATGCCAATGCCGGGGCCGCGGAAACTCATTATGATGGATCCTTAGTTTCTCATTCCTATGCAACGGGATATCTCACAAAACCAACATCTGGTTGGGGAACGGCCGTTGTTGGTGATTTGGTTCTTGTCGACGTGCGCGGCGGGAATTTTGATGTCAATTATTGCATGTGGTTTATTATTGGAGAAAATGATCTTGGGACCACAACTCTGTATATTGGTCCCAATCTCCGTGGAGGAGTAACTGCCGATCTTAGAATAAAGATTGTAAAGCCTCCCTGGACCTGGAGCACTGATGGATATTTTGGCGCTCAACCGGGTTTAGGCTACTGGCCAGAGGGCAATATTGGATCAGACATAAATCAAGAGAAGGGAATTGGATGGATCGCCGGAGATTATTCAACGAAGCAATTTGTTTCGGCTCCGATTCCAATACCTGCTGGAACCACTCAGGTTGAGGCGCGAGTTTGGTTCGAAAATTGTTACAGCAGGTCAGACGACACTTTGAATCATAGTGTTTATACTCAAGGGACGGCAGGGCCGGCAATAATAATACCGGGGATAATGACAGATTTCAGCGATCGATCTCTTTGGGTTCCGATATATCCACCGGCGAATTATGGAACTCTCACCTTCTCTAATGGGTCTGCCATAATGTCTGTTGTTGGGGCATCAGAAAGCAGTCATGCCGGAGTTGTGGGTGTGCGTGGAAGATTTCGGATGTGGCCTGCTCCTGATTTTACTATTAGAGTACGTGCAAAATTTACCAATGTGACCTTGCCTGTTGGCCTTGCCTCTGCGGATAGACTTGGTTTAGGAATATGGCTTACGGATGGGTTTCACGGTTATGGGGGTCTGTTCCCATTAGCACTTTTCATAATTGGTACAAATGCAAAAGTAAAAATGGGTGGTTCAACTTCTCCTGCTAAAAATTACGACGCTGGCATTGGTGGAGACCTCGCAGACCCATATTCTAAAGGATATAATGCTTATACCAGCACCAGCGTAGATCGACCTGTTCCCGGATCAACAATTGAGATAATAGCTAATTGGGGGGCATGGTCATACAGTGGTAATTTTTCTGAACAGAAAATTGAATGGCGGCTTGGCGGATCAGGGATCTATTCTTCTAGCACTTATGGGTTGATAGGGAGGGATTTTAGTCCTTCGATTAAAGGCGCAGATGTGTTCATTGGATGGTTTGGGAACTGCCGGTTGAATGGGGCGACTGCCACTTTAGTTGAAGCTGAAATTATTACTGGCCTCGGAGAGGTATTTTAAATGGGCAGGTATCTTGTTGATTCATTTACATCAGCATCCGTAGCTGGTAGCGGAGGAGTACTCGATTTCGCTCGGACTCTCACCAATAACTTTGTGGACATTTTTAAAATCAAAATCACTCCCTCTGGCGGAGGAACGACAAGTCAATTACAAATATTTTCTAATTCTACGCGATTGCCGGCCGAACTTCTCTATGATTCTGGCGCTTTCGCGGGAGCGGTTTTTTATGATCCAGTAGAGGATAATGCCGGATCATACGCAGAACGCAATGAAGGGTTTGTTGCCAGGTATTATGACGACACTTCCGCCCTCAGTCTTTTTTGTCGATTGACCAATAATGATGCTTCTGCGCAAACATATGCGATTGAGATCACATATGCAGTATCGGCATTTTCCGCTAATGTCCAATCCACCCCTGACCAACTTGTTGCTCAATCGGTTGCAAGAGGATTGGATATTACAGCTACGGTACTGGCAGGGAAAAATTATGTTGGAATAGATGAAGCTGAATTCCGAGCGATGCTGGTTGCCCCGGGAGATGCACTTCCAGAATTTGAGGATTTAAGGACGGCCGCAGAAGGTGGTACTTTTGCTCATGATGGGACCACAAAACTTATCATTACAGGGATAGTAGCTAACCAAGAAGGGGCTCTTTATCAATGGACGAGTTCTGCTCAAGGAACTTGGTATTTTGCTTGGAAAATACATAACGTATCTGGCTGGTCTCGGTGGACGGATGGGAATTTAAGTCCTCAGACAGTTACGCAGACCGTAGTTACAAATACGACTTATGATTCTGGAGCTCCTTCAGGATGGGCGGTAACGCTCGAAAAGGGAGCAATCCCAGGAACTTATATTGCCCATGTGACCAGGCCGGCGACAAATGGCAATATAATCCAATATTGGTGCGTCCAAGTTAAAGATGCTTCTACTGGAAGCTGGCGCGAACTGGATGATAATGCAGGCGCCGCTGCAACCCATTACGATGGATCTGGAGCAGACCATCAGTTTGATCCTGCGACACTCCAATTTGTTACTCCTGCGGCATGGGGAACGGCTGCGGTTGGAGATTTAATTCTTGTTGACGTTCTTGGAAATGGAACCTGGACTCTTTCTAAATGCCAATGGCTTGTCGTCAAATCCATTTCCGGCGTAAATATAACAACAGTTGGAAAATGGCGACCGCTTCTAAGCGCCCATATGGGAGGCGGAGTTTATGATCAGGTAAGAATGAAGATTGTCAAAGCTCCCTGGACCTGGACAACTGAAGGATTTCTCGGAGCCCAACCCAATGGAGGGTTTTGGTCTCCCACTTTTTTTGATTTCTCTCCTGAAGGATTTCTTGATGATGTTTCATCGAGAGAATTTGTCAGTGCTCCAATTGCTGTCCCTGCCGCTGTAACTCAGGTTGAGGCCAGGGTTTGGTTTGAAAATGCTTATAGCCGAAATGACAATAGCAATGCTCATAGTACGGGGTACGTTGGAGGAGATGGCCTTTTAGGGCCAACAGATTATACTTCATTTACAGATCCAAAATGGTGGGTCCGCCTGGTAGGAGGGACTCAAGGTACACTGACGCTCAACGCAAATGGAACATTGACTTTCACTACTCCTTTAGCAACCGGAACTAATAAATATGGATTTTGGGGGGTTGCTCATAGATCGAGAATTGTTCCAGATGAAGCCGGATTAATCCAGGTGACGGCTGGATTTACCGCTCTTACCCTTGATGATGATGGTTCCCATACAGTTACCACTACCAGCATGTGTTTATTTATGGAAACCATAAACTCACTGGCGGCCCTGGGCGGAGCGTCACATTATATAAGGGGGATCGCAGCCCGGGCTACATATTCCAGTGGGGCAAAACTAGAGATTGGAGAAGTTGCGATTGACGGCGGCGGGACTATTACACTAGGTCCAGAGGTTCTGACAACCATTGCTATGCCGGCAGCCCCTTTTACTCTTGATCTGCGATTGACAATTCAAGAGTCTCCGACTGCAAAAGTTTTTGGGTTCTATACTTTTGAGTATAGCCTCGATAGCGGAGGGACATGGACGCCAATAGCTTACACCACAATGAACACTTATGTCCCAGGAGGCATAATAAGCGGTTTAAAGCCAGTTATAGTTTTTTGTCAAAATAACAGGATGCATGACCATACTGGCATTTTAAGCACTTTCTCTGTGAATAAAGGGATAATCATTGGAGATGCAATTTAATGACGATTGGCCGCATATTCCCGATTCCTAATCCGAATAGAGTTTTTCCAGTAGACCCGATTGCTACAGGTCAAACGGATAGGAATTCGCCTCTGCCATTTGTCATAGGCGTAGGGACTCAAAGCACTATTGAGACAACCTATCAAATTGGTTTTATTCTCCAAAGATTTATTATCCAAGTCACTCCTGACGATCAAGGTGGCGCGGGAGCGATTGTAACATGCACTTCGACCACTAATCTTTACTGCGTCCCGCAAGCTGTTGTAACCCAAGTTGCTTCCCCTACAGCGATCGTGAGATGCGCACAATGAGGCTAAAATGTCAGATCTAACGATATACCGCAGCGATACAGTGAAACTCAACCTGGCGGTTACGTCGGGTGGATCTATTTATAATCTCACTGGAAGTTCTATATGGTTTACGGCAAAAAACCAATATTCAGATCTTGATGCGGCTGCCGTTTTTCAGAAATCCACATTAAATGGCGGGATCGTTATCACTAATCCAACGCAAGGTATTGCTCAAGTGACGATTGCAAGCGCAGATACCTTGCTGGTGCCAAATTTAAAAACGATTTTAGTTTGGGATGCTCAGATCAAGGATTCTCAGGGGAATATTTACACAATAGCATCCGGTCGACTGATCGTGTTGCCGGAAGTAACAAGGACAACTTAACACTGTGAGCGCCAATGGCAACGACAAGTCAAATAATAGATCAGGCGATTCGGCGCCTTTCCGAATTGAGCATTACGAATCCAGTTCATTGGACTCGAGCGGATATGCTCGAATATCTCACAGAAGCGGTCAATGAACTGAATCTCATATCTGCCGAAATTCAGGGAACAGAATCAATCACCAGCCAGGTCAATGTAAATCTCTATGCAATTTCGTCAACTGCCATTGCTCCTTTGGCGATAAGAGTGAACGGGAAATATCTTCAAAAGGAATTTATAGAAGATCTGGATAATGAAATTCAGTGGGAGAGTCCTTCGGCGGTAAGAATGAATATCGCTACCTGGTGCGGTCTTGGTTCTAATAAATTTATTATTGCCCCCCGGCCTCTGACAAATCCGACCTTTATGCAGGTTGAAGAATTGATCCAGCATCCAATAATCACTGATGGATCTATGATTCTTTCAATTCGTCCTGAGTATGAACCGGCGATTGAGGATTACATGGTGCATCGAGCAATGTTTCGTGAAGGAGGACCGGAGTTAAATCAATTGGAAGCTTTCTATGGAAGATTCCTTACGGCAGTTCAAGAATTAAGTGGCCGTAATGTGATTAGAAGATACCCATCTTGGGATGTGGCGCCAGAAACAAAATCTTCTGAGGTTACGATGATTGGGAATGTTACGCCGGGGAGCAAGTCATAATGACAACGGTTGGCCAGGTTTTATCTAAAGTGGCAAAGGATCTTCACGAAAAAGATAACACTTTTGCGCTCGGGACTCATGCGCCCTACTGGACCCCCGATGAAATGATTAGCTATATCAATTACACAGAGAAGGATTTCCTTCGGAGAACTGCTATCGTAGTTTCAGACCTCCCTATAATTCTACCGGCTGGAAATGCCATACTGTTTCAAAAGCCCTCTGGTGCAATGGATATTGAAAGAATTAGTTTTAATGGAAAAAGAATGCGCCGGCAAACGACTTGGGATTTAAGCAGGGAAAACCAAAACTGGAGGAATAATTCTCCTGGAGCTCCGCGCTATTGGCATGAGGACCATTTGAATGTGAACGATCTCGAGGTCGATCGGCGCCCGGTAGCAGGTGGAACATTCAGATTCTTTTGTACGGTTATTCCAGTGGAGCATGTGGCTTATCCGGCCGGGTACTTGGAAGACATCCCCTTTATAGATGCCTGGGAACCCTATATTCGTTGGAATGTTCTTTCACTGGCGCTCGGGAAAGATGGTGACATGCAGGATATTGCCCGGAGTGCATATTGTCAGCAAAGATATCTGCTTGGAGTTGCTCTGGCTAATAGGTTGGTTTTTGGAACAGCCTTGCAAATGAATGCGGCGGGTTAATTATGGCTGAGGAAATTAAGAGTATCCCTATAACTTTTGCCAATAAAGGCATTATTCTAAAGGCTGCTCCGGATGAGATTCCGATTGACGCCTACACCGCGCTTGTGAATGTTTTCACTGATCGTGAGAATTCCCTTGCAGTGAGAAAAGGTTTCGCTCGTTTAAATGCAGGTTTGACCTCAATCCCTTGTTCGTCTTACTTAATGAAAGATTATGACGGAAATGTTTGGCGATATGTGATTGCCGGTGGGCAATTATATATCGCTCAAGTTTCTCCAATCCCATCAGATTTTGTACCAGTATCAGGCGGTTCTAATTTATCTACTGGGGTGGACCCACGGGCGTTCTTTGCTAACTATACCTTGAGCGGCATAGAAACAAAACCCTACATGATTATGGCGGATGGGACTGTTTTCTTGAAGCATTCAGGGAATGCCGACGCTTTAAGAAGAATTGGAATCCCTCGACCAGAAAAACCTCTGGAATCGATAGCTGTTGTCCCAACTACAGATACGGTAATTGAAGCCTGCGAAGATTACACCAAATGGACAGGTGGAGACGCCGCCGCAGTCGCAGCGCCTTATTGTCCTACGATTTGGTGGGGAAATAGTCCTGGAGTTTTAGGACCTCGATGGTATTACGCCAAACATACTTTTATTGATGGCAGCGCAGTTGAAAGCTGTCCGAGCGGAATATCTAATCCTTACGTCTGGATTCCACCAGAAAAATCCGCACGAATTTTCTGGAAAAAGCCTGACATTACCATGGCCTATACTTCTGAATATGGCGGCGCTGGAGGAGACGCCTTTACTGATGATCTGACGATGTTTCCTGCCGGATCCAGGGTTTATCAGATCAAAGTCCTGGCGGGTGATTACATCGACATGGTTCAATTGGTGTATCAATCTCCGGATGGTACGATCACTGATGGTCCAGCGCACGGTGGTCAGCATGGCGGCGAGGGAGGATCGGTTAGCACTCTTACGCTGGATATCGATGAATATATAACAAATATCCATGGAGGATATGGGGTTTTCCTGTCCGGAACTTACGTCTATTCCATGATCCTCACGACCAATAAAAGAACCGTTTCCTACGGTGGTTCCGGTGCTGGCGCCATAACGACAACCGCCTATAGCATAGACGTTCCGGCCGGGACTGCTACTGCTTCTCATCTTCTCATGGGGTTTAAGGGACGCGCTCATAGGTATATTGATAAAATTGGATTGGCTTATGTTGTCAACACTTACGATGCAGCCGACACGGCTCCCGTAGGCGCAGTTTCCTGGAATCTTTATGTTGGTACGGATCCGGATAACCTGAGATTGGTAAACGCCGCTCCGATGGCTCTAACCGACATTTACGACGAGCCCTCTGAAGGGATTGACCCTTCTTCTTTGGGTGTTCCTCTGTGCAATAAAGGGACCGTTTCTAATGATGCGGTCGGGAAAACCGGGAATGCTATTCAGATAGACATTACCGGAGATGGAGTCATGGGAAGAGCGACAAAAGCTTTTACCAATGAATATGGCAATTTCATCATCGTTGATATGGGATCGTCCGACCCCGGAGAATATATAAAAGTTTGGGTGAAGTTTAACAGTGCTGAGGCAATTGCCAATGCTGCGGCGATTAAAATCATTCTGGTTGTTAGCGATATCCCGGGAGATACAGGATCAAACTATCAGTATTTCGCTACGGGAACATTTTCAGATTTTGACACCTTCGTTGTTGGCACTTGGACAGAAATTCAAATTGCTAAAACTGATTTTGTTTTTCAGAATAATAGCGGGGAAACTCAATCAGCCCTCGGATGGAACACGATTAGCGGGATCAGCCTTGAAATTGACAACATTGATCCAGCCACAGGCGGGAAAACCAACAGTGTCAGTTTCGATAGTGTAACTTATTCTCCCACTGGCAAATTAATCGGGAGCGATCTTCAATGGGCCTACACTTATTATGACAGCAAGACGGATACCGAAAGTGATCTGTCTGATATATTTATTAACAATCTCGGGCCCCTGACCGACGAACAGGTGAATTTGTATTTTCCGCCTTCTCCGTTCACCACTCCTCCATTGGCAAATCCGGACAAAATCAGAATATATAGGATGGGCGGCACTATTACGCAATTCCAATTCGTTGCGGAGATAGACTATGTTTCAGGAGGAACGCCGGCGGCCTTCTTAGACAATATTCCTGATTCTGAATTAGGAGATCCCGCAGAACTGGATAACCAGTTGCCTGTAGACAACGTATTGGGAATTGAGGTTTACGATAATCGACTTTGGACATGGGGCGGAACTTATACAGATTCCGATGGAAATGTAATCCCTGAGCCGCCTAATCGTTTGAGATTTTCAAAGAGGGTTAGAATAGAACTCTTCCCGGCTGAGAATTATATCTATGTTGGCGCCGGATCAGAGCAAATTCAAAGAGTAATGGAACATGACGGAGAACTCTTTGTTTTTACTCTGACTCGAGTCTATAGAATCACAGGTTCCACCCTTAGCGATTATTCGGCGCCGTCGACAGCCGTCAACCAAGGTTTGATCAATCCTCATGGCCTGGCGCGGGGGACTCGCGGACTTTATATGCAGGCATATGATGGAATTTATGAGTTTCCATCTGGTCGTAAAATTAGCGAACCCATAAACCAGGTCTTTAAAAATGAGACCATGAATAGCATGCCAGGGATGATAAAAGGCCGGGAATACCTTGCTGCAATGGCCTTTTGGGATTCAAAGATGTATTTCAGTTTCCCAATGTCCTCTGATACCTCAATTAAAAATGATGGAATGTACGTTTGGGACATGCTCTATGAACGCTGGCATTTTTATGGATACGGCGCTCAATGTCTATTTAGTGAACCCAATACTAACATTCTAGTCGGTTGCAATGTGGCGATGGGGGCCTCCATCCTCGATGGACCTGTCTCCTATCTTTATGGCGGTAATTGGCCTCTTCAACTCGAGGAGGGTTTTGTCGATTACTGCGCAGACGGCGCTCAGGGAATATCTTGGGTTGTGGATACCAAAGATTATGACCTTGGCATGCCCGACCAAGAAAAGCAATTTATAGATTATGTCTTTGACGTGGATACTCAGGGATACGCAATTGCAGTCCAGCTTTCTTTCGACGGCGCTGAACCAGATCCGATGGGCAGCGTAATCACTTCGGGGAGAGAGCAAAAGATCCTTCCAATTCTTGTCGGTGTGTCAGAAGGTAAATTCTGCCGGAGAACCCGTATCAGGATGATGGCGACGACCTTAATAACGGCCACAGGTCTAACCAGATTCTACAAGATCATTCACCGGATATTGATTGAGCCAATTCGACACCGAACCTTTGTTACACAGTGGGATGATTGCGGTGTCCCGACTCAAAAATATTTCAGAGAATTGATGATTGAATTGGATACCTTTGGAGCCCCTCTCGAGGAGATCCAGGTTCAGGTCGATCAAGCTTTAGCCACTACGATCCGGGCAAACACAACCAGTACGGGCCGGCAAAGATTCTTTTATGGGCTTCCTCCTGATATCAGAGGAACTCTGGTTAGATTGAAAATTGTTCCGACCGGAGAAAATGAAGTTAAGGTTTATGCCCACAAATTTACTGTGATCGAAGAGCCGGCGCTGATTAATAGTTTCCAGATGCCCTGGTCAGAAGAACAATGGCCTTATCCAAAGCTATGGAAAGAAGTAGTCCTGGATATCGATACCAACAATGTACCTATAACCTTTGACTTCTGGCTTGATGGCGCAATCAAGGAAAGCTTCGACGTTCAATGTGCGACCAGGCAATTGGTGACTCATTCTATTGAGAAGGATTCCTTCGGAAAACTTGGACGCCTCACCGTCGACGAAGATTACCTCGATCCTTTCTGTTGTCTGCCACAAGGAGTCAGAGTTTATAGCGCGAGGTTTGTAATCGATAAGGATCCGGCCGATGTGACCTTTTCGGATACTTACGAACAGTTGATGAATTACGATCGGACAAAGATAATTCGTCGTTTCTGGATTGCCATGAAAAATCCGGATTCTGATGTAACGATGGAACTCTATGCTGATGATGTCCTGGCTTCGACAAAAACTATCGTGGCAGATCGAAGAGCAACAGGACATTCCAAAATACGAGTAGATCTGGAGAGCGCCATTCGCGGAAGACTTTTTAGACTTATTTTCACATCATCCTTTGCCTTCCAGCTTTATTGGGAAAAGAGCGAAGTCGAAATCAAAACCATGAATGGGGAAGATGGATACGCCAGAATAAAACTTGTTCCCCCTCAGAGTTTTTAGACCATGACCGAATCAAGCGAACCAAAGATATATCAGATTGATTCTGGACTGGATGACCGCGCAAAACATGAAAAACTCAATTTTATTCTGCGCCAAATCCAGAATGGGATAGGTTCGACTGCTAAAGCTGTGGCTACTCTCCAGAGTTCTGGTAGCGGGGGTGGTACATCTGACCATGCTGCATTAACGCATTTGTCTTATGCGACTTCAGGGCATACGGGATTCGCTCCGACCGCGCACACTCATTCTCATCCAACTTTAAGTAACCTTGATTTTGCTTCCAGTGGTCATACGGGATTTATTGGGGGCAGCGGCACGATTGGAAGAATCTCCAAGTTTACAGCCGCAGACACTATAGGAGATTCAATTATCTATGAAAATGCCGGCAAGATAGGCATCGCTGAACCAAGTCCGGAAGCCATCCTAGACGCAGCTAATATGCATACTCTCTATACCGATTACGAAGGTGGCGCAGCGCCTAGCGCCCCGGCTGCCGGGCATCTTCGAATTTATGCGGCTACCGACGCCGGAATAAATGCAATGGAGGCCATGGATCCTACCGGGCTCACAGGCAGACTTTTGCAGGATACCTTCAGAATAGCTCGTAATACGAGTGGCTCCCCCATTGGCAAGGCTAAGGCTGTTTATTTTACTGGTTCAACCGGACAGAAACCCAATTTTTCTCCGGCAAAATCCGATTCATTGACTACCATGCAGGCTATAGGAGTTACGACTGCCGCCGTAAATGATAACAATTTCACTAGACTTATGGTAACGGGCCGGCTGGCAGGATTTGACACGACTATGTGGAATGAAGGAGATTCTCTGTATGTCAGTTCCACAACTGCGGGAGAATTGACGAACGTCAAGCCCGGCTTCCCTCTTTTTGCGCAATTGGTGGCTACGGTTGAGTACAAACACGCCACCCAAGGAGCCATTTTAGTAAATTGCCACGATATCCAATCCATCGGAACGACCGATCATTCTCAATTATCTAATCTGGTCGCGCCGGCTGATGACCATACTCAATATCTTCCTATTAGCGGGAACAGGGCGATGGATGGGCAATTGGGGCCGAAAGTCGTAACTTTGTCTGACGCAGCCATAATTGCTACTGACGCTACCCTCGGGAATCATTTCAGAGTAACTCTTGGAGGAAATAGAACTTTAGGAAACCCAACAGGAGCTTATGATGGACAGATTTTGCGGATTGAATTAGCGCAAGATGGCACGGGAGGCAGGACGATTTCTTTCGGGAATAAGATTATTAAACCTTCAAATGTTCCTACTATCATTTTGACGACAACTCCTACTGCTGTCGATATGATCCAACTGGTTTACAACAGTGTCCAGGATAAATATGTGATAACTGGAGTTTTGACAAATATTTACGGAGTTTAATATGGCCGTACCAGATTTTCTATCAAGCGCATTCAGATTCACCACTCTCGCGGCAGTGACGGATGTGAACACCATTATCGCAGGATTAAATACCGAATTGGTCACAAATGGAACATGGACGGACACAGGCGGAACAGGGGTAGGTCCCTTTAAGAGTGAGGTTGGCGTCGATGGCACTTTTTTTACATTGACGGTAGCGAGGCTTTCTGCGACGGAAATTCAATATACCGTGAACGATTGGACTGGCATTCTGGTTTATAACCCAAGGCAGGTGATTGATGCGGGTGGGGTTAATGTGATAATCGCCAGTGGCCCGGATTACGTCTATGTCGAGTCGGGCACTGCTACGCCAACTGCTTTTATGTGTTGCCGATTAAGGGATTGGCCGGAAACTCCCGGGAATGTTAACCCCAATTTTGTTTGCACCACTGGTCCGCTAACAGCAGCGGGAGGAGCTACCAACAGATATTGGAACTTATGGTATTCATGCCCGGCACAGACAAGAACTTATGGCGCTAATGGTTTCATAATTAATAGAGACCCATATGGCGTTACCACTCATCTTATAAGTCCATCTGGAGCTTTAATATTCACTCCTTTTGATTTTGCGGATGATTCCGACTTTTATCTTGGACGTGTTCCTCAAGTTGTTATCTTAGATTCGGGTTTGGCTTGGGGCGCAGAATATACCTTAACCATTGATAGTGGGGTAACGGCTGTCTTCCAAGTTTGCACTTTTGTCTCCCTGAGTTCCAGAAGAATAGCTATAAGAAAGGCATAATATGGCAGTGCCTAATTACTTAGGATCAAGTTACAGATATTTATGTACCCCTACGGGAGTCGACGTGGCGGCAGCGCTTACGGCCATTGGAACCGAACTTGTAGCCTCTGGGTGGACTGATAATACGGGGAATTCATATACAAGTCCGGTTGATGCCGTTGGAAGATTTATTACAGCCAATTTCCTCCGAGAAAGTGCTCAAACTCTTAGCCTTGAAGTATTTGATCAACTTGGACAATCCCTTCTACAAAGAGAAGCTCGGATTGATGTTACGGCAGGCGTAAACAATCTTGCGCATATTTTTACTGGGCAGTTTCATGTTCACATAGAATTTCAGTTGCCGAACGGGACAGGTGAATTTTTATGTGGAGGGATCCTTGATCTTTCTCCCGAAGCTCAGGATGCTCACACTAAATGGGCTTACGGTGGAGGTACGAGAGCTAACGGCGGGACGGTTAACGGTGATGGCCCACACTATCTCAATATGTATGGTTCGGGTTCGGCTTCCAATACAACCAGAATTATACAGTATGAAAATAGTGGCATAGGTGGTGCATTAATATATACCAAAGCAGGAAATTACATGTTCCACCCGAGAGAAGTTTTCTGTACTACCGCCACGGTCACAATGGCATATTGCGGAAGAACTTATCAATCAGTGCTTGTTACGGCTAGATTTAATAGTTATTCCAAAATTAAGATTCCGATTGATGGGAGTACTCTAGGGACATTTTTGGTCAGTGGGATGACGTCTAGATACGGCCTTACATTAGCAATCAGAATAGCTTAACATATGGGCATATATCCATTTGCATTCGGTTTGATTAAAGACGAAGCCACAAAGGCGCAGTCGGATCCCGAACTTATCGAGACCACTTCCACTCCGGACAATGTTCTTCTCGATCCGATGTCGATCCTGAATCCGAGGACTATTTTTTTGATGGAGGATTCTAGTCGCGGATCACTTCTTTGGTTCGACGAACGCACAAGATTGACTGCGCCCAGCATAAAAGCATGTGAATTTGTGGCCTTAATTGAGACCGTTTCCGCGCCGGACAATATCTTTCTCGATCCGGTGTCGATTGCAAGGCCCGGGATTATTCTAATTGGGGCGGACGCCGGCGGAGAACCTCCTCCAATAACAGGAGAAAATCAGGATATGTTCGGCTATATCTAGGGCTTGACAGTGTAGTGATAGAATAAAAATGGATTAAAAAGGGAGAACCGTCATGGAAAAAGAACAAACTATGAAAATCGAAGAGTCTGAATACGAATTCAAGCCACGTAAGGGACCATATCTTATAATCCTTTACCAACCTCAGAATGGCACAGAACAACATGAAGCCCTCATTAACTTGTTCTTTCGATTGAAGAAAGAGGGATTAGATAAGATTGTTTTTCACGAACACCCGGATATTACTCTTTTGGAATTTATGAATTTCTTTTCGGGTCAGAAATGTCTTCTGCAAATCTTCGGGCTTATGGACGATCAAAATAATCTGATAGATATTTGCGGAATGGCCTGGCTTGCCGACATCATCTCCTGTAGTGGAATTATGACTAAGGCAACCGGAAGTTTCTTATTCTTCAATGATTACCAGAAGCCGGCTTATACCGAATCTTTTGGGGAAATGATCCTGGAATATTGGTTTGAAGGTTTGAAAATTGATACCCTTGTGGGACTTACTCCGGCGCTCAATAGACTATCTTCTATTTTCATCAAAAGACAGGGCATGAAGGAATTATTCCGGATTCCTCAATATACCACCTTCGATGGAAAAATATGTGAAGGGATTGTCTCTTGGCTGTCGAAAGAGGAGTACCGCGAAAGTAAAAGGAGATTGTAATGGGCAAAGACGACCAATCAGCCGCCCGGCAAACAGCCAAAACGCAGGGTGAAATTGGAGGGAAGCTTGTTGATTTCGCCCAAGGACAATGGCGAGAATCGGCGCCATATAGACAGCAAACTTCTCAATATTGGTCAAATATTTTGAAGGGAGGGCGCCCGCTTGAGGCCGCCGTAGCTCCTCAAATAAATGCGGTGACTCAGCAGTATGGCCTGGCCAAGAAGGGCATCGGTGAATTACCTCCGGGGGGCCTGCGTGATATCTCAATGAGGAATGCCGGTATTGCGCAGGCCGGACAAAAAGCTTCAATTTATTCTGGCGGAATTAACGAAGCTTTAGCCAGACTGGCGAACCAAGCCAATTTAGGAACGCAAGCAGGTTTGAGTGGCATGGGAAGCGGAAGTTCTTCATATGGTCAAGCTGGTGGAACATATATGGGCTTGGCTCAAATGGGTCAGCAAAATGCTATGGGTCTAGGTTCGGGACTCGGTTCATTAGTGGGCATGATCTAATGTAAACCGGGTTTACTGGAGGATTTATGGGTTCATTCCTTGGCGGGTTGTTAGGCGGTATTTCGGGTGGATTAAAAGAAAAAGAAAAAGGCGGAAGTCTTATTACTCGGTTTAAAAAGGCTTTTAGCCGGGAAGAATCGGACAATTCATCTGATGTGAAGGACACAACCGCTGAAGCCAATACTGACACTTCTTCCAATACTGTCAAACCTCCAGCTATGCATAAAGGCGGGAGAGTCCCCAAGACCGGGATCTACCGAATGAAGCGCGGGGAAATTGTGGTGCCAGCGGACTTGGCCAGGGCGATTGAAAAGAGAGTTAAAGGAAAACGCACCGGAGCTCGGAAGGCCGGACGCAGAAGCAGCAGGAGGTAGCCATGGGTTGGGGAGCAGCATTTGGCGAATTTTTTAACGGCTATCAGAAAACTATGGCTCAACGCCATGGGCAACGTGAAGAGCAATTTAAAAATCTTATGGATGTTGCTCAAAAGTGGCGTGAAGTTGCTGAAAATGAAAGGGCAAAACCTATATGGAATCCGAATTCCCAAACTGTCATTACTGAAGCTGAGACAAATGCCCATAAAGCTGTTATGGACGCCGAAAAGGCTATGAACCAGAAGATCGGCGGCCTTACTAAGCTTGGCGGTCTCATCCAAGGGTTGATCAAAAATAAGCAGGCGGCGGCCGGACAACAACCAGGCGGCGAAGGCCAAACCCCTGCGGCGGGTGGGGAATCAAATATTCAGAGCCCGGCGCAAGAGGGACCGCCTCCATCCCTTGGGGCAGCTTCAGAGACGACTCCACCGCCTAATACGATTCCTGTACCAGGTCCAGTCTCTACGATGACTGCGGAAAATCCTTCTGGACTGCCGGCCCCTCCATCACCAATGAATGCCCCCGCGGCGGCTCCAACTGCCACAATGCCAGGACTGCGCCCGGGGCAGTTTATTAATCCGGCAATTACTGCGAAACAGCAAATAGATCTCGATGCTGAAAAGCGAAAAATAGAGACTCTTGGACCTATCCAATTAAATCAAAAATTGGCTGAATCCAAGCAAGTCTATGAACAAACTCAAAAGTTGAGAGAGGAAGAATTCAATAAATATATTCCAGCATTAAAAGCAGCCGGTAAATCCGATGAGAAGATTGCAGAAGTCAGACTTGCCTATATGACCGGCATGAAAAACGCCTTTGGGACTCCCATAAAGCCGATTATTGACCAACAGCCTTTCAAGGGTCCAGACGGCAAATGGCGGAAGCATGTCTATAATTACGATGAAGATACCGGGCAATATGTTCCGGGAACTCCGATTGAAACTGGACCTCCAACAACGGTCTCAACTCTCAGCGCCAAAATGGATGAAAAGGTTAAAAACTATATGGCGGCTCATCCAGAAGTTACCGATACGGATGCGGTAATCCTGGCTATTAGAAAAAATGAGCAAAAGATTCTCGATAACAAATTGAAGTCTTCGAATTTCAAAGTTGTCAGTGATTCCGCGCTTGCCGAATACCGTACCGATCGTACAAAGTTTTTGAAAGAAGCTCAGGTGGCAAAAGCGGCCGGCAAGGATATGACGCCGCAACAAGCCATGAGCGTTCTTAACCATGCGGATGCAATGGCGCGGGTTGATTTAGGATCGGATTTGGACGGCATGGAGGCGGATGAAGCCCATATGGCTCTATTGGCTCAATCTAACCTTTGGCTGCAAAATAATGTTGGATTAAGCCGAAATGAATTGCGGGAGATAATCAAAAGAAAGCCGGCTAGTACTCAAAAGCCAGCGGAGAGAACAGCGGCCGCGGCAAGGAATCTACTGAATCCACCTGAAACAAAACCTAAGCCTTCTGTGAAAAAATATTAGAGGACAATTCATGTCTACCGGGGCCTCTCCTGCAACCAATCTTGACTGGCAGAATAATTTTAAGAAGAAGTATAAAACTCCGCGTGATCTGCTTCTCGATCCCAATTTCCATGGTATCGACGATATAGAGGTACGGAGGAATCTGCTTCAAACTATCGATCCTGAATTGGTTAATCTGGATAAGGAATCTCAGGATTTAACCCTCCAGCAAAATCACAAATACTGGCAGAAGTACTTCGCTGACAAAGATGAAGCTGCAAAGCCAAAAGAACCCGGCATAATTGAAAAAGTTACCGGCGCTATTGGAAAATTCTTTGCTCCGAGCTTGCCGCCTCCTCCTGAAGGAGTTAAGGGACAGCCAACCCCACAGGGAAAGGGAAAGAAAGAACCTGAAATAGTAAGGCCAAGAACTCAATTGCAGCCCAACCAAGAGAAGGCATTCCAAAAATGGTATAGCCAATGGGCACAGAAGGCGGGGATTGATCCTGATCCAGATAACCCCCTTCATAAATATGATTATCGAGGGGCATTTAAAGCCAAACAACAACCGATTCTTGCCGAGGATGGTTTATATCATTGGCCTAGTCGGTGGAAGGATGAAGATCATCCTAATCGGTTTGTAAATGGAGTGGATACCAAAAAGGAAGATACTCCGGGACTCAGAACTCCATCGATGGGAAATATTGCGATTGATCTTCCTGCGGAAGTTGAAAGGGCAAAGACTTTTCAATTACCAACGGAATTACAGACACTCACTCCAGAACAAAAAGGCAAGATCATAAAGGGGCGTGAACAGAAAGTAAGTAAGGCTTTTGAACCTCAGAAAATAGAGGAAGCCAAGGTTGAAATGCCCACTCCGGGGCAATTGCCAAATGTCCCATCCTTGCCTGAGTCAATTGTATCCGAAGGAGAGATTAAGGAGAGGGCATTACAAGAAGCGCGGAAGCCGATACCTTCAGTCACCATAATCAACGGGCATCCTTATTTTAAATTAGAACATGTTAAGACAAAAACGGAGGAACTTAAACCGGAGCAGATGACGAAATTGAATCTGCAAAGGATAAAGGAAAGTAAAATTCCTATTCCTACCGATCGCATGTCAAATGCTGTGAATTCTTTCTTCCAAGGCATTGCAGATCAAGTGCCAATGGCAATAAAAAGCATTAGTGCTATACCCCATTTGGCTGAAATTTCCGGGCAACAGATAGAAGGTGTCGGCCGGATAGAAAAAGGGCTCGAGCCTGAACCTTTGCCTAAACTGGAAAATTCAATACTTTACAAGATGGCAAATGATGTCCAACGGAAGATTGAAGATCGCCTTCCAGTAAATCCAAAATTCCAAGAAGAATATTGGGCGTCGATGATTCCCCAAGGGCTCGGGTCCACTATCGGATTCATTGCGATGGGATTAGTTGGTGGAGAAGCAGGCTTACCAGTAGCGGCCACTACTATGGCGTCTGGTGCTCTTGTCCAGGCAGGATCAACTTATGAAGAGGCTTACAAAGCCGGCGCGAATCCTACCCAATTGTTTGCAGCATTTATTGCCGGTGTTGGATTGGGTGCAACGGAAGCATTGCCAATTGAACGTGGACTTTCGAGGCTTGACAAAATTAGTGGAGGATGGGCCACAAGATGGATTAAAGACCGGATAAAGCGCGGGATGTTGACCGGATCCGCTAAAGGCTATCTCGAGGAGTTCGGGCAAGAGTGGATGCAAAATATCGGTCAAGATTGGGTTGTCAGTAGTATTTCTGGCGAACCAATGAATATGAAGGAAGACAATCGCCAAGGCATCGCTGGTGGTGTTTCAGGAGCCGTCTTCTCTGCTTTTACCTCTGCAATCGGTGCATCCAGGGCTAGGGTTTATCTCAGAAATACGGTGAGCCAACGGCATCAAGAGTATGTTGATTATTTAAGTAAAACAGATATTCCTCCAGATGTTATAGCCGGGCTTCTTAAATCTTCTAAAGAAAATGAAAACTTCTTAGTCCAGCAATTGGAAAACGAGATTGATGCAGCCGAATCGAATGCCAAAAAGAAGGTAGCGGAATTTGAAAAGCTTACTGGATCAAAAGCAGTCATGGTTATGCGTACAAGAGATCCTCGGGTAGATTCTCTTGGAAGACAGCTTTTTGAGATGATTAAGCGCCGGGACGAGGCGCAAACAAAAGGAGATGACACTGGTTTTGCTTATGCGGCCGATCAAGTAAATAAAATCCAGGCAGAACTTGATAGCATTCCGGAAGCTGGTGGAGTCATTGCCATCAGGAATGTAACGGAGGCTGAAAAGGCAAAAAAAGATCTTAAAACAGAACCTTCATGGCCTTATAAGGTTTACGATCCTAGCAAGTGGACTACCACACCCGAAGCGCCAACCACACCAGGCGCTCCTACGACTCCAACGGAAGAACTCCCTATCGGCAGAACTGATGTAGATAGAAGAGAAGTTGCGAGGGAAGATAAGACCGATCGCCGGCAAAACTGGCCACGGAGAAAACAAGTTTCTCAGATGAGCCGGGAGGAAATTGAGAAAGAACTCCTTACGGATGAACTCACTCAGCTTCGTAATAGATCCGCCTGGGAACGAGCTCCCTTCAAAAAGTACGTGGCTTCTCTTGACTTAGACAAAATGAAGAAAATCAATGATGTCTATGGTCAAGATGAGGGTGATAGATACCTACAGCATGCAGCCCAAGGATTTATTCAGTCTGGAATATCCGTATATCGCCTGGGTGGAGATGACTTCGTTACCAAAGCTGATACGAAGGAAGAAATTGATGCGGCGATGGAGAAGGCTCAGAAGTGGTTTGACGAAAACCCCTTCATCGTTGGCGATGATCAAATGAAAGTTGGTTTTTCCTATGGGATCGAAGAATCTCCAGAGGCAGCTTTCAAGACAATGAAGGGCAGGAAAGCGGCGGCTGAGGCTGAAGGAAAGCTTGAACCGCGGTATGAAAAACCTGAATCACTTCCTCCTACTCCTGAATCGATCACGGGACCAGAAACAATCACGGAGCCGGCAGCGCCCGAGGTAACTGTTCCAGAAAAACCTTCTACAGTTCTGTCTCAAATAGAAACGATTGGAAGTGGAGAGCGTCGGGTTGTGTTTGTTCCAGAATCGACGTTGCAAGATTGGCAAAAGCGCGATCTGATAAATGATTTCCTCTCAATAGTCGCCGAAATCCCACAATTACAGAACGTCGACGTTCCAGGCAAGGGCACCTTCTTTTATCATCCCAACATGATTACAGAAGACGATATTCTTCTGGCAATCGAAAATGGGGAAGAACATAAGCTCATGGGGATCCTGGATCCAAAATCCGCGGCAACCTCGATAGGGTTGAGAGCGGAAAAGTGGAATCCAGAAACGAACGCCTGGGAAGAATTTCTGACTGTAGTTACCAAGCCTGAGCATTTAAGAGCTCAATTGCAACTTCTCAAAAGACAGGTTGAAGGCAAGGGGAAATTCCGTTTCCTTACTGGATCAGCCGAAGAGATTGCCAAAGGGACTGTCGATCAACGTCAGGAACTTGCGCCGCCTCCAGTGGAAACTCTGCCTGCCCCTGAAACAACTCCAAAACCAGAGCCGACTCCAGAAGCACCAACTCAGTATGGAGGACAGATATTTAAGCATTTCACTTCCAAGGAAGCCAAGAAGGCATTGGAATCAGGCGTTCCCTTTGATTTCAAACAGATACCTATCCATGGTACTGGTGATTTAGGTGCAGGACCGAAAACCAGCCGCTTCGCCGGTGAAAGCATCTATCTGTCACTTGATGATGATACATGGTCATCGGTATTAAGCCGGGAAGGAGAAGATGTAACCGTTGATATAACTCTTGAAAATGAAAAGGAGTTGAAATCAAAAGGCGCTGAGTTTTTCTATGATTATGAGGCGCAAAAATGGAAAGCAAAGGTAGGAGCTCAAGTCAAAAAAACTCAACTCGAATCGGTTGAGTTTAGACTGGATCCCGGGGCCAAAATAATTGTTGTGGATTCAGAACAAGCAATCAAGTCTCTTGCCTCTAAGGTAGGACAAGCTTTTTATCGTGATAATCCGGAATTCTGGAAGGCGGTTGCCAAGAAATATGATGCAGTCGTTTTAAAGAATGTAAAAGAGATTGCGGATAAAACTGATAATAAATTTTTCCGTCAAGCTTTGGCTGATCAGATTATTGTACTGAATCCAGAAAAGGCATCTGTTGTCAGACAAGCAGAAGCTCTTGCGCCTCCTCCGGCCGAAGGACAGAAACCAGAGGAAGTCGTAACTCCCCCGGGAAAACCTCCCGTTCCTGAAGAACTCGTTGCACCGCCTCCTCCAGTAACGCCGCCTACTATTCTCGATGTTTTACCAGAGCCTCCAGTTGAGAAAGAACCTGCGCAACCGGAAGAGATTACCAGAAATGCGCAATTCAGGGTTTTTCTCGATAAGGTCAAAACAGCTTTAGTGAATGGAGAAAAGTTCAATAATCCAAAACTTCAGGCTATGGCCAATGAAGCTTTCGGCGGAGAACGAGGGCAAGGCAAATACACTCTTCGGGATATGTATGATGTCTTCGAAGGCGCCGTTTCGGAATACATCGAAGAAAGCGGCATTGTTGATTTTAATGATCCATTAGCAACCATGACCCGGCTGGAAGAGCTTCAGAATCGTCTTGCCGTCCAATCCGATCGGACAACCGAACAGATTGATTTGCAACAATTCTCAACGCCGCCTATGCAAGCTTTCTTAGCCGCATACGCTTTGGGAAATTCAAGCTCTCCTCTTTTGGGCTTAGAGCCAAGCGCTGGCACTGGAATGCTGGCGACGATGATGAGAATCCACGGATACCAAGTCAGGGCGAACGAGATAGATGAACGCCGCGTCACTGTCTTGAAACTCAGAAACTTCCCGACGACTACCGTGGATGCATTGCATCTTACGACCACAGGAACGTCCTTATCGGATTACACTCCAGATGTAATCCTCATGAATCCTCCATTCTCGGCCGGACCTGGTAAGTTGCATGGCATGGAGTTTGGCGCCCGGCATGTAATGAATGCCCTGCAAAAACTCGCGCCAGGCGGCCGCCTGGTTGCTATTGTCGGTGAAGGGATGGGGCATCACAGATCAAAATTCAACAAATGGTGGAATCAAGTTCAGGCTCATTACAACGTCCGGGCAGATCTTGGATTAAAGGGTAGTTACTATCAGAAGATGGGAACCACCTATGACAATCGGCTGATCGTTATTGATAAAACTGGTCCTACCCCGGGAGATACAGGGGCAGAAAGAAGTTTAAAAGTTTTAATGGATCACCAGCTTACTCCTGGGGAAGCCTTGGAGAAGTTAAGCACCATTGCAGCAGAGGATATCCATGAACGAATCACTAGACCAAAGCCAATCGAAAGCATCCAAGCTCCTCCTCCGATTGCGGGGCCAGTCATTGGACCGGCAGAACCCCCTGTCGGAACTGGTGGTGGAATGCCTGGCGTTACCGGAGGGCGACCTGGCGTACCGACCGGGAATGAGTCTCGACCCGGTGAATTGGGACACATTCCTGAAAGCGGAGAGCGAGGACCCGGACCGAGTATCCCGGGACCTCCACCAACTCATATTGAAGGAAAACCTTCCGATGCCGAACGAATTGAAAAAGCTCCCGGATTGGGCGGAGAACATGGTGCTCCTGTTTCTGGAGGCCCGGGGGACGTGGCTCCCATCGAGATAGCACTCGATGCGCAGAATAAAGTTCTCGGAGAAGAGGAAACAGATGCTTATGTGAAATATCAGCCCAGGAAGGCTATCTACAAAGGTGCTCAACCTCACCCTGCCGACCTTATTGAAAGTGCAACTTTGGGCAGCGTGGAAGCGCCAGATATTACGGTGAAACTCAACCTGCCGGCAGAAGTCATATCAACCGGGCAATTGAGTTCTGCCCAATTAGAGGCAATCACCTATGCAATTCAAAGATTCGGAACCACTTTACCGGATGGTAAAACTGCCGGTTTCTGGATTGGCGATGGGACTGGAGTTGGCAAAGGAAGAGAAGGAGCAGGGATTATTTATCATTACCTTCGAGAAACCGGGCAGAAGAAAGCTGTCTGGATTTCAGCCACTCAACAATTATTTGAGGATGCCAAAAGAGATATCGGAGGAGTAGGCGTACCTTTGTCTGTTATTCACCAGAATGAATCCAGATTTGCAAAGGGCGTTCCTATCGACAATACCGAAGGAGTTCTCTTCACCCAATATATGACCGCAGCAGCGGACTGGAAGGGAAAAAGAGAACGGTTCAATCAGATTGTCAATTGGCTACAGCCTACAGAAGCCGATAAAGAGTTCGAAGGCGTTATTATCTTTGACGAATGTCACGCGATGAAAAATGCCGTTGGCAGTAATCAGGGTGGAGCTTCAACGAGCGCAACCGGCACCGACCGCGGCGAGATGGGTCTATTGCTTGCTGAGACGTTCCCAAAGGCCAAGATACTCTATGTGAGTGCTACCGGGGCCACTCTCGCCCATAACATGGGGTACATGAATAGGCTTGGATTATGGGGCCAAGGAACGGCATTTGCAGACTTCGACGCTTTTATGAATGCAATGAATGCCGGGGGATTGGGAGCCATGGAGATGCTCTCTCGAGATCTGAAATCCCTTGGATCATTTATAAGTCGGCAGATCAGTTACCGTGGGGTGAACTACGATTATGTGAACCACGATCTCAATGAATATCAACTTGAGCAATACAATAAATCTGCAAAATTATGGTCTGCCCTGATAAAGAGAATGGAGGAAGCTGAGGCTAACGCCAATCAGAGTCATGGGGGGACGCGATATTCTCAGTTTTACAGCACTCAACAAAGATTTTTCCTGATGCTGATGACGACTTACCAGATGCAATCTGTTTTAACTCATTTGGATGAATCCCTTAAAAAGGGTATGGCTCCGATTGTCAATATTCTCAGCACAAACGAAACATTAATGCGGAAGGAAGTCGCTAAAGCAGAGGCGGCCGGAAAAAGCATTGAAGATATTGATATTGGGCCACGTCAAATGATCCGGTCCTATATTGAAAACTATTTTCCTCTCGATGAATATGAAGACGTCCCGGACCCGGACAACCCGCAATCAACAATTAAAGTGCCAACTGGAGAAATCAATCAGGAGAACCTTCGCATGCAAGAAGATCTTCTGAATGAACTCGAGTATCTGAACCTCCCGGATAATCCTATCGATATGATTGCGAATCATCTTGGAGGATGGGGAAAAGTAGCCGAAATATCCGGTCGTACTGAAAGAATTGAAGGCAATAAACTTGTGCGCCGCAAGCCGGCCGGGAAGAAACCCGGGGAAACAATCAATAATGCAGAACTGCGCCGATTCCAGAACGGTGAAGCCGATGTTCTGATCATCACCGGAGCCGGCAGCGCCGGAATTTCGGCTCAATCTGAAAGGGGCATTCCCACCGAAGGCAAGCGCCGGATAATGTATTGCGCCCAATTGTCCTGGTCTGCTGATCAACAAATGCAGTTCTTTGGCCGGGCTCACAGATCCAATCAAGTAACTCCTCCCGTGATTATGCTGGTTAAAACCAATGTCATGGGTCAGCAAAGATTAATAAATGCTGTTTCGCGCCGGCTGGCAAGCCTTGGGGCTGTGACACAAGGAAACCGGGAATCTCTTGGCGGCAGTCTGTTTGATATTGAAGATCTTACAGATGGTTATGGTCGCACCGCCTTAATGTCTCTCACTCACGATTTAGCGCATAATAATTATGAAGTGAGAGGAGATTTCGGCAATAGCATGGATATTTTGGATGCTATGGGTTGGCTTACGCCGAATGGATCATTAAAGCCTGGCGTCGACACAAATGTTGAAGGATTTCTGAATCGCATAATGGTTCTTCCTGTCGACGTTCAAAACGATATTTTTAATAACTTTTACAGCCGTTATCAGGCCAATCTCGCAGTTGCAAAGGAACAAGGAACTTTTGATACCGGGATTTCAAAAATCCGTGGAAGCAATATTGTTATCACAAAAGAAGAGGTTATTTATAAAGATCCCAATTCTCATATGGAAACAAAATTCCTTGAGATGGAAGGGGATTTTAAAACTGAAAAACTCAAATGGGATAATATTCCTCGAAGCGTAGATCTTATTGGGTTTGTAACCAATAAGCGTAGCGGGAAAATATCGGCTGCTTATAATTATGTCGATCCTTTAACAGGCGCTTTGAAAATTGATCTTAGGACTGTTCGATTCACAAAGAATAGAATTGAGGTTTCAGACTTCAATGAGAATTATGAACGTGTCGAAGGAACCCCGAAGGAAAAATTAGTAACTCCTGAAAGACTCCCCGGACCTCCAGTGACAAGCTTGGAACAAGCAAAGGATTTATGGGAAAAAGAATTTGCTGCAATTCCGGAGACTACCAGGAAGCCAGTTTATATGGTCACTGGCGCAGTTTTCCCAATCCACGACAAAATTATAGGAGACGGACAGCTCCATAGTTTAAGAATTGTTCGAGCGGTTCTGGCTGATGGTTCCCCAATAATTGGAATTCAGGTTAGGACCAATGAGATTGGGCCGCTTAAAAGCAGACTTGGGATGGGCAATGATTTCACTAAAGAATCAGGTCTTTCGATATTTACTATGGTTCGTGATGGCGCAACTATAGAACTGGATAATAATTGGCGCATCCAAATGACACCCCCAATCCATGGGGAGCGTCGAATGGAAATCAACCTTGCTCGGGCATATCGTGAAGCCGCGGTTAAGACGCTCCACGAACAAGGCGCTATTACCGAAATCATTGTTGGAGGCGAATCCAGACGTCCCCGGGCTTTTGTTCCATTGGACGAGATTGAAGGGCCAAAACTCCTCGACAAAATCTTTGAAAGAAATAAGCCGGTACGAGTTATCCCAACAGGGACTCCTGGTGCGCCAAGCGGTGGAGGGCCGACAAGTTCTGCTTCAATGGGTCTCAATGTCGGTGATGACGGATCCCGGTCAATAGAAGTTGGCCGCGGAGATGTTCCTCAGTCTATTGAACAGGCGCGACAGGCGGCGGATTTCTGGCTCAAACAAGCTCAAGAGTCCATCGACAGAATTTTAAATGGCCAGGGGACAGTGAATGATCAAATGATTGTTCATCAAAACCCGGTGATAGCGAAACATCTGCTCAATTGGATTAACACGCAAGATAGTTCTGGTTGGTTGAGTGAAAGAATCTATGTCGACCAGGTTATAGAAGAAGTGACTGATTATGTGAACAGCGAAGCCGATTTTAATAAGGAACAATCCCAGGCAGAAGCAATCCATTATTTCCCTTATGTTGAGGAAATGATGGATGAATTAAAGCGCAGCCAAGAAGGCGAAGAACTGCCGAAAGTGGAGGAAGAGCCTACATCTCCAATGGCCAGTCTTCCGGGAGCTCCGATACTGCCGGCTCCGCCGCAGACGTCAGGAACGAGACAATATGCTCTGCCTCCTGTAATAGATAAGAAAGATTTGGTGAGTCGGAATACCATTCTTACTAATTTGGCGAAAAAGCTCCAGGTGCCTATCAGGTATGGACGATTCCGGCAAAGAGCTTTGGGCATTTTTAAGATAAATAGTACAGCCATTCGGATTAAAAAAGCCCAAGATGTTTCCGTTGCGGCTCATGAAGTCGGGCATGCTATTAATAAGATTTTGTGGGGGAAACGCGGACAACAACTCAATTGGCAGCCTCTTGTCGCTCATAGGGCGGAACTCGAGGCGATCGCCACAAAGCCACTGGCCGGCCAATCAAAACTTCCGGAAGGATTTGCTGAATATATCCGGTACTGGATTACTGATCCGGCGCAGGCGGCGCAATTATGCCCTGGCGTTCATCTGATGTTTGAAGGTGAACTGGCCCATAACCAGGATCTCGCGGAAATTTTAAAGGAAGCTCAGAGAGATTATAAACGCTGGTTGGATCAAACAAGTTCAGCAAAAATTCTATCCCATATCTCGGTACAAGAACCACAATACGACCAACTGGGATGGTTTGAAAAACTTTATACGGGGATAGTCAATCATCTTAATCCGATTGATGTAGCGGTAAAAATTATTACCAAAGGCCGTAATATTAGGATGGAAGAGGATCCAAGCAAGCTTGCCCAAGCTTTAAGCGGGTGGGCTGCCAGGGCTGAACATTTCCTTCAAGTAGGGACTTTTGGTAAAGATCTGGATAGTATTCTCGGACCTGGATTGAAGCAGATTCTTGCACCAATGAAGGATCGATTAGACGATCTGCGCATTACGGCCATTTCTTTGAGAACATTAGAAAAGAAAGGACTCAAAGGTATCGAAGTCGGGATAACTGTCCAGGAAGCCAGGGAATCTTTGATAGAGCAAGGTTTTGATCCAAGCGCTCTCTCCGTGGCAACAACTCCAGCAATGCCCGGCCATCCTTCTATATTGGCATTTGATGTGAATTCATTGAGGGCAATGACTCCGGAAGCTCAAATAACAAAAGACACCCTGATGAAGCTTTATAAATATCAGGATGATCTTCTGACATATTTCCGAGATTGTGGGATGCTCTCAGTTGATCAATATATCAATATTAAACTTCTCAACCAGTTCTTTGTGCCATTCCATAGAATGTATGAAGCAGGAGCCGGCGAGAAATCCACGGAAAGTCGGCTAAAATCAGGATCCAGCGCCGTAGATTTGTGGCAACCAGTCAAGGGAATGACGGGTTCCTGGCGCCCGATTATAGATCCGCTGGAATCAATCATTAAAAACACATATACGCTTATCAATGTCGCGGAACGTAATCTAGTCGGCCAGGCTCTCGCAAATTTGTCTAAAGAAGATGGCGCCGGCCGATGGATTTCAGGACCATTAACGGCAAAAGCTATTCCACAGACCTTTGCTTTAGAGAGAATCAAAAATGCTCTTTCCGCGGCCGGAGTTGATATTGCGGATCCGAATCTTAATCTGGACCAGCTTGCGACAATATTTGTTTACAATGCCGTGCCTTCGCCCAAGGAAAATATCATAACGGTCTATTTTAAAGGGAAACCGACCTTATATCAGCTTGAGCCAAACCTTTATGAAGCTGTAAAAGGATTAGATAAAGATTCCATCGGCATCCTTATGAGAATTGCTGCTATTCCAGCGTCAATTCTCAGAACCGGCGCGACCGGGATTAACCCGGAATTCGCCTCCCGTAATATTGCTCGAGATATGCTTACCGCATGGGCCCAAACCGAAATTGGCTATGTTCCCGGATGGGATACAGCCAAGGGGCTTGCTCATGTTCTGATGAAAGACGCCACGTACAAGGAATGGATGAGATCCGGAGGTCCGCATTCGGCTATGTCCTCCATGGACCGGAATGAAATGAAGCTGGCTTTACGCGATCTGATGTCAGGGAAACTCAAATATGCGGTTCGTCATCCCATAGATACTTTGAGAATATTAAGTGAAATATCCGAGGCAATGACTCGAGTATCCGTCTACGCTAAATCAAGAGAAAAGGGTGAATCCATTCGGGCTGCCGGATTTGCATCTCGAGAAGCAAATCTTGATTTTCAAAGAATTGGCGCCTGGATGAGAGGCATGAATCTAACCATCCCATTTTTTAATGCAGCCATCCAGGATGTGGACAAATTCGTGCGCGTCCATAAAAGAAACCCCAAAAAAGCTTTACTGAAGGGCGCCGCGTTCCAATTGGTATCACTGATTATTTATTATCTGAATAAAGATGATGAAAGATACCACGAAGCTCCTTGGTGGCTCCGCGATCTCTTCTGGTTGTTTCCAACCAAAGGGATACCTGGCTTGAGTGGATTGACTCCATGGATACCAATTCCAAAACCGTTTAGTTGGGGAATGTTTTATGCAACGCCGGCTGAGAGAATTGCAGAATATTTAGATACGAAAGATCCTTCGGCGTTTGATGATTTTGTCCGTAATTTTCTTTCTAACATTACACCAAGCTTGTTGCCAACGATTATTAAGACTCCAATCGAACTATGGCGCAATCAGAATTTCTTCACCAATAGGGAAATCGAAAGCGCGTGGATGCAGAAAAACTACCTCCCGGAATACAGATCAAACTGGTATACAAGCCATTTTGCGAATCAAACGGCTTTATTGCTGGCCAAATCAGGCATTCATGTGAGTCCGGTTAAAATTGAGCATGCTATGTTTTCCACTTTTGGAGGAAGCGCCAGGTTAGCAACTAAGCTTCTTTTGGATCCAGTCTCAAAAATCATTTCTCCTCCAAAGGGCGGGGCTCTGCCAACTGCTCAGTTGGCGGATACGCCGCTGATTCGATCGATAGCGGTGCGCTTCCCACATGCAAGCCTAAGAAGCATCTCTAAGGTTCATGAATTGTGGAATGAAATTAATCTTCGGTACAGAAGCCGGAAACAAAGTTTAAAGGAAAACAATCGGTTCGATATCCCCCCGTTGACTCGAGAAGAAAAAGATAGGTATTTTGAATTAAAATATGCCGTTGAGAAGTTCAACAGCATTAATCGGGAAATCCATAGGGTGATCCAGGATAGAGAATACGATTCTGAAGAAAAAAGAAGGAGGATAGATAATGCTTACATGAAAATGCTGGCAACAGCGCAAAAGTCCCTAAAAAAGTTAGGTATCCGTAAATTTAAAAAGAAGACTAACGAATTGCAGTCTCCACCTGATAATAATAGCGGAAGTCTGCCGGAACCTCCGGAAGAGTAATGATACCGGACCCGGTGTGTGGAGCTTAAAAGATGTTAGAAGATAGGGTGAAGCGGTTTTGGGGATCTTCCCATGCAATATGCTTATTACATAGGATCTTTACGTATGACTCCTGAAGAATTTCAAGTACACGTGTGCGCTGAATTAAACGAATTAAGATCTTCTATTGTAACTTTGAACGCAGGACAGGTAGAAATTAAGATTTCAACCAATACGCTCGATGTTGGACAAAAGCACGTAATCGATCATTTGGCTAAACTGAATGGTTCGGTTAAGGAATTGTATTTCCGCACCGAGCAAAACAAAGATGAAATAAGAAATCATAAAATTGATTGCCCGGTAAAAGAAAAAATTCAGGAGTTTTCTACTTCCTTAGCATCAGGGAATTTTCCTGTTCCATTAACAGTCAGGCAAGAATTGGAAAAGATGCAGATTGAAATCAGAAGCCAAGAAGTTGAGAAAAAGAATTCCGAAAAATGGTGGGGAATAATCCGACCGCTAATTTGGATCGCCGTTGGACTGGCATTAAGTACACTCGGGAATCTACTTCTTTTACATTCAGATAAATTAATAAAATAGGATTTTATATCATGGACCTCTTTATTAAACGTGTTTCAAAGGTGGATCCGGGAGCCTTTGGCGTCATGATGGGAGAAGACCACATTCCCTTCGCTCTCACGCTGGAACGCACCTATTTGGTGGATGGAAGGCAAATCACCAAAATCCCGGCAGGAGTTCGGCTTCTCTGCAAGAAAGACTTTTACAATAAGGGTGGCTACCCGACCTTTGAAATTCAAGTAGAAGGCCATGATCGCATCCTTTTCCACAAGGCCAACAAGGAAATGCAGCTTGATGGATGCATTGCTGTGGGAGAAGAATTCGGAGTGTTGGATGGCGTTCCGGCAATCCTTCATTGCGGCAACGGCGGCGGGTTTGACGAGTTCATGTTAAAGTTCGGGAAACTGGATCAGTTCTATCTGACCATTGAGGAATAAGGAGGGAACGATGACAACTCAGATTCTTAGTGATAGGCGGAAACTTCTTTTTATTATGGTGCTTTGCATAACAGTAGGAGCCTGGATTTTGACTCTCACTTCGTGGAGTGATGCTCTTGCGCCGGCTGCAATCGGTGGATTGCTCCTTGGCTTGGGGAACAACGTGTTTGCCAATATGATCAAAAATATTGGATTGCTTGGGACTGGTGTTACGAATGAATCGGATCCCGCCACGAGAAATCCAATCCCTCCTGTGGTAGAATCCAGTAAACCGGATGTTGAACCAAAACAATAAAGGAGAAAGCATGAAGCGTAATTTTGTGATGTCTTTTTTGATTTTGAGTCTTGTCTTGTGCATGACGGCATGCAGCGACAATGATCTTATGAAGGTTTCCAAGTCGATGGCGGTCTATGGAACGACATTGACGGAGGTTCAGAAAAATATAATTGCCGCGGAGAAGGCTGGATTCCTGTCGGTGGAAAATACCGGCAAGGCTTTGGAAATATGCGAACGGGCCAATGTCGCCGGCCAGCAAATAGTGAATGTCCTTAATGCGGTCCAAAAATTAGATCCCGACAGTCGCAAGAAAATCCTGGCATTACTTGTGCCAATAAGCGATTCGTTGGATCCGACTAAGATTGAATTTGTTTTGGCCATTAAAGATCCGGTCCTAAAACAAAAGGTCGAAGGTGGATTTATTCTCCTGAGAACTACGATCTCCTCAATTATTGTTATATCTCAGGTATCGGGAGGCTAACAATGGCCACTGATGCCAATAAATCGATCCAAACGACCCTGGATGTGCTTAACTACGCCGATAATGTGCTTCTAAGCATCTTTAGGATCATCAGTGCGATCAAAGATGCGGATCCCAGTATGACCATTGGAGATTTCCTTGAACAGTCAAACATGATCTATGCCGAAAATATCAAGGAAATCGAAGAGTGGCGGAAAGAACATCCTGGGTTATAAACATATGGGGAAGGCCATGAGAGCAATATTCTTTCTTTTATTCCTGTTATTATTTGTTCCCATGGCTTTCCCTTCCGATGTCAATCTTGCCTGGGATGCCAGCGTCTCCCCCAATATCGCCGGCTATAAGGTTTACGTTGGGACCGTCACCCGTACCTATGGCGCACCCATTGTCATAGGCAACCAAACAACGTATACGGTAACGGGGCTTGGGCCCGGAACTTACTACTTTGCGGTAACTGCGTTTAATGCCGCAGGAGACGAAAGTGATTTTTCCAATGAAGTGAATACAACCCTCACTGGTTGGGTCCAATCCGTCAATTTAGCGATCCAAACCGGACCCGATATTGTTCAACTGAATGTTTCTTCCGTGTCATCTACGGCCGCCACGATCGTTTGGGCGACGACGGCCGATTGCAGCGGGACGGTTCTATATGGGACCGATCCATCGCGCCTTTTAGCAGTGAAGGCCAATAACTTGGGGACGACCGATCATCTGGTTGTTATCACTGGATTAACACCCCGGACTCATTATTTTTATAAAGCACACAGCGTTTGTGGTGAAAAACCACTCGAGAGTCCAATTCGAAGTTTTAATACAAAGTAGGGATACATGGGATTTTTAAATAAGATTATCAGATTTTTTTCTGGTAGAATGGATCAACCAGAAATTCACAAAATTAAGGAGCAAGTAATGAGCTTACAAGAAGACTTTGCAGCTTTCAAAACCGATATTACCGAAAAACTTTCCTCTCTGGATCCGGTGCTGACAGAGATTCAAGCAGACATTGAACGCCTCAAAAGCGCCAGCAATCAAACTCCGCCCGAAGTATTGGCGGGAATGACTGAAATCCAGAACAAGGTTGCCGCTTTGGCCGATACAGCAAAAGCCATCGCCGCGATCGATAATCCGGCTGTAGAACCACCCATAGAGGAACCACTATAATATTTGGTTGGAACCTCTGTGCCCGTAATACCGCTCTTCGGAATCTCGCCCGATCCGGAGAGCGGTATTTTTTTGCATTGACATTATTATAACTCGAAATCTATAGTGGCTCAGTCAAACCCTCTGGAGATTATGGAAGTCCCTAGAGAACAATAGAAGTATTAATTGGAGGGTATCATGGCGTCAAATCAAGCATTAGCACTCCGCAGTATGGTTACTCACGATTTAGAAACAATTCAAAACGAACTCATGGCAGCCCGGGACAAAGCCCACATCTTAACGCCGTTCTGCCGTTCGGCTGTCCCTTATCTCCCGCAGGGATGGAATGTTTTTATTCATCAATACACAATCAGCAGAAAACAAAACGACAAGGGAGAATATATAGACCAGGAGCTTTACCCTATTAAAGGGACCAGAAAAGTTGGTCTGACGAAAATTGGGTTATGGCGCCTGGAACAGCTTGCCGGCGTTTCCTGGGAAGATCCCAAAACCGGAGCCTCTACCATTCATCGAGTGGATGATGGAAAAGATTCTCATGTTTGCCGGTATCAGGCTACTGGTTATATTCGTGACATCGACGGACAGATCCGGTCTCAAAGCGATGGGTTTGGTTATGATCTCCGCGAAGACTCACCCCAAGCCTTGGGCATGGCCGGACATCCAGAGCAATTAGCCAAGCTGCGCCAAAATATTGAACAACAAACCATTACAAAAGCAAAACTTCGGGTGCTCCGGGCGCTTCTCGGAGTCCAAACCAGCTATTATCCAGAGGAAATGGATAAGCCCTTCGTAGTTTTACGCATGGCCTTCAATATCGATTCGATCGATCCCGCTAACAAGAACAAATTGCTTACCATTATGGCTGCAAAACAAATGGGTATCGAGAATGAATTGTTCAAAGTCATGAGGCTGGAAGCCGATACCGCCAGCGCCATTGAAGCAGCGCAGAATCCTCAATTCCCGGAACCGATGCCTCCAGTGGCTCTTCCCCCACCAAATACAACCCCACTTGAAGAATTAGACCCCGATGAAATAGCAGAGAGGGAATACTGGAAACAGCGTGATGCTCAAATTGAGAGAATCACCAAGTATTACCTTTCCAAAAAAGGCAAAACCCGTGAGGAACTGTCTCCCGGGCGCCCAGGACTCTCAGAGCTTAATGATGGAGAATTGAAAGCCATCGAAGACTCTTTCTCCAAGCTTCCTGATCTTCAGTAATATTTTAGATTCTTTAAAAAAGATATGCTTATTAAAGCTGATGCCCGGCATATACCGCTCAAAGATAAATCAGTTCAATGTGTGGTGACGAGTCCGCCCTATTGGCGTTTAAGGGATTACAGAGATCCAAAACAGATAGGGTTAGAACCCACCCCGGAGGAATACCTGGCTTCCATCCTTGACGTGTCGAAAGAATTGTACCGAGTGCTGAAAGATGACGGAACTCTTTGGATGAATTTAGGGGATTCGTATTCATCTGGAACTAGAAATTATAACAGCTTTCGACGCGATAAGGCCCCTGTATGCGTTCCAAGGATAAGTGAGAATACTGGATTGCAGCCTAAAAACCTTATTGGCATTCCCTGGAGGATAGCGTTGGCAATGCAGGCTCAGGGATGGAATCTCAGGTCTGATATTATTTGGGAAAAACCGAACGCTCAACCAGGCGCTACTATTGATCGGCCGCTAACGTCCCATGAATACATTTTTCTATTCTCTAAGTCTCTCAAATATTTTTACAACACCAATGAAATGAAAGAACCGGCTATTTGTGCGGGGTTGAGATCCTCTGCTAGAAAAGGCTCGTTCAACGGCAAGACTGAAGAGATGGCCATAACGGGGCGAAACGCATTCAGAGCGATAACAGAAGATCGCAATATCAGATCTGTATGGCGCTTCTCGACGCAAAAATATTCTGGCGCCCATTTTGCCACATTCCCACGAGAGATCCCGGAGCGCTGCATCAAAGCCGGCAGTCGTCCAGGGGATGTAATATTCGATCCGTTTGTGGGGAGCGGAACAACGGTTATGGTCGCGCAGGATCTCGGACGTGTCGGTATTGGACTTGACCTGGCGTATCAGGAATTGGCAGCCGAAAGAATAGGCGGGACGCTTTTTAAACAGGTGGTTAATTCGGCATTTTTGAGTGTCTCCCAAATTGGAGGAATAAATGGTCAATAAACATAAAGGTGTTTTGAAAGTTGGTCACAACGAAAATGGTGAGATTGTTGTCAATCATCCCGATCTTCATCCCGATGAAAACGGGGTTGGACATATTATTTTTTCCCGCCAGCAAGCGCGTCTTTTTGCTCTATTGTTATTGGAACGAGTGGGCATGGTTGAGGAAGAACTCAGAATTAAATCAATCCCTCCGGTAGACCGTACGGCCCGAGTGCTTCTTGACGGCTCTCCGGTTACAGAAGATCACCGGGAGATCCTGTCTTCAGGCCAACAGAAGGATTATGTTGTTCTCAGCGCCGAAGAGAGAGGCAAAGGATTCGTGCGACCACTCCGAAGATCCTACAGGCACAAGACCTGTAATACTATGACTACCATGGGCATACCTCTTGCAGAAACCTATGCCCGAGATCCCGGATTCTACAGCGGAACCTTCTGCGTTAATTGTAAGTCTCACTTTCCTCTTGATCAATTCGTATGGGAAGGAACAGAAGAGCAATTAGGAAGTTAGTATATAAAAGGAGAAATTAAGCAATGAGAATTGGTTCGACGGCCGATTGGCATATTGATGACGGCATGGATGCCGATATTGAAAACTCGGTTTTGCAAATTGTAAAGATCTTCCGGGAACAAAAGGTGGATTATATCGCCCTCCCCGGTGATTTCTTCGATCATAAAAGCTCCGCGGATGGACGCAACCTACTGCGTAGGCTTATGCAGGAAATGTGTTCTGTTGCGCCAGTGGTCGCCTGCTATGGGAATCACGATCAGCCGGGCGACCTCGACATTTTTAGTCATCTCGATCTGAAACATGGGATAACCCTGGTGGATCGGCCTTATATTCTCTGGCCGGTTCAAGATCCACAATATGAGCAAATTACCTTCCACATTTTGCCATGGTTCACGAAAGCAACCTGGCAGAGCCAGCATATTGGAGCGTCGAAGGAAGAGGGAGACAAAACCGTTTCCCAAATGGCCTTGCAGTATGTGAAAAACAACGTAATTCTGGAAAATGCCAAAAACCCGAACGTAAAGAATATTCTGATAAGCCATCTCCTAGTTGAGGGTGCATTAGCTCAAAACCATCAGCCTCTTATAGGAGAAGGAATCAGTTTTGGACAATATGATCTCACTGAATCCGGCCTTTACGCTGGTATTTTTGGCCATATTCATCTTGGTCAAAACCTCAATGAGACAAACAGGTTCTTCTATCCTGGATCGCCGGCCGCTATGGATTATGGGGAAACTCCAGATAAGTTCTGCGCGGTTCTCGATACTATGTCCGGATGTACCGAATGGTATAAGCTGCAAACTGTCGACAGGTTCAGCGTCGAATGTATTTGGCCTCTCCAGCTATCAATGACGCCGGAGCAATACGGGGAAATGAAGGCACGGGCGAAAGGCGCCCGGGTCCGGGCTCTCTTGCAGATTGAAGAGGGAGCCAACCTTGCGCATGCAAAAGAAGAACTCGAAAAGATTTTACTGGAGGCCGGCGCTATCGAGGTAAAGATTGATCCGCAGGTTCGCCCTAAAGAATTGGTCCGGGCTGTGGAGATCTCCAAGGCGGAATCCCTCGAGGAGAAGCTTGAAGTCTTCTGGACTGCCACAAACAAGCGCCCGGATGAAGCCACAGTTCTCGGAATGAAAACCAAATTAGCAATTTTTGAGTTGAGATGCCGATGAAACTCATATTCTGCCAAGGATGCCATGACGTTATAAAACTCCGTGGTTTTCTCGATGGGAAACCTGATCCACGATATTGCGATTGTGGTATGTCTGGAGGTTATTATGAAGCAGACGGAGACAAGGTTGTTATATGGGGATACGCCAGACTAATTGGATTAAAGAATGGCTTCTTTATGAAACATATGGAACAAATCCAAGAAGTTATAGGCACGGATTTTGTCTTCTGGTATCCGGAAGATAATGGGAAAGTTACAAGGAGAGACCAATGATACCAATGGAATTGAAAGTTAGGGGCGTCACCGTCCTGAAAGATGTTTCTGTGGATTTTAAGGCAATCCCCGGCAATCTGATTGCCATTTCTGGAAAGAACGGGCAAGGGAAAACTTCTCTTATGGAATCAATATTCCTTTCCCTCTACCGGATTTTCCCCTCGCGCCCCGCCGTTTATGAATTCTGTAGTGGCCGGGATGCCATGGTTGATTTTAAATTTGATTGGCACAACCAGCCTTATGAAGTCGTGGTCAATATTGATGCGGTTTATTCAAAGATGGAAGCGTTCCTTTATGACGGCCAACATAATCCCCTCCCCGGGATAACCGGAAAGACCAAAGATTTTGATGCCGTGGCGGCTAATCTGTTCGGCAATGCTGAAATGGTTATGGCCAGTTCTTTCGCGGCGCAGAATAAGCGCGGCAGTTTTATTAAACTGGCCAAAATCGATCGCAAGAGTTTGTTTATAAAAATGCTTAATTTAGCTCTCCTCCAGACTGCAACAGAGGAATTCCGGAAAGAATATCAGAAATGCAGTACTGACCTTACTGCCAAACGGGCTGAGGCGGCCATAATTGAGGAACAACTCAAAGTAAAAGTTCCCGATATAGAACACTTGAAAGAAATCTTGCAGGAGTATGAGGCTAAACATCTCCAATGTTCCAATGAATCTACCAGACTCGTTGAATTAATCGGGATCCTCAAGACAAAAGTGGCCAACCGGACATTTATTCAGGACCGGATTTTACAAGAATCGGAGAAGTATACCGGGTTTGCAAAGAAGGCAACGGCTCTAAAATCCCGATTGGAAGCGAACCAGAAACTCCTCGAAAATGAAGACAAAATCTCAGATGCGATACAGGAACTATCATTAAAACGTGAGGATCAATTACAGAGTCGTAAGACATTATCTCAACTTAATCTCCAGCGCCGGACTCTCCAATTGGAAAAAGAAGAGTACGACAAACAGGTTAATTCTCTTCGTGAGCAATGGTTGAGGCTCCAAACAAAAAGAAAGCTTTGCGAGAAATCAATTGATGACGCCAAACGAGATTCGGCTACTATTGATGAAGTTCCCTGCAAGGCAGAGGGGGATTTTGCGCAATGTCAATTCCTTATTCGGGCGATCGAAGCAAAGAACAACCTTGAGAACTTGAATGTGGAATATCTCAATACCACTCAGGGGATGCTCAAGATCCAGGACGATCAAAAGCTTATTCACAAACCTAACATTGAGAGTCTTAACAACTATGATAATCAAATAAAGGAATGGGAAGAAACTAATAAAGCCATAGAATCCCGGATCAAATCCCTCGAGGCGATCGCCTCTCCTACAATTGCCGCTCAAATCGAACAGGCAAAAGCAAAAGTAGGAGAAATAAAAGAACAGATAATTACAGCAGAAGAAGGTTTGCGTTTGGCCGAACAGGAAATTTCCGCCGCCAAAGATGAAGGTAGGAAGGTTGCAGTTGCCCAAGATGAACTCAATAAGGCTCAACAAGATCTTATTGGTTGTAATGGCAACAAAAACTTACTGGAAGGCAATATGTATGATGTTAACAAGGATATTGTCCGGGCGGAATCTCTCAAAAAATCAATAGAGGAAAGCCAAAAGAAATTGCTTCCATTGAAAGCAACCATTTGCGATCTCGAGGCAGATCAGAAGGATTGGAATTTACTCATTGAAGCCTTTGGCCCTAATGGCATTCAATCTCTCGAGATCGATGCGGCCGGACCGACTGTCAGTAGCATTACCAATGATCTTTTGTTCTCCTGCTTTGGTCCGAGATTCAGTATTAAATTCCTTACTCAGCTTCCCAAGGCTGATGGAAGTGGTTATAAAGACGAGTTCGATATCTTCGTTATTGATTCCGAAAAAGGCCGCGAAGGAAGCATTGACGGACTTTCAGGAGGAGAACAAGTCATTGTCGCTGAGGCAGTGAGCCTTGCAATCGCCATTTTCAATAAAATGAAATCAGGCATTGCCTGGCAGACTCTTTTCCGAGATGAGACTACCGGGCCATTGGATGATGACAATGCGCCGCGGTATATCCAAATGCTTCGCCGCGCCCGAGAGATCGGACATTTCTTAAAAGTTTTCTTCATTGCGCATCAGGATAGGTTGAAAGATCTTGCCGATAGCAGAATTAACATTGTGAATGGAACTGTGGAAATTTTATAGGAGGATAAAATGGCAAACGATCAGAATCGGTGGTTTGGTACAGGACATCTCGGCCGGGATCCGGAAGGGTCCGCGGCGGCGCCCGGGAAGAAAGCTCGATCGACATTCAGTATTGCGGTAAACCGTAATTATGCGAATGCTGATGGTGAAACGAAGGAAAGCGCGACTTGGATAAATTGCGTAGCCTTTGACAGAGTAGCGGAATTCTGCTATCAGTATCTTAAAAAAGGTCAGTTCGTTGTGGTGCAAGGTGAAATCCAAGTACGGAAATACACCGGAAGGGATGGAGCCGAAAAAACATCTACGGAGATTGTCGTAAGAGAAATCACCGCCCCTGGCGGAGCAAGGCCATCACAAGATGCCCAACCTGCAAACGAAGGTTATGGAGCGCCAAGCCAGTACAATTCACCGCCAGCCGGCGGTTATCGAGAAGCCCCAAGGGAATCTTCTCCTATCAAACCCGATACCAGAACCCAAGAAGAACTTTACGACAAGGCGACCGGAAGCCCAATTATTACAGACGACGACATCCCCTTTTAGTTGGCCATTCGATCTTGATTTGGATACTCCGCAGCGAGTGCGGATCTTGATCGATATCGTAAGAAGGGCAGAGAAGGACTATCTCTTCAAAGACACTCCTGCCAAGCATCGGATGGATGCCAAAAGGGTTCTCTTTGGAGAGCAATGGTTTCGGGTTCTATGTAATAAAATAGGGATAGATTGCGAACTCGCCCGATTGCATATAATAAGCTGGCGCAGTAGGGGAAAAGTGGGAGATCCGGTTTTTGGATTTTTAAGTGAAGCCAGAGCTTATGAGCGATATATACTTAAAAAAAAGCTATCATTGCCAAATTTAGAACAATTACTGAAAGGGATGGCCGTCGATGGAAGAAGCTCAAGAACAATCCCTAGTCGAAGTAATAGATCCAGTCAGAGCCAACCAAGTCCTTCAAGAAATTGATCGTCTCCTTGAATGGAAAAATAAAGCAGAACAGACAGTAGAAAAAAACATGATGCTTCTCTGCCTGAATCTTCTTGAAGCTCATCGGAATCGGTATTGGAAGGTCAGAGGATTTGAGGATGAAAGCCAATATGTTGAGGCTACATTTTCTCACTCCAGGCAATATTATTACGATCTGATCCGAATTGGTCAGACTCTTGGACATTGCGATCATAAAGTTTTAAGCGAGATCGGCCCCACGAAATGCCGGGACCTGGTTAAAATCCACAATCATTTCGGCGTAATTCCCAATAATTACTTTGCACATGCCATGGAAGAAGACAGAGACACCTTCCATCGGCGGGTGAAAGCAGCTATTACGGAAGGCGTCGCCACGACAAGGGATCCAAGAGAAGAAGTCATTGTCGAAATGCTTTCTTTTGTCGGCAGCCAGTATTTTGACTTTACTGAAGCTCTCCGTATTGTCCAGATGGAAACCGGCATTGAAAAGAAAACTGAAGCTTTATGCATGATCTTCCGGGAATTTCTTTCCGGTTACAGAGACGATGGCGCCGGGCGATTGCAGAATCGGAACTCCTTTTTGATGGGAGTGATCCAAAGGTGCTACGAACAAATAGACAGAAACCAGGCCCACATTTATGATCGTCTAATAGCTCAATTGGCAACGTGGGTGGAAGCAGGGCGCGATGCCAAACCCAAATTGGAAGGTCAAGAGGATCAAATTATCGAAGCCTGATTATAATTCTCAGCGCCAGGATATTTTTGATTCCCAGGATGGCTATTGTATTGGATGTGGGCATATAAAGCCGCTCACTCGGGATCATAGAAAGAAAAGGTCACAATTAGGGGGAGATGAACGTCTAAACGCTCAAGGTCTTTGCTTTGATTGTCACCGGCGCAAAGATGAATATACCGATCGGATTCACAAAAAGTAGGATTTTATGGGAGAAACTTGGGATAGCCTTACGGGAAAATTACACCCTAAAGGATCTCGTGATATCAGTGATGCTTTAAAAAAAGCTCTCAAATCAGGATTATTCCATCACAATAAAAAGGATGATCCTGATCTGCATAATATAGCAGACCAAGCATGGGAAAAAGCTGGTAGAGATCCGGATACAATTATTGAGGCTCTTGAAGCCACATTCAAAAAACGCACTGGCTATAAGTTTCTTCTTTCGTGCTTGAAGACTTCAAATAGAAGTGATACAAAAGAGGTTGACTCGTCTGCAAAGATTTCTATACGCGAAAAAAATGGCGAAAAACCGGGGGAGGGAAACACAATCCCTCCCTTCGAAAACGATTCACAAATAGATTTCACAAACCAAATAATCGAAAGCTTCCTCTTAAGCCTTCAGTCGGATCCGACAGCAAATCCCCAATGCCGTTTATGTCACGGAAAAGGGATTGAGCTTATGGTTTTGGGAATCCCTGCTATTCTCGCAATCACTGGATATAAATATCATCCCTGTAGAGGTTGCCATCCTAATTTTGAAAAACCCGTTGGCCTTACGACACCATTAATAATCGGAGAGGACCAAGTATATTGGCCGCGGTGGCCTAAAGACATGGATCATGATGAGATATGCGCTCAAATATCAATGATTCAAAGAATTAGCGATGGAAATTGTAAAGGAGAATTAGAAAAAGAAGAGAAAAGAAACCGGAAAAAAGATTATTTAAATGGGTATGTTTATTTCGTTCAAGGGACTGAAGGCTCTCCTATTAAAATCGGGTGGGCGAATAATCCTAAAGATCGCCTTAAAACGCTACAAACTGCAAGTCCTGTTAAGCTAAAAATAATAGGAATTTTCCCGGGAACTCAAGAGATAGAGAAATTTTGTCATAAAGTTTTCTCACATCTTGGAATTGGTGGAGAGTGGTTTAATCCTGAAGAAGAATTGCTGGCATTTATAGAGAGGTTGTGTGATGGGAAAAAGTAAAATGCCAATTAGGACTATTCTTCGAGAAACGACAGAAAATGAGAAAAAGGGTCATCGCTCATCTAAAAAACCTGCGTTCCAACTTTATCCAGGAGACTGGAAAAAGGACCCTGGAGTTCAATGCTTAGATTTGGAACATAAAGGAGCCTGGATCGAACTTATGTTAACCATGCATGAGTCCGAAAATATCGGACGGTTGATCATTAATGGACGTCCAATGCCAATAAATGGGATAGCAAATATTCTTGCCGTTAGCGAGGAAAAGGCCCAAAAAATAATAGACAAAATTCTTGAATTAGGAGTAGCCAGCAAGGATCCAAAAACAGGAATTATTTACAGCCGGCGCATGATTCGTGACCAAAAACTGTCACAGATCCGAAGGGTTAGCGGGTCATTGGGAGGAAATCCATCGCTTCTACAAATTAAGAAAAGAAAAGCATTAGAGGATTTGCTTAACCTTACCCCTATCCCCACCACTTCTACTTCCTCTTCTTCTTCTACTTCCTCTATATTAATAACAGATATAAAACAATCTGTTATTAATAACCCCCAAACCCCCTTAACACCAGAAAGACTCTTTGAAATTTGGGAAGAAAATAAAGGACCTCTTCCTACAGCGATAATAAAAGAATATGAGAAAGTCACAGAATTAGTCGAAGCGTTTAATAAAATTGGGAAAGCGAACGGCATAGGGCCAGAAGAGAAATGGGCGGAATTCGTTCGTACCCTTGGATCAACAACGCATCATACAAACAGGCATTATATGTCGCCGGTATGGTTGGCTAAAGATCTTGGCCGAATTAACTCCGTGCTGGCAGGAACTTATCAACATGACTTTGGGAGAAGCCAATATGACGAACGATCTGAAGCCCGTAAGCGGAAAAATAGGGGAGGTTCTGGCGGGTATCCGGGAAAGGATGGAAAAGAATTGGGCGGAACATCCGGAACTTCTTTTACCATCACCCCCGCCAAAATGCGAAAAGTGCCAGGACGAGGGAGTGATTTGGAACCCGGAAAGGACCAGGTGCCGGACCTGCTGGTGCCGCGAGATCCTGAGAGTGGAAAAACTGATTAAAGAATTAGTTCCCGGGAGATACCGATTAGAGCCAAGACTGAAAGATATAAAGCCAAGTAAATTCGTTGCTCTTGATGTGAATACTCAGACGGAGATTATTAAAGCTCTGAATAAAAATCCTCTTGGAGGTTATTTATTTTGTGGAAATACTTCCACAGGTAAAACCTATCTTATGTGGGCGCTCTTCAAGGAATCTCTTTACGCCGGCCGTAATGCGTTTTATATGACGTGTTCGGAAATGATTCGCAAAATGAAGCTTGATGAATTCAAACCAAACTGCCCTGAAGGGTTTAGCGTCTCTGATTTCGAGAAAAATAGTAATAACCCTGCGCATTTGTTCATTGATGAATGTGGCAAACTTGGCGATACGGAATATTCCTTCTCTAAATTTTTCGAAGTAATAGATTTTTGCTACATGAACCCGGATATTGTTCGTCTCAGCGTAGCGACAAATTATAATCTGGAATTTTTTAGGGAATCCTATGGCGAAGCTCTTACGCGCAGATTGGAAGAAATCTGTGATGTTATAGGAGAGCGCTAATGGACATAACTCTTGAAAAGGTTCTTCCAAATAATTTAGAAGTGGAACGCTTCGTTTTGGGATTTACTCTTGCGAGTGGCCGCCTTGAAGCCGATCTCGAGGCTGATAATTTTTACTTAGAAGCAAACCGGAGAATTTGGAGAGCCATAAAAGATCTAGTTGAAGAAGGAGTCGGTCCAGATCTCATCACAGTAAAAGATAAATTGCGGCAAAAAAATGAATTGGATGCTTGTGGCGGCGCCGCCTATCTTGCCAACCTAACAGATTGGTTCCCTTCATATAACGAGGCTTTGGCGCAGCAATATATAGACATTCTCAGAGAACAGAGAGCTCTGCGAGTAGGCGTTAAAATAGGTTCAGAACTAATGGGCAGGTGTTATGAGGCTCAGGAAAAATTCACGGAAATCGTTTCGGATACCTTTTCGGGGATTGATGAAGAATTAGGGAGGATAAATCGAAAATCAGGGTTAACCCATATTTCAGAGTTAGTTACCGAAACCTTTAAAACGATCGAAGAAATAAGCGATCGGAAGGAAACAGGAGGATTCCATACTGGATATGCTGATTTCGATCGTATTGTTCACCGCGGATTCCAGAAAAAAGAATTGGATATCATCGCTGGCCGGCCGGGATCCGGTAAGACCTCGTTGCTGATGGGAATGTGCAGGCGCATGGGAGGAAAAGGCGTTCCCCAGGCTGTCTTTTCTCTGGAAATGGCGGCTCCTCAGCTTATTATGCGAATGATTGCTGAATTCGGCAGGGTGCCTCTTGCCAGGATGAATACTGGATATCTGAACAAGGAAGATTGGAATAAGATTTCCCGCGCAGCCGGTGAACTCTCCCAAATGCCCATCTGGATTGACGACAGTTCTTCCTTGATGGTTTCCGATATCCGTTCCCGAGTCCGGCGCCTTCGCAGCCCTATTTCCATTATTTTGATAGATTATTTACAACTCGTCGCTCCACCAAAACATCTCATCAGCCGCAATGACGTGGAGAAAATCAGCAATATTTCCATGAGTCTGAAGGGTATGGCTAAATCCATGGATGTTGCTGTCGTGGCAGCCGCGCAGCTTAATCGTGGCACTGAAAATCGCAAAGACTCCAGCCCAAAGATTTCAGATCTCAGGCAGTCCGGTCAGATCGAGCAAGATGCGGATTTGATTGTGCTTCTACATCGTCACGCAGAAAATAATAACGAGGAATCTCAAGGAATAGCAGAAGTAATCATCGGCAAACAACGAAACGGAGCGACTGGCAGCTTCCAAATGAATTATGTCGGAGAATATACATCATTCGACGATCTGTATCAGGAACCGAACAGTTCCCCGGAGAGATGGTATGACCGATGAAGATTATGAAAAGCTGAAGTCCGCTTATTCCAATGGCCATAAACTCAAACTTTTGGAATGTAGAAGGTGCCATTGGATTCGGGGATTCTTTTTCTTCCGCGATGGATCTCTCGGATATGATCCTGGTTGTTTCTGCAATGGGAAAACCGGGATTAAGTCCGGGAGGCGCCGGGACATGGAAAAGGCAATTGAGAGAATTCCCGGCCTATTCAGTAAATGGCTTTATGACGCAGCGCAGGAACGAATAGAAATGAAAAGATTAGAAGCAGAAATTAACCGTCACAAAGAAGAAGCCCGTGCCGCCGCCGCTGCTTTTTTCCAGAAAAAAGAGAAAAAGAAACAACAAGCTCTTTTATTCTCGTAAACCAGGGTTTGACTAATTACTAAAACACCCCGCCTGGCTTGGCATTCCATGAACAGCCTAATTAATCCACCCGACAAGGTATTCGTATGGCAGTGGAAGGATGATTGTTGATCCTGGGGCATTATACGAGGGTGAAAAAAGTGAAAGTTGGATGTAAACCGGGTTTACTTGTGAATTTTGGAAAAAACATCTTCTCCTACCAAAAGTTCCGGGCGCCGCATGAAAGACGTATTCCAATTCTTTCCGCGGAGGTTCTCACTTCCGCCCGAGCCATGTTGGCAGACAATCCAGTTGTAAACCGCTGCTTTCCATCCAAGCCGGCCGGCGCGAATGCAAAAGTCAGCGTCATCTTTCCCGTAAGACACAAAATCCTCATTGAAAAGCATCTCATTGAGGAGTTTTCTCTTCAGGCAGACAATAGGGAAGGTAAGATAATCGTCTTTAGTGCAAGCTGAATAGGTTAATTCAGGAGGCATGGTGTTTCCAGTCAGCACATTTTCAGCGACTTGTTTAGGGTTTCCCACTCCTCCATCGACTAAAGGCGTGAGTATCCCTATTTTTGGATTTTCCTGCATAATCCGGTGAAGGATTTGGAAGGTAGGCATTATTAGACGAATATCATCATTCACAAGAATTACGTCATCTGGATCCACATACCTGATTCCGGCATTGACGTTTCGGGAAAAGATGAATTTTTCATAATCCAGTCTTAGGTTTGAAAATCCGTAATCCCTACTATGACAATCTCCGACAATAAGGACGTTCAGGCATGGATCCTGTTCGTGCAATTTGATCGAATGAATAAGCGGTCGGATTATATCCTCGAATCGATTAGGAATAATTACTGAGAAATTACTTGCCTCGGTCTTGGCAAAATAGTCAGACCTCAGACCGAAACTTCTCACTGGCATGTTTATGAGAGGGATTTCCGGATTAATGATGGCCGGTTTGCATATTCTGGAAAGCTTCTCGACCATTTCTCCGTCTGCGGCATAGTCGTTTATGGGAAGATATCGGATCTCAATCCCGCGGACGATCGGCTTATGAAAGAATTGACCAGTATCAGTCTTGTTCTTACCTGGTGGGACATTAAAAAATATCTTGCCCATCCTTGCCATTGGGAACACTCCCCATTCCGGATGCGGAGACATTCGCATAATAGCCTCTGCAAGGAGAGCTAAACTGCGGCTGTGGTAGTGATTGTCATCGTCCAAATAAATGACGTAATCTCCGGTTATCAGGGGCCAAGCGTTAGATCGGCAGCTATTTCCCACGTTATTGTGAGGTATTGGGCAAACCCTGATTTTCCTTTGTGGATGTGGCAGCCATTCAGGGATATCTGCGCCGGGAGTGTCAATCATGACAATGTGCTCCCAGTTTTTATACGTTTGGGCCTCCAGGCGCCGACAGGCGGTTTTTAGTGAAGGTCTAAGTATTGTGGCTGTGATGACAGTGAATTTTATAGATTGGTCTACTGGCGGACCCTTATGTGAAAGATGATGCGTCGGGGGATATATAGGTTTTGGGAAAATGGAATAAAGCTTCGCCGGCCTCAAAGCTTCCTGGCTTAAAAAAGCTTTAGCGAATACTCCAGGGAATTGCGGATCTGGTTCAATGAAGCAGATCATATCGGAAAGGATTCCCTCCATGTTCTTAACGGAAAATCTCCAGAAGTCGTTCGGTTCTTCATGGTAAGGATAACCCTCACCGCGGCATGTTAAGTAAAGAACCCCTCCAGGTTTGAGGACATATTTGATCTGTTCGATTAGCAGACGCCAGTTTTTTGCATGTTCAAGAACTTCGGTGCAAACAACGGCGTCAAACCAGCCGGGCTCGAATCTGTTGGACAGTTCATTAGCGGATCTTACTTCGTCGACGCCTTTACCTGGCCGTTCGTCAATCCCAATATATAGGGCAGGCTTTAATGGAATGATGATGTCTCGAGGGCTGACGTCCCAGTATATGCTTCCGATCTCCAGAACTCGTTTTCCCTCGAATTCTTCGCCAATTATATTTTTTCTCAAGAAGTCCATTACACTTGGATGCATAACTTGTTTTAATCCTGTCCGAAATTATTCCCTACAATTTCAACGATTTTACCTGCGGTATTGGTTCTATGAACTCGATCCTGAAAACGGCATTTCCACCATATATAACCATCAAATTCTTCTTGCTCATGCTGGCATTGGTAGCACTCGCCGCATTTCTGACAAACATAATTATCATCGTGATCGCAACGCTTGGCCATGGGGTCTTTCTGAGGTTCCTTTAACGGACAGAGTATAGCAAAATCATATTGACACCAGTAATAAAAATATTATGATGAAGGTTGTTGAAGTAAACGTGGTGATCATTCGCACATCACTCTCAGGCATAAGGAGGTCTTCCATGACGACAGCACTTTAGATTTTCAAAGGAGCTTAAATCATGGGAGATCTCTCTAAGAAACCCAAAAAAGGCGCGGCAAAGGTTCGTCATCTTGGACGAAGGAAGTCTCAGATTGCCCGTTATTACGAACGTACTTACCCTCGGCATAAAATCCGTCGCATACTCAAAAACAATGGATTCTCGGCTGCACAATCCTGGGCTATGTCTCGAGGTTTTATTGGAATATTTCTTGAATTGACTGGCAAATAAAGGAGTGGGGGGCTGCCCCGATCAAGCGAACCCCCCGAGAGAAACCAAGCAAAATGATTCTAACCGGATTACGATTCGAGTGTCAAGACTCTATCCTTCGTTATATGAAGCATAAAGAATCCTGAACCCATATTGCATTTTTTGTTTTATTCTTAAATTTATTGAATTATGGCCTGACGCATAATTATAAATCGGAAAATCATAGTTATAAGGATTAACTTCATCTTTGAGATAAGCTCTATATTTTGGATAGCAGGACCGGCACCATGCAGATGGTTTTTTTCTGCTTGTTGGGTATCCCAAATCCTTATCACAACCAAGACATTTGGTTGTTGAATCGCCAGGGTCTCCTTTAAAAGGACTTGGTTCTTTTAATTTTAATTTGGTAGCGGGTGGCGGAGTCGGACCGCCTTTACCAGGGTTATGAGCCCCAGGTACTTCCCCAAGCACCCGCTCTGTTGTCGAATCGGGATAATTTACTCTAATCCAGTGATATTGTCCATTTGTTGCTCTTTCCGCCATCCTTTGTAGAATTTCAAATCCCTTTTCATTTACGACCTTACGCCTGATAATAGATGTGCCATGAACGCAGGCAACCTCGAATTTGGTAGGATCATCGTTTTCTACCATTGAAGATCCTCCAAAACCACTTTATTAGCCTTCTCCTTGATTTCGTTTGGATCGATATATTTTATGGTATTGATGGGGGAATGATGCCCAAGAAGCGATTGCGCCGCGGCAATTTCGCCGGTCTTCTTATAGACGAGCTTCGCCACGGATCGCCGCAGCGTATGTGTCGAGCATCCCTGCAAAACGGATTCATGATATTGCAAAGCCAGGTATTTTTTGATAATTCGATCATAACCCATTCTGCTTAATGGTTTTTTTCTGTTTTTCCCTTCATTCCCAAGGCAAATGAAGAGATAAGGGTTTTTGTCTCTCCGGCTATTGATCCAGGTAAAAACAGCTTGCCGGCAATCGTCCCGGAGCGGCCGTTCGATCCATTGGGCGGTCTTCTTCATCTTTAATCGGAGCAGCCTGATGATTTCGCCGTTCCTATCAACCATGTCCTCGAGGGTGATTCTGAGAAGGTCGGATCCTCGCAACGCTGTGCTTGCCGCCATGTGCAGTAAAGCATAGTCACGAAGATTAGCCTTTGCCGACTCCAGGAGGATGTGAATTTTCTCTTCAGTGAGAAATAGGTGGCTCATCGGTTAACTTCCTTTCTTAAAACTTAGTTTCTTTTGCTTATTTGTTTTTATAGTTTTTGTCTCTTTAGGCCGTTTGATTGCCCCTCCTCGATCCTTCCCACCTAAAAGTGTTTGCCTGACGCCTTCAGCAACTCCCCATCCTCCAGCTTCCAGCCGAAGAGCAATTTCGTCTATTATATTGGTTCCCCATGGCGTAACCATTTTCGCCATTTGAGGGACGTTCTCCATCACCATGGTTTTGGGCATCATTTCAAGAATCAGACGCACAAATTCAAAAACAAGGCTATTCCGAGGATCATCGGCGCTACGCTTAGAATTGGAGAGTGAGAAGCCCTGACAAGGAGGACCACCGCAAACTAAATCGAGTTCTCCTTGCTCAAGGCCCACAGCTTCGAGGATGCGCTTGCCGGTCAGATTGCGTATGTTGCCTATAAAGAAATGCTTAACCCCAGGAATTTCCGGGTTGTGCGCTCTCCACCCGCTTCCGCATACGTCTAATTGCACTACGCCATTTTGGGGCTTTTGCTTATTGAATTGTTTTTCCAAATAATCTGAAAAACCTTCTCGATCTCCAGGATCGATTCCGATGATCTCGCAGGGATACTCTCCAAGGTTTACGAGATAAGTTTGCGCGGCCGCATAGTCCCATTCGACGGCTGCAACTACTTCCATTCCGGCCTGAATTACGCCCAAACTCATGCCGCCGCATCCGCAAAACAAATCGACACAGGTTGGACGCCGTTTAGGAATGGCATCCCGTGGCACGATAAGGCCAGATTCCAACTCTATAAATTCCTCTTTATGGTCGTGAGGATAGATCATTGGCCTCCTTAAAGATCCTTTGTTAATTTTATCTTTGATGTTGTATCATCACGTTATGAAACAAGGTTATGAATGGGCCATCACCAAAAGCGATGTCCCGCCGCAGAGTAAGCGTGGCGCTAAAAATGGTTATCCTTCTCACGATCGGGCTGTCACGGTCTACAGCCATTATATTTCCGGATTTACTGAAGAGGAGATCGTCGCTTTTCTTAATAGGAATGGCGAAGAGTGCAATCTTGCAGACATTGAGTGTGACCTCCAGCATGTCAAGAGCCTTCACCAAACCAGAACGCTTATTGCGCATGAGAATGACAGAAACCGTTTGCTGATTCAGCGTACCGAGGGTCAAAAGTACCGGCGCCTCTTGGGTGAATCCCTGGATATTGAAGCCAAGCAATTCTTGGCGGCCGGCCTGACTCCCACGAGCCCATTGAAAGAATACCGCGAAGCGGTTGGAATGACGGAGAAGCCGGGAGCCATCAATGTCAGCGTCAATCAGCAGAGTTTGAACATCGGTGGAGGCGAATCCCGCCAGCAGTCTGGAATCCGGAGTTCTGAAGATCTTCTTCGTACTGTAATGGATAGAATGAATGCTGCTAATACTCAAGATCAAATCCCCCAAAATAGTGAAATGGTTATTGATGCAGAGGCAACCCCGGTAGAGGAAGAAACTGCATCGGTTGATGAAATCTCCGATGAAGACGATGAAGATGTCATTCCGGATCCTGACGAATAGTTCCCCATTTCCCACAGTTGGGGCAATAATTAGACATCATTCTTAAAGTACGCTTTCCGGTCCACCCGCAATTGCTGCATTTGCATTTGAGCTTCGGTTGCCAATTTCTGCCCATAGAACCCTCCTTTATTTTTGGTTTTCACGCCCGGCCTTGTCTTTCCTCCCAAATGCATCAATGTAATCTTCGATGGGCAACGGGGTTTTATGTTTTGGAATGTATCGTTTCCCGAAATTCGGTCTTCTTCGCCTGGTTTGCTTTCGATCGTCGAATAGCTTTTCCTTCTGCATGTTCTTCCTCCCAAGTTCGAGTTTGGTCATTTTAAGAATTCCTCGATCCATTTGATTGTTAGGGCATTGGCTTCTGCCGTATCACTCTCACATAAACTCGCAAGCCAATTATAACCATCGGCTGTTTCTTCGGCATGGTCGCTACTTTCAAGGTCAATCAATTTCTTGCTGTATTTCAAGGAAGGATGAAACCCCTCTAATTCTACGCAATCGATCCTCAATAGACTGCCGATCGTAAAAGTACGGAATTCATTGCTAAGAATGGCCGTTCGGAGTTCTGCCGCGAATCCAGACGGCATAAATTGAAGGAGTTTCAATAGCGAGGCTTTTATGCTGTCGTAATCTGTATTGGTTGTCCCGCTTCCACTCCATCCGTAGCCTTCAGACCAAAATAAGTGACGACAATGATCATCTTCAAATTGCTCTTCTTCGCATATTTCACAATAGGTAAAGCGGTTATCACAGGAATCGCAGCGTTTGGTGTCCTTATAGATGAGGACTTTTTTCTCATGACACCAGGAACATGTTCCGATCTTTTGATCTTCTGTTAATTCGTCCATTGATTTAATTTCCTTTCTTCCTCAGTTCCCCGCTTAAAAGCGGAGTCTGGTCGCGTAAACCCGGTTTACACGACCAGACTTAGATTGTTCATAATTGCATTGGCATAAGCACGTACATGAATTCACGTTGTTTTGTGTCCGGCATAAAGATTGCAGGACTCTTTTTTTCTTTCTGGTACATAACTAATGGCCATGTTCCAAGCGCAGGAAGAACATAACGAGGGTCTAAAGCAATTCTGCCGGAATAGGTGGCTTTACAAGAAAATTCTTCAACTCCTTCTTCCTTGAATGAATTCTCGGCGGAAATGATTAATTTCCCTGAATCATTCCAGTTTAAAACAATGAACCAATACTTAGTGTCCAGAAGTGTGGAAAGGCGTTTAATGGCAACAAAAATATCAGGATCCGTCAGGGTTAGTGACGGTTCGCCTGGACTCGGAACTTCATTAACACTCCATAGCCTCCATGAGCTAACCCCATTGACTTTTTTCTGCTTATCATTCCTCCTCACGAGGATAGCTCGGTGTTCGTCAGTTGCGACACATTCATATTTATAATCTTTTGTTCGGGAGCCGATGTAAGCATCGCATTGCCTATGATTTTTGTTTGCAGGAAGGTGCTGGACATAACTTTTCTGAATATTCTTGGTCAACCTTTCGATGGTAGCTGCTATCTTCTTATCGATCGGCGGCTTTGGGCAACTTGGTGGAGTGTAGATTTCAAATAATTTCATCCATGGCGGATGGCAGGTATACCCGGTTTTATCGTTCCCTTTGAAATAAGCCAAAATGTCCTTTTTTTTAATCAAACATTCTGACTCTTTGATTTTTGGTTTTTCTTCAATCTCAGGTTCTTCCGCTTCAGGTTCTACAGCACGTGGCAATTGCTCCCAACCTGATTCACATTCTTTGGGTATTTGAAGACATCCCTCGTGCGGCATAGGAGGCAATTGGTGACTGATCGGTATTCTTTCAGGCGTCCATTCGGTTAAGGTTAGCATCATCGGATTAGTCCTCCGGAGTGAATTCAAGTTCGTTGAAAAAAGTTTCAGCTTGGCTATCATCTATCAACCCTTCGTCGCTTGCCGCTGCAAGATCATGGATATTAGCGTCGAAGTCTTGAATATCTCTGCCCAACAATCCTTCAATCTCTCCGAATCTGTCCCATAGGATGCATTGGAGTTTGACGGCCGCATTAACAAGCTGTCTGAATTTTAGCCTTAACTCCGGATCATTGAACGGAGGTTTAGATATTTCCTTTTTCGGTTTGCTCATGGTTTCTCTCTTTCCCCGCTAAAAAGCGGTATCACAGGCCACAAAGAATGTGGCCCGTGAAATCGCCTTTCAGTATTTTTAGGGCTTTATGTAGGCATTGCAGCCAACAGTGACTTCTTTGCCATTGATCATGACTCCGGTCTTTACGTTGCCGCGGGTGGACGCGACCACGAGGGTTTTCCCACTGGCCGATGCTACTGGAGCCTGTAATGCCAAGTTGATAATGAGCCGATTATTTGCTTCGTCGATTTTAGTAATGATATTGTCCATAATGGTTTGCTCTTTTTCCCCGCTTTAATTAGCGGACCTGGCATTCTATTCCCAGGAGCAGAATGCCAAGCTCGATAATCACTCCGGTAAAGAATCTGTTTCTGGTTCTTCCAGATCAACAATTTCGTCCGGAACTAACTCATAGGATTCAAGAGCCGCCGCGATATCGTCCAGCATCGAGGCATTAAATTCATTGAAAGGATCTAGAATAGGTTTGTCCGTATCAGGATCAATGCTTTCATACATTACTCTAACAATTCTGTCTAAAACCTCCCTGCATTCCTCATCGGTCAGTTCTTTAACTTTTTTCATAGCGTTATTCCTTTTAGGTTTGGTGTATAACAATTCAGTTGTTCTCTTCCTCCCACTTTTTTCCCATGCTTTCTGCAAGTTCCATTTGTCCGGCCGCAGTTAGAATAAAATATGCAATTCCAACAACATTTGGTTTTTACTGGTTCGGGCTTTGGATCGGGTTTTCCTCCCAGTTCTTTCCAAAGAATGTTTTGATTCCTCACAGATCTTCTGGTTTTCATAAAATCCTAATATTCGTCGAATTGTCCACGCATAAAAAGCTCTCTGGACACAGGAACGTAAAGCTCATACTTACGGTTCTGGCTTTCCGAAGGAAGCAGGAAAACATAGTTGCGGGTGCCAATATGCTTAAATCCTATAACACCTTCTTCGGTGGTATGCATTATCATGAATTCGTCGGAATGAGCCAAACGAGGCAACCCATATGATGTTGGAAGCTTCTGCAATTGCAATTCCGCTTCCAGGCATTGGAAAAGACTATGGCGCTCTTCCTTTGTCATTAGATAAGGAGACTTTGTTGTAAACCCTTTGTCTTCCATTGACGGTTTTCTTTCAGCGTCCATTTGTGGTTCCCTATCCCAATTGGTATCCATAATTATGATTTCCTCGAACAATTAGAGCATTGAAATCCCTCAAGAGATTCCGTTTCAGTCAATCGATTTGGTTTGCCGCACGTAGGGCATGGATAGCGCCGCCTGCCAGCGCCGGAAAAGTTTCTGCAATCCGGCGTCCGATCGCGCATATGATGATATTGGACAATTTCCGTTTCGCTAAGGTCAAATACTCTTGGCATTGGTTTACTCTCTTTCCCCTCGCATAAGCTAAGGTATCAGGACATAAGATTATGGCTTATGTCCTGAAATCCAAGCTATGCAATTGATTTATTCGGGTGCTCGATATGCCAACCTTCAATTCTTGAATTCACGACATTTGGTATTTGCGCTAGATTCCATTTGCGATAAGGACAATCATCATAATTGGAAATGGTTTCTGTCCACTCAATAAGACCTTCAGCGCCTATAGCCCGGCAAAAGCGGTTTACTTCCACGCCGATATCAAGCCTGTCTCCCTCCTTTGTATTGTAATAAGAGAATTTCTTTTCAATCATTTTGAGGGTTTTGGCCATTAATGCAGCCCGTTTAGATTCAGCTTCATGGATATCCCAATAGGCCACGTGATAGCCATAAGCGCCGTTCATATCGGCTGATAGATATCCTCTAAGTTCGAGGTTATCGAATTGTCCAGTTCCTTTCATACGGCTACAATTTCTCCATTTGGGTTCAGATAAAGTTCCTCCTCCTTCAAAATCGTTTTGGATTACGGAGACAATGATAATCGCTTGGTCGCCATGGCGAAGTACTGAAATCGTTTCTTCTGGACGGAGCGTAAAACTCAAATATAACTGTGGACGCCGTTTTTTATTATCCATTGGAAGCCTTTGTTTTTTCACTACCCGGCGCCGGAAAGGCTAAATTTCTAAGTTCAGGGTTCAGGTAGCAATCGCGGAGATACAAAACATTTGTGTCAAAATCGGTTTGTGTCGCGGTTTCTGCATTGATATTTGCAGCAACCTTTGGAATAAGGTCGTCAATCTTTTCGGCTACATCATGCAATGCCTTTTCGGAAAAGCGTTTGAGCTCACATAATAGGCTTCGCGTACCTGAGAAAAGCATAAAAGACTCCGAGGTAAAACCGGATTGAGTCTTTTCTAATGTCACCGGCGTAATGGAAATAAAGATTCCCCTTCGCACTTGTTTATTAGTAGCGAAGCTGATTCCTCCTTTTGTGTAATAGAGTTCGACCTTGATCGTTTTGCCTTCAGGAGCCGCATAATAAGCCATGCGTTCTTTGGATCGATTGCACGGTTTGAAATGTTGTAGCATTGGCTTGCTCTCTTTCCCCTTGATTAATTCAAGGTATCGCCTGCCAATGAGCATTAGCAGGCGAAATCCAGAATTAGACAGGCAATGCGCCAGAATCGGCAAAGCTGTAATATGAAGTTTCGCCGATGATTATATGATCCAATACTTTGATTGCTAAAGTTTTGGCGCTTGCCATAAGCTTTTCTGTGCAGTCTTTATCTTCTATACTTGGCGCTGGATCTCCCGAAGGATGATTGTGCAGGAAAAGTACAGCCGAAGCCTGTAGTCGTACGGGAGTTGAAAATACGTCACGAGGATGAGTAACGGACATATTAAGAGAGCCTCGGCTCACAACCTCATAGGACAAAATACGGTTTTTCGAATTGACCATGACACAGATAAAAACCTCAACTCGTTCGGGATTGATTAGAGGATGGAATATGTCAAAAACGTCTTGACTGTTGTATATCTTTCGAGTCTCGCCTATTTTCTGGCGAGTAAGGTATTTGATTTGAACTTCCTTGATTGCAGTTCCAATGGTGATCGGTTCCATTGTAGTTATCTCTTTCTCCCTGGTTAATCCAAGGTATCGCGTGTAAACCGGGTTTACACGCGAAATCCAGAATGAATCAGGCAATCCATTGTTCTAGTGTAAAAGCATCCTGACAGGAGCCAATATATCTATTGTCTTTCGTCCGTCCGGAAAGGTGAATCTTTTCGCCACAAATAGGACATAATCCGGATTTCTCAATCCGCGGAGAGAAATATACTCCTCTACGTTCCAGCACGAGGCCAATAGGGAATTGATCGAACGATTTCCAAAGGCTCAAAGTTTCCAGCACAATTTCAGCAATGAATTCCTTGTTTTCTTCTTCTGGATCGCTTGGGGATATGAAGCCAGAAGCCTTTAGAGATTTTTCGATGAGTTTGGTTACTTGTTCGAGGTTAATATCCATTTCGGCAATGCAAAAGGTAGTGGTTCCCTTATGGGAATCGAAACCGATTAAGGATCGCTTGCAGCCGCAAACACCGTCAACGTCTTCGCCATCGCAATCAAAGCCATAACGTACTAATTCGCCATCATTCGTAAAGCTGAAATCATTAGACCTTTTCCCTTGCTGTTTTGTTGTGGCAACCAAGACGCGCATAAAAGCCTCCATTAAAATGTGATAGTTGTTGACTCTTCGTAAATCATGCAACCAATTTGTGAGCCCTTTAAAACTCGAAGGAGCTTAAAATCTCCGTGAATATTTGGGAAATTAGATTTAAAAGCCAGAATAGATTCATCAATACCGCAAGTTCCTGGACACCAGAACGGAGAAGCAAAACCGTCTGCGTCTACAGCATAAGAATCTTGTGCTTTGATTGCTTCGTGCATTGTTCTGCCTTGAGAGTATTTGTATTGGGACATTAAAGAATTCGCCATTGTCTGGTATCCTCATCAAAATATTCGATCGTGGTGCATCCTGCGTTAGGCGCTCCAAAATCGTCTAAAGGCCCAAAAGCGTTATTATCGTCTGCGGTATCATTGCGTCCGATGTAATAAATCATTCCATCATCATCGGACATTCGGAACTGATGTTTGAGCTCTGAACCATCGCCTGAATATGTCCCTGGTCCCAGGAGCCCCTTAGCATTGGCATTCGTACCTTCTGGCCTATTCGGATCGGCTGTAAGGTCTTTGTCAATTATCCATGGCATTGGTTTGCCTCGTTCTTAGGAATTACAGGAGAAACGTAATCAGGCGAATTGACGACAAACCGCACAAGAAGATCAATGAGCTTGCGATAATCATCCATCCCGGCGGAGAGAAGTTTATGAAGAAAATCCTTATAATTGAGATATTCCGCGAAAAGATTGATTAAGACGTGTTCGGCGTCCGATTGTATGCTTTCAGCCAGACAGGCAGGGCAGTAATAATCCCAATAATTTTCATTGTCATTAATATGGTGTGTTTGGATAACATAGCCGTCAGCCTCTAATGCTTTTCGAAGAGTGGTAAAGTAGGCCGGGTAATCGGATTGAGGCATAAGATATGTGTGGTTAGGATCGGTAATCTTTTCTTGAGATTTTTCAGCAAGCCAATTGCCAGTTTGCAAAATCCGGCGCTGAATTGCGTCAACTCTCTCTCGATGCACTAAGGCACAAGCTTGTGCAATCAAACAAGCGTGAACAGCCGGTTGCAATTTCTGTGATAATTCTCTCGGTCCCATCATAGAATCACTCCTTATTCGTAATGACGATCGCCAAAAGACTCTTCTGGCAGACTGTCAGAAACGCACACATAAAATTCAGATTCGCCATCAGGTTCAGGCAGAAAAGAATCATCAAGACCACGAGCTTCGAGCCATTCCGTTTGTCTCAAGCAATGGTCGCCATAAGCCTTTCTATCCTCGATAGTCAATTCATTGGCTAAAGTTTCCACTTGTGATTTTGCAGCTTCAGCTTGTTCTAGAGAAGGGAAACGCTGATAAGCGACTATGCGCGTATCATGACCCCACCAACCTCCTTCTTCAGGCCCACCGTAATAGGGAATATTTTCCATGAGGGAAACATAATAGCCTTTCGGCTGGATCGCTTGCTTACAGACCTGATTAAAAGATTCCTGTAAATAGCTTGCCATAATTAAGCCTTTCGATAATGATTGACACATTTCGGACACAGCCAGAACTTAACAAAATCGTCGATGCGATAGCGCGAATGTGCTTCGTTTTTACAACCTGCCCGGCCATGACAATTCAGAGCTTCACATTCACATTGGTAATAGTGCTTAACGGTTGATGGAACGGTAAAGACTCTTTCAACTTTCATTTTGTCCTCAATATTGTGCGAAGTGGGAAACCCGGCCAGCTTTTGCGAATGCAATTATTTTTGCTCCGATATGCACCGAAAATTTGAATTCAGGATGATTAGAGGAAAGCTCACGAGCACAAGAGAGAGCGTCACGCTTATTTGTGCGAAAACAGACAGGTTCAAAACGATAGGTATCATTTGGTGCGAGGGGCAAATATCGTTTATAGATGTCGTATCTCATTGGGTTAGCCTTTCGATGCCCAAAAGGGCGAATAAGCAAAAGGAACTTCATACCATTGAGTATTGGTTACAGTGTGAATGAAAATGCTGGCAATGTTTTTCTGGAGTGGATATCTGGACAAGATTGCCATTGTCTGCGGATTTCGAGGAAAGTATAAATCGCTTTCATGATGATCAGTCTCAATGCCATTAGCTTTTAAATCAGCATAGAGGGAATTTTTCATAAAACGCTCCTAAGCTTTAGAGAGATTCAATTCGGAAGCCTGCCCATCCTCGTAAGAAGTACAGGAGGACAGGACAACAGATTTCGAATCAAGATCGATAACAAGGAGCCCTTCATTCTCAAAAGGCAGAATACTGCGGACAACAACAACACGCCGATTGAAATAGACAATTACGATATCGGAGCCGCTGTAATCTTCTAATTGCTCCATGGCAGAATCATATTCATCTAGAGGAACTGGCGTTTCATTGTCCTGTGCATCCTTGCGAAGAGCTTCAAGAATGATAGGGGCAAAGAATTCATTAGATTCAGTTTCATTGGCAAAGTCTGGCAATGTAATCATTGAAATATCTCCTTGTTGTCTAACGGCTTTCGGTTTGGGTGTGGAGTCTTGGGAAAGCATAACTTTTTTATAACACGAATTGAGAAATACTGTCAAGTAAAAAGTGAAAGTATTTCACAGAAAAATAAAATCCAATTGAATCTCCATGGATAATGACGATATTCTGATAGACAAATGGAATAAACCGGGTTTACACGAAGGAGCGCAAGATAATGGCAAAGGTAAGAACGATTGCGAGTCTGGATCGTAGGAAACTGACGCAGCGAATAGTGGATATGACAGGCATGAGCCGAAGGGAAGCAGAGAACGCGATAAACGCGGTGGCGCTTGGAATCGGGACATATTTGCAAAGCCTCATCAGGGACATTCCGGAGGAAACGCAAGGCATGGTAAATATGATGGGATTCGGAACATGGAAAGTGAAATATACACGCCGCGGGCGCCGATCGGCATGGAGGGACAGGAACGGAATGCCGCAAAGACCTGCGACACTGCAATTAATATTTAGCCCAGGCGCCAGACTCCTGGAAGAGCTCAAAAAAGCCAATGCGCCAATAAGGGCGAAGTATCAAAAGGAATATCGGCCTGCCAGGGATGCATACATTGCAAAAGGGCACCGTGATCCAATAGCGCCATGGGACAAACGCCAAGACAGGAATCAGCCGCCACTAAGACAATCGGTAATCGACGAAATAAACGAAATAGAAGCACAGCCTGGTGGACAGATCCCAGTAAGGGAAATCAGGACGATCGACGAAACCGCGGTAATCATGGATACTCGAAAAATCATGGACAATCTGCCATGGAATTCAGAAGAACAGCCAGCGCCGCCGGCCAATGAATCACAAGCAATCGAAATATATCAGGATCCAAATAATCAAGACGCTTATCAGCTTCGCCCAGGTAATACATCTATCAATGAAAAACCCGAAGATCAGGCAGACAGAATCTATGAACAATTCTGTGGACCAAACCCTAATGACAAAATCAAGACTTATAACAATCCAGAGGATGCACTAAGACGCGCTATCGAGCTAAAAGCCAATAAACCCGTAAACAGCGCCCAGGATGCAATCAACACAGAAAGGACGCCGTAAAACCCTCGTATAATCGCTCACAATCAATTTTTACAGGCAAAGCCTTGTCCCAATACCTGCAAAATCGCATACGAGTGAAAGGATTTCACATATAAAGGTAATTCGCCCTACTCATGACTCAATTGCACTATGACGCGCTATCAACACATCATCGGCAATGGATCACAAAGATGAAAGCACACTTCATTAAGGCGACGATTTTATCCATGGAAGAAAGTGATACATTTTGTACCACTTCGCCACCAAACCCGAAAGGGCGAGGAAACTTGATTGTGATATCAATGAACGCGCTGTTCCAGCCCTCGGAAAATTGGCCCTAAAATGCGCCACAAATGTAAAGGTTACAAAATGTCCTTTTGTCAACTTGAATTACACAGAAGGCAGGAAATGTAATGGACGCAATGAGATACAGCCGCATCGAGCAAGGCAAGGTTTTTAAGGCAGCTCGAAACTGCGACCGCGGCGATCGACGAGGGGCGCCGGGTAGGTCGCGGAGGCGGCGCCCGGCACCCCTCGAGTATAGTATCTAGTTGCGATATGTACGCGTCAAATTTTTTCTCTCCCTACCGTAAAAGTTAACATTATTCACACAGAAATAGGTTGACAAACGGGGAAAGTGACTTATATTCACATATACGTTCACATTTCTTACAAAGGAGTTTGGGATGAAGATCATAGAACCACCGAAGCCGTGGCCGAAGGGGGCGAAACTGGCGGTATATGGGGCGCAGCAGCCGGAGTACTTGCCGTTGCCGGCGTTGAGGATGGGGGATGCGTTTGGGACGGTGAGGAGTTGTTGGTCGTTTGGGTGGCGGGACAGGCTTCGGGTGTTGGTGAGTGGGCGGGTGTATTTGGATTTGATGACGTTCGGGGATGATATCCAGCCGCAGTTGATGCATCACGGTGAAGTGGAAGTCCAGGAATACGTTGATGGAGGGCGGCATAATGAGGAAATGTCCTGAATGGGCAGTCATTGTTTTATGGATAGTGGTGGCGTGCTTCGGGTTTCCGACGCTGGCGATATTGGTTTGTGCATGGATTGAGTATCTTGGTGGGCTGTTCGGGACAAAATGAACGGGGCGAAGATGTGGGCATATTATCTGGTAAAAGTCAACGGGTCTCATACGGGTCTTGTACGGGCCTGGATGGAGGGGGGCGAAGAAGATGAGCAATCCAACGGTTAAAGATATTGTCGGAGCTTACCTGATTTCAAAAGGATATACGGGATTGTATTGTCCCGACGACGATGAATGCGCATGTGATTTAGAGGAATTGATGTGCTGTAGCGAGTATCCGTTTGAAAACAATCCGGCTCTTTGCCAAGCAGGTTATAAGGCGGCGTGCGATTGCGGCGATCATAAGTACCACATACTGGAGAAAAAGCCATGATCGATTATATTTTCCTGGCGGCTTGGGTAATATGCGGGATTCTGAATTATGGGTGGGCATATGCCTTCCAACAACGGGAATTCCCTACATTGGCTGAGAATGATGCAGTATGCGACCGCAACTTTGCCATTTTTATAGGTTTAATGGGACCGTGTGCGTTGCTGGCACTTATATTGACGAAGGCGTGGAAGCACGGTTGGATGTGGAGGCGGCGATGATCGCAGATTGGATTGTAATGGGCGGAAAGCCGGGAGAAACATCATATTGCATACGGTGTGGAGAGGGATTGCGCCTTTCACTTCCGCAACGTGTTGAAATTGTGACAGCCGCCTTGAACGCATTCGTTAAAATTCACTCAAAATGCAAGGCCGGGAACGAGTATAAAGAATCAGTTACTCATCCATCGGAATGGAGAGCCGGGAGAGATACCGGAACAAGCTCTTTGACTATATATGATGCCGTTACCGGAAACCGTTCAGGGCGTCATGATATCCCTTATGATCCTGCCGATTTCGGAAGGTGTTATCGGTTTCTAAAACTCTTCCCCGCTTTTAGGGATGAACTTCATAAAACAGTAAAACTTTGTTCTCGGTGGAAACCGTTTGTTGAAGCCTGGGACGAGCTCACAGCACTATATGAAGAAGAACTTCCAAGTGGCAGATGCCCAAAGCTTTATGACAGGATGAAGCAATTAGAAAAACCTTTATATATTCCGTAATATGAGGATAAATGAATTGCCCAAAGTGCGGGGTCGAGGGGCCGGAACCTGGCGAGAATGAGCATATTCACGTCGATGCGCAATATAGGATCTGCTTGTTTTGCGGGTGCAAGTGGTCGGTGTGGCAACTGTTGGAGAATCAAGGTTTACGGGATAGGCTCAAGGCGGCCGAAGATTTATTGAAACGGTATTATGAACGGGAACCGGGGATAGCGATTCCTACAGAGAAATATTTTGACAAGTGGAAGGGGGCTCCATGCGACGAATCCGAACGTGGTTAAAGAGGTATTTGGGGATTGAGTTGCTGTTGTCCAGGATAAAGGCTAGATCCCGACTGATTGCCGAGATCGAGGTTCGGGTCCTGGCGCTAGAAATTGTTATGATTTTGTTGAAAAAAACAATACACGAGGTTGCGGAGTTGCTGGAGAAAATGCTTCTTTATCAGGAGAAGGCGCAAGCGCAGGCCGGCGACAAAATTAAAAAGGCTGATCAGCGGATTACGAGCTTGGAGACGTTTGTCCAGGACATTGTTAATCTTGGGGTCGATGTGCATTTCAAGACGCCTCACATGATTTTGATTTATACCCGGCTCGGTGGCGGACAAATTCGGGAGATTGAGGCGCAATTCGAAGATTTGAAAGCCCTGGACGAATTTGTAAGAGAACTGCGGACGCGGTTCCGGACGAACAATGTCACAGTCGACATGCCATTTGGCTTACGCGGGATGTGGCAGTAATAGGGATTTTCATGGAAAGGTGATGTCCATGGACAATAAGAAGAAGATGATCTTGGCTCTGAAATTTGCTTTGTGGTGCTGGATATTCAGCTTTATGTGCTCCGTCAACGAGCTTGCCGGGGTAATCAGCACCGGAAGCGTCCTATTATTGGTGTTCCAATTCATCGGGATAGGCTTCGTCTCCTATTTTTTGGGCAAAAAACTTTAGCATGTCCATGGATATGCGCGTTTCACGTGAAACTGGGGTGTATATGAATAAAGAGAGAGCTAATAGAGTCACGAATGTCCTGGAATCCAGGATTATCAATATCAAGGTACAAATTGCGACTGCAATAGCGGAGCGTTCTAAAAAGCAAGATGCCCTGGAGATCCTGAATGCGTATATCAGCGGCTTGGATGAAGAAATAAAGGATTGCCAGGCGGCTATTTCCTTCATCCTGGAATCGATCGATACCCCACCGACCACAACATGTAGTGGTGGTCAGGGTAAAAAGTGAAAGAAATGGTCGGAATCCCCGGTCAGAGACTTGAAAAAGTGAAGTCTCTTGTGGTCAAAAAGTGAAAGGAGTCCGGTTTGAGAGTGCAAATTATAGATGGATGGGATAGGGCGGGAAAAACCGGAGAAACCATTGGCCCCGATGTAATGTTCGGACAGCTATGGACCCCAGTCAAGTGGGATGACGAAGATGATCCCGATTGGCACCAGACGGAGGGATTAAGGAAGTATAAGGCCATGACGTTGACGCTGGTTTATTTGGACGGTAATGAGCATGAGGTTTTTGGGCGGCCGGAGTGGGTCAGAAAGTACCCTCCATTCATTAAAACTAACGATAAAATTTTTGAATTTTCCGGATTTGGACCGACTAGTAAAAAAATCGTCTACCGGGAAATAAAGGTGGTTCCGTTGTAGGGAAATTATGGAACAATTTTTGATATCAATCGAAAATCATTCAGATACGGCGCTATTCCTTGCATTAGTTATTGTGTTCGGCGTTGGGCATTTGATCAATTGCTGGAGATCGAGGGAACAATGATCTGTGAAAGGCATGGGACCGAACTCAAAGTGCATTACGAATCCGAGTTCTGCCCCCTTTGCTCCGATCAGGATAGGATGTGGAAACATGCGATGGAGTTTCAGAAAGCGCGTCAGATTGGACACAAGCCAAGGTATAAATACCGGACCCGGTACGAAACCATGCAAATCAAAGGCGAAATCTGACGATTGGCAAGGGATCACCTGGTTTATGATTCTCGCTTATGGCGCAATTGAATGCCTGGCCTTTCTGATAATCGCGGTCGCCTTTGCGTGGATGATTATTAATTTGGCAAACGAGTAACAAGGAGAAATACGATGCCTGTGGTTGCGATTTTACAAATTCTGAGTTTTTTGTGGGGAATGGCCATAATGTTATTCCTGATCAAAGTATGTGAAAAGGATAAACCTGAATGCCGCGATCGAAACCATGTCGGCCTCGAAAAGATCATTAACAAATTTGGCATGGGCCAGCATATCTTTCCCGATCCTGATCTCGAGCAGGATGTGGCGTTTCTGGCGATGGTGATTGAAAATCAACATAAGCTTATCAACGAATTTAGGGAAAAGGAGGGAAACCATGGATAAACCTTACAGACTTCTCGTGCAAGTCATGAAACTTTGCAATGAAGCTACTCTTCCCACTTATGGGCGCCGCGGAGACGCCGGCATGGATCTTTATGCGCTCACTTCCGGAGTCGTTCCCGCCGGCCTGCGCTGGATAATCAGAACCGGCATTGCCCTAAAGATTCCGGCCGGCTATGTCGGCCTGGTTTGGGGGCGCAGCGGGATTGCAACCAACAAGGGAGTCTCGGTATTGGGCGGCGTCATCGACTCCAATTATATTGGGGAGGTCTTTGTCACCCTACAGAACAATGATCCCTCCATCCCGTTTATATTCGCCGCTGGCGATCGCATTGCCCAACTGCTGATCCAGCCAATTTACGAAGCAGTTCTGGAAGAAGTCGACAAGCTGGAGCCGACCAACCGCGGCGACGGCGCCCTTGGGAGCTCAGGGAAATAATATGGAACAATTAATTCTGATTTTAAGCATTAGCGCTGCAAACCTTATATTCATACTATCCCTCCGGTGGGTTATAAAATTTGCATCCGGGCGCTCCACCAGGAAATTCACATGTTTAAATAGTATGACTGTCATGAAAAACCTGGAGGCAGGTCTCAGAAAAGCAACCGAACAGGCCAAAAAAGACAAGGATAACCGGGATTATTTCCGGAAAGAATACGAGAGATACCAAAAAGCTTATGAGAAAAGTTCTGAGGACGTCGCACAATTCGAGAGCGCCCTCAACATCCACGAAAAATATGAGCAAACAGTCTCCGAGGCAGGCCAACTTGCAAAAAAGGAGTCAACATGGGGGATATAATGTTGCGTAAAATTTCTGAAGAAGTTCAACGGGCTTTTGAAAAATCGGATCCGGAAAAATATCGGGCAATATTAATTAAAATGGACGGCGCCATGCGCTATTTCGGCAAATGGCGCGAAGTAGCCGAGCAAAAAGACGCGGAAATCAATAAATTAACCGCCGAAAAAGAAATCATGTTGCGCAACAATTCTAAATTGAAACAGGAATTGAGCAATCTGGAAGATGCCAACTACGTCCTGTATAACCAATTCTTAGAGATTGAAAAATCTATTCAGTGGCTCTTCCCTGACGTCTTCGAGGTTGAAAAAACCAGGCTTCGTCAAACCCCGGAAGGTTATACTATAGACCATGGTCTAAATTCCGATGAAATGGATCAACACGTGAATCAGCGCGGAGTGAAACCCATCACTCTTTGCGAAATGGCAATCTATTTATTTCAGGAGCTTCACACAATCAGAGCGACGATTGGAGGGAATCCGAACCAAAAAATTAACCGGCTCGAGCAGAATATTACCGATGCCCCTATTATAAAGGAGAACTAAGCATGCTCGATTATACAGTTCCGTTGGAAGGTTATAAACTGGCTCATTTTCAGGAGTCTACATCATCGTTTGGAGTTATAGGGGTACAGGTATTCGTTAAAGTGAATCCTGAACGCGATCTCACTTCCGATGAGAAATCTGTAATTAGGCGTAAGTGTGATGAGATCGAGAAGGTGATTGCCAAGGAGACTGTCAGCCGGGATCCGCAACGTGCAGAAAATAGGAAAATCGAGAAAGCGGAAATTATCAGACTCTTCCCGCAGCCGATTTATGTTGAGGAGATTCCAAATGGTTACTGTTCCGATTGGTGCTGCCAGGATAAGCCCTGGTTCAAAGTAACGACTTCAATCGGCCGATTCATTATCGGGTGGCGAAAGAACGTGATCAACATCGACTGGTCGGAAACAATCGTAAAAGACAAAGGGAAAGACATCTTTCCTGATGTAAAGAGCACAGTCGGAGAAAAGAATATCCATGCCTGGAGCTACTTAGACGCCGGGAAATTCATTGCGACATTGATTGCCAAAGGAGAAAAGGAGACCAATGCATGAAATTGTTCAAGTTTATCCGGGACCGATTCCATATTAAGCGCGATAAAGATATTTTTGATTTCATCGACAAAGAGCAGTGCAACAATAACCGCCGCTTCTGGCTTGGAGGCAAAGGCCAGGCTAGAGCCCATGTAGACAGAAGCGCGGAAAGAAACAAATTCATGAATGATTTCAAGAAGAAATGGCATGAAGAAATGGCGCCGGATTTGGGAGAATACCTGGCCTTGACGACTGTAAAAGAGACTGAGGATGGGAAACTTGGCTTTATAACTCTTCTCGATCCGCTTTTTCTTCAAAGCATGTCTTTGGAATCCCAGGCCAAAACCTATAGTGTTCTTGCCGGGTTCTGGAGAATGATGGCTAAAGAAGCAAAATCGGGCAGTCAAAGAACAGAGTCAAAAGAATCGATGATTCAGTAGGAGGAATTTTTGAAAGTCGTTAGTGAAGAACATCCACTTGTGATTCATCCCGGACAGGAGACAGGAATTGAGATTCCTGACAAATATAGGAATATGATTCAGGATGCGGTGGAGCAAGAGAAGATTATTTGGACTAAACAGATGAATCTTGATCCTCCTAGCCCAAACTTAGAGCGCCTTAAAATCACAGTTATGGCAGACGCGTTAGAACTCTTCGAAATCATTCTGGATTGGTCTATAGTGCCGGCGCCCTGGTACTGGAAATTATGGCATAGATTCAAACGCTTTTTCACTTCCGGGAGTAAAAATGCAAGCATTCCTGATTTATAGGTGCCAATTATGCGGAGAGCATGAAGATATTGGTCCAGTGGAGATCACGGAACCTCCAATACTTACAAATGTGCGGCCTCCGGAAGGTCTTACAAGAGAGGCAATCTGGCATCAGTGTTATAAAAAGGCCGACTTGAACCTAAAAATGTGGGGAGTTTGCAAATTCGTCGGTATGCGCGAAATAGCACCGCCGAAAGAGGAAGAAAATAAAGACTCCAAGAGTGTGGGTGGTGGTTTCAGTATTGAGTTGTCACGGTTTAAAACCATATGAAGACTCCAAGAGTGTGGGTAATTGAGAAATTTTCTCGCGGCGCCTGGCGGCCGACCGGGAACGCGTTTCTTACTAAATCTGCTGCGGAAGCAGTATGCAGTATGAAGCGAGATGATGTCGTTAAATATCGTCTAAAGCTCTATTATGGGATAACAGACCCCTATAAAGACAAAAAATGGCTGGAAATTCAGCAAAAAGCGAAAAATTTGAGATATGCAGTTGAAACGCTTCTGGATTTCGACTTTTCGGAACAGGGGGTTTGGGATCCACATTTTGTGAGCGCACGTGATCGCTTCAAAAGTGCGAGAATTTTGGTAAAAAGAACAAAAATTACGGGAAAATACAGCAAAAAAGCGGAAAAGAGCGAAAAAGAGCAAAAATCTCGTGCCTCCAGGCGCGCAGGGAATAATGGGTTAGCAAAACCAGCCCCAAATACTAACCCACAAAATGAACTCTTCCCCGGCAGGGTTCTCGGTGGAAAAAGGGCAGAATGGGATAAGAGAAAATATTATGAATAAAATAACAGACCCGGCAGAAATATTTATAGAAGCCTGTGACACGATTTATAAATTGGCGCGGGATATTATTACTTTAGAAAAATTCCTATTAGTTAAAATTAAAAAAACAGGAAAGGCATATCAGGAAGTGGGTGCGGCTCTTGATGATCTCCAGAAATGCAATACTGAAATTATAGCGGTTTCTAAGAAATATATTGCCGCCTGGGACAAAATGACAGAGGTTACAAAGAAAATGTATGACTGAAAAAATGGAATTAACCCATTTCTTTTCTCTTAACGAGATTGCGCCCAATAAACATGAACTCACAGTTTTTGATCAGGAAGCCTTCGGGAGCAAAAGAATGTGCGGCGCGTCTGTTTTCTTGACCGATGATGAAATTGCAGACATAACAATATCTGTTTTTGGAGTGGATCCTCGAAAAAGGAAGAAAAATGGAATCAATCGTCGAAAAAGCTAAAGTGCTGGCCTCTCTGTGGCACACTGGGCAAGTACGGAAATACACCGGGGAACCTTACATAAATCACTGTAAGGAAGTTGCCGAAATTCTCAAGGAATACCACGCCAGCGAAGATCAGATCGCTGCCGGCTGGCTGCACGATACCCTTGAGGATACCGAATTGCTCCTGGATGATTTGATTCAATTGGACCCTCATGTAGCCAGTTTGGTAGCGCAACTGACTCATATCACCAAACCAGAGGACGCCAAACGCAGCATTCGTAAAAGAATTGAGAGAGACCGGCTTGAATTTGTTTCAGGAGAAGCTCAGACAATAAAGTACGCAGATATTATTTCCAATACCGCGTCGATCGCCGAACGGGATCCAAAATTTGCCAAAATATATCTTGTTGAGGCGAAGGCACTCCTGAGAGTTATGAAATATGGATATTCAAAGCTTCGTGAAAGAGCGAAAGAAGTTGTTCATCAAGCCGAGGATGCCGTTAAAAAGGAGGCATCATGCAATACCAAACAGTCAAAGTAAAATTAGCGTCTAGTTGCCGGCCATGGCGACTCAATCTAGAAATCCGTATTTGTCCTATTTGTGGAGATAATGGCGATGTTGAAATCCGGCTGGTTGGTCGTCGTGCGTGTTGTTCGTGGATTACGGAATGCCATTGCAAAGTTTGCGGGGAAAAATGGTACGAATAGGCATTGGCGGAAAGTAATTTCAAAAACAATTACAAAAGAGGAACTTGAGATAATCAGGGCGAAATACGGACAAAAGGGGGTAGATGCATGCATCGGAATTTACAATATAAGCATAAGCCCTTGTCCGTCATGTCATCGTTCAGGGTGCATTCTTGCGGCCGCCCATAAAAATAGAAATATTACTTATTTCCGTTGCGATCTGTGCGGTATTGAGTGGAAGAAAACCTGGGATATATAAATGACGAAAACCTATTTTGACATGGGGCGAAGGTCTACAGACGTTCCTATTTTTACGGATAAATATTTTACTAAAACTGAGGTTCACGTCGATCCTGCATTGCCTTACTTTGGCAGGAGTTGTTTATCTGCGACCGCGATTGAAACGATCCTGGCGGCGCAAAAAGAAAAAATGGATAAAACAATCTCGGAAATGGCTGGAAATATATACGCTGAATTTTCAAAAGTTAGTGAGGAATATTTGTATGGTGCCGGGAACCAGGCCAAGCCCGACAAGATCTACACCGGCACGGGTCCGATCATTGATATTGATCCGGAAGATTACCGCGTAGTTGAAGAAACAAAACTTATAAAAGGTTAGGAATATTAATAAGATGTTTGCTTTTATGGAAGGGGGGTTATATATTGGGTATACTTTATTATGGTCGTGTTGGTGAAATAGAGTTCTATAAAACACGGGTATGGTTATTGTGCGGGTCTCCTGTTTGGCGTAATCGGGGGCTTATGCTCGAGAGAGTGGATATAACCGATGAGATTCAAAGGGGAGATCATATCTGCTACCGAGGAGGAGATCACGTTCTGTGGACTTCGGGCGCTTATCCGAGCGAATGCACAGATGTTCATATCCCGTTGACAAAAAACCCCTGTGAACGGCCGGCTTGGTGGAAACGGTTTCTGTTGCGCAGGTTAAAAGCGCCAAAGGAATGGATGCAATGATTTCAATATTCAGTCGTAAAAAAACAACTCCGGACAAGCAGGAAGTGGTGGAGATTGTTGCTGAGGTTCCAGCGGGAGAATTTCCTCTTCCGGGAGGAGCCAGTCACATGTCGCACTTCCTTTATAACCGAATCCTGGAAGGAATGGCGCAAAGGTATATCGAAATGAATTACAACGAGACCGTTGCAGCTCTCAAACCTCAGACTCTTGCGATGGAGATCCAGCGCCAGGCTGCAATAATAATTGCGCAGAAGATGGTGCAGCAAATGATAGAAAGTCTTAGACATTAGGAAGGTTATATGATCTCAATATATGGCGCAAGCGATGATCTGGTCGAGGTCGAAGGGGATGTTTCGGAAGAATTCAACCATTACGATTCGGAAGAAGAACCATGTTATTTGGCTTTTTCTGACGGAACTCTTTTGAAAGTCCAGTATCTTGAGGGAGTTTGGCGAATATTCCTTATGGCAAAGGGTCGTTGCAATAGCAAGCTCGAGCAATGCATGTCCAAGGACGGCAGTGACCATGCCTATCTGACTGGAGAAAAGGTTACATGGGTTGTTTGCGGTAAATTTGCAGCCCTGAAAAAATAAAGGAAAATATGAAAGCCGACGAATTAACCAAGCTTTTATTTGATCTTGGCATGTATGACGTCGACGCCGCTGAAAAGCTCAATGTGCGGCCGGAGACAGTCTACAAATGGATGAATGGGAAGAAACGCATACCCGATCATTATGCAAACATCATCAATGGATGGAGAGAACCCAATGCTAAAAAACAATCCGGCGCAGAAGGAAAAGAAGTATGAACGGAATCCTCGACATAAGATTGTCGTCACAATCGGAACAGGGAACGAATATTGCACGAGTTGTCCAAAGTTAACTCCAAGTGGGAATCTTTCTGTGCCTATGTGCGAACAATTCAGAAAGACTCTTGAGGTAAAGTACCGCGGCCCTGCCCGTTGTGATGATTGCCGGCAGGCTGAAAAAGATTTGTTGGAAATTAAAAACCTCAGTCGAAAAGAAGGGTCCGATGTTGCTTTCTTCCGGGCAAACTCTGACAGGATGTAAGAATGCCGCGGATCAGGGAACAGCCATGCATCCCTTTTGCGTGGCTGTCCGCGGCAGAATTGGAGTGATGTATGGCTTTTCCGAAACAGGTGATAGTCGTCGAAGACGAGGATGAACCTGATATTTTGGGGAATTATATACTTGACTACCATGGAATTCCCAAAGGATAGAAAATGAAAGACTTGTTCGGCGATAAGGTGGAACGGGCGATTGAACTCCTACGCACGTATCAGCCCAAGGATGGGCCGTATTACGGGTGTTTTTCAGGCGGGAAAGACTCTTGCGTTATAAAGGAAATTGCGCGACTTGGTGAGATTAACGTGGTTTGGCATTACAACGTTACCACGATTGACCCGCCGGAGCTTTGTCGATTCATAAAGAAACACCATCCCGATGTGATTTGGGTGAAGCCTAAAGTGCCATTTTTCGAGGCGGCAAAAACAAACGGCTATCCAACCTTTCAACATCGATGGTGTTGCAAAATATACAAGGAGTCTAGTACGCCACGCGGCTCTGTGATGATTTTTGGAGTAAGAGCGGCAGAGTCCAAACGCAGAGCGAAGGCATGGAAAGAGGTCACTGCCCACACAAAAACCCAGCAATACGTAGTTTCGCCGATCGTTAATTGGGAAGACTACGAAGTATGGCAGTTTATTAAATCTAGGAATCTTCCCTATTGTTCGCTGTATGACGAAGGATTTTCACGTCTTGGCTGTGTGGGATGCCCCATGGCTAGTAATAAAATACAGCAATTTAAGAGATGGCCACATATTGAAAGGGCGTGGATGGGATTATTCGACTATCTCTACGCCAAAAAAGAGCGCAAGGGATTTACCTCGGGCAAAGAAATGTTTAACTGTTGGCTTCTGAACAAGCCAACGCCAAAAGATGAAGAATGCCAAGGCATTTTGGATATGTACTCATGATTGTTTTTTCTTACGCCGCTCTCGGCGTATGGTAGTCAAGTATATAATTCCCATATTTTGCTCGTAGCCGAAGGTTTGGTAGACATCGATCCAGGGAAAGAATACGCAGTTTATAAACTCGATAATGTCAAATTAAGAAAATTCAGAAAAAAGCGGAAGGGATCCACCGAACCGATCCCTGATTTAGAAGGAGATGATGATGAATATTAGATTTTTTGTTCCTGGGATACCTCAGACTGCCGGCTCAAAAAAGGCTTTCAGGCATCGATATACCAAAAAAATCATTGTCAAAGATGACAATGAAAAAGGCGCCGCCTGGAGGCATACTGTCCAATGGGAAGCCAAACGTGAAATGGCAAAAGGTATAGAAATATTCAAAGGTCCCTTAGCCGTCACCTTCACATTTATGCTTCCGAGACCTAAAGGGCATTTCGATAAATATGGCCGGGTGAAAAAATCGGCCCCAATATATCCGGTGGTTAGGCCGGATGCGCTGAAGCTTTCCCGGGCGGCCGAAGATGCTCTTACAGGTATTTGCTGGAATGACGATTCACAAATTGTGATAGAGCGTCTTATTAAAGAATATTCCGATGGAACTGCCGCCGCTGGATGCTTGGTTTTTATACAAAAAATGGAGAGTTGAAATGCAAGAACGCCCGATCCTTTTCAGTAGTCCAATGATCCGAGCAATTCAAGAAGGTCGCAAGGGACAAACTCGAAGAATCATGCAGGTTCAACCTCCGGGAGATGGTTATACCTTGTCTCGGTTAATGGATACTACCGATTCGAACTTGCGCCGGAATAAGGATAAACACCATTGGATAATATTAGATGGACTTAATGTCCTTGATTCAGATAGCAGATATTTTAACTGCCCATATGGCTATACCGGAGATCAGCTTTGGGTGAGAGAAACTTGGTGTAGCCCTGATCGCCCTATTATTGGTTATGCGGCCGATTCTAAGTGTGGCGCGTGGATCAATGATGGAGATGGCGGCCGGATATGGCTGGCTCATGGATATATCCTGGAAGCTCCTTCCTATCGAGATGTTGTCAAAAATCTAAAATATGCTCCGACCTTTGGGATTAAAAAATATGGTGGAAAATGGCGTCCATCAATATTTATGCCGCGGTGGGCTTCCCGGATCCAGCTTGAAGTCATCGGGGTCCGGGTTCAACGATTGCAGGATATCAGTGAGTTTGACGCGCAGGAGGAGGGCGGACCCAAAGGTTATGATCTATATCAAATGCATTATAGCAATGCTCGTGAATGGTTTGCAAAAGGATGGGATTCCTTAAATCTGAAACGTGGTTCATGGGAATCAAATCCTTGGGTTTGGGTGATTTCATTTAAACAAATTAAAGGAGAAAACTATGAAAAAAACAGTAAAGATAGTTCGTCCTCGATGGACAAAAGATGAAGTGAAGGTTCTCAAGTCGATGTACCGAACTTTCAGTAATCGGGAGATTGCTATCCATCTCCATCGGAAAGTTTCATCTGTCGTCTTCAAGGGGCATCTCCTGGGATTGTCGAAGGGCCCCGCCAGGTTGAAAGCTATGGGCAAAGAAAACATCGCTTTACGGTGGGGGAAACGTGGTCAAACAGCACGAAGGCGGAATTAGCTGGACGCATTTTACCTTCAATCCTTGGTGGGGTTGTAACAAGTGCAGCCCCGCCTGTTTGAACTGCTATGCCGAAAGATTATCAAAGCGCTGCGGCTTCGATTGTTTCGGATCTGGTAAGCTGGCGCGAACCTTCGGTGAAGCTCATTGGAACGAACCAAGGAAGTGGAACAGGAAGGCGAAGGAGCTTGGCGTCCGGTATCGGGTTTTCTGTGGCTCAATGTGCGACATTTTCCAGCAGAGAAACGAGATCGAGATCCAAATGGCACGAGCGTATTTGTGGAGGCTGATCGAAGAAACTCCACATCTGGATTGGTTGCTGTTGTCAAAACGACCGGAAAATGCCGAAATGTTTATTCCGCAAGGATGGTGGGGTGGATGGGCGGAGAATGCTTGGGCGGGAGCGACGGTTGAAAATCAGGAGGCGGCGAACAAAAGGATTCCATCGTTGCTTAAACTGAAGGCGCAACGATTCTTTGTGAGTTGCGAACCATTGCTTGGACTAATTAATTTGCATTCGATCCCGGCCGGGAATGGGACTTATTACGATCTATCATATTCTTCCGGTTCAGGACTATTTGACCGGCAATCGCATAGAATTCGAGATGCAAGAATTGATTGGCTCATCGTCGGTGGTGAATCTGGACCTGGAGCACGGCCTATGCATCCTGATTGGGTAAGGTCGCTGAGGGACCAGGCGCAAGCGGCAGGGGTTCCATTCCACTTTAAGCAATGGGGCGAATGGGTTCCATCTCCGTGTATTGACCCACACGTTAAGTCGTCTCAGGAAATTGATGTTAATGGCGTAAGAATGTTTCGCGTCGGTAAAAAATCCTCCGGTCGCCTCCTGGATGGGAAAGAGTGGCTTGAATTTCCGGAGGATAAACGATGAAACGGGTGAAACTTACCACAGAGGCAATAAATCGGGGCGTATGGCCATGTTTATCCAAGAAATACGCAGGAATGGATCTGGCAGATATTCGTGGCACTGTCATAAGCCGATCACGTCGTTTTCCTGAAATTCTGAACGTCCGATGGGATGGATACAAAGTCGTAGAGCGTATCAATTCCCGGTGGGTTGTGGAGGTAGAATGCCCTGTAAACGAGTAAAAACCCCAGGTGGTGGTATTGCGATTGCCTGCACTCGCGGTAAAACTATTCTTCATTGTTACTACTGCGGCCGGCCGGCGAAATTGCTTTGCGATTGGCCCATCGGATATCGGAGAGAGCATCCAAGTTGTACCTGCGATCGTCCAATTTGTCAGCAGTGTTCGACACATGAAGGTCCGGATAAGGACTATTGCAAGGTTCACAGGGATTAGTTGGACAAGAAGGGAATAAGGGATAATGATAAATTCGGAAGAGAATAACCAAGCAACTGAAGAATGCAGGACAGAAGAAGATGAACAGAAATTTCTTAATTCCCTTATCGGGATGACAATAACCGCTGCTTCATTTAGTAGCGAAGAAGGTTATATGATTGAATTTGACCATCGTCTCCGATTCCGGAGTTGCTGCCCCCATTCCAGTTTTTTTAGGAGGACAATACAATGAAATGCGATATTTGTGGCGAAGATATTACTTTTTCATCGGGGCATCTTCACTCTCTCCCGCCTGATGAACACCAACATCTTGCGGCCGAGATGTGTGGTGATTTTGATAATATTATTACCAAGGCTGGTTTTAGGGTAGCCTGTATCGTCTTAATAGATACGGAAAACAAGGAGAAGTTTTCTCAAATCGGGGCTAAACAAATAATTCTCAGTTTTGGTAAAGGGATGGGGCCCGGAGCCGCTGCCGAACTACTCAAACTTATTGGCAATCAGGCCAATGTTATTCTAGCCAATGCCACGCTTATAAAGGAGAAATAACTATGGCTGATTACTATATTGGTATTACAGAAGCGGCATACCTTATGGGCATGAGTGAGGAAACCGTTAAAAAAATGATTGATAATGGAGAACTCCTCTGCCGGAAAAACGCCAATCCAATTATGATTCATGAATCGGAAATGGGAAGATTCATGCATCCATGGAGGCATATTGCCAGGCTTGATCAGAGGATCACTGCCCAACAGATGCTTGTTGAAAAATTAAAGTTGGGCCGTTCAGAGAATGAAGATTGGACTCTTGCCCACCAGGTCAATGACCTTCAATACAATATTGAACATCTTGAACCTTTAATTAAGGGAATGCAGTTGAAGATCGAAGAGATCATGACTAAATTGCCGGCATTGATGGAAACAGTGCATTCTCTTCAACAATCCAAGCAGAAACCAATATTCCGTAAGAAAAAGAAATAAGCCCCGATCGGGGAGGAAGTTTTATGAAGGGCTGTGAATTTCGAGAATTAAGAAAAAAAACCGGGCTCAGACAATCAGAAGTTGCAGAGATTCTTAAAGTAACCCGGGAAACCGTTGTCCATTGGGAAACAAAAAATGGTGGTCAATGGGAAGTGTCGGTTGGCTGGTCTGAGGCTATGTTGGGACTCTCAAGGGATATAAGGAGGTTTGAATCTATAAAGAGGAATCGCAAACCGCGCAAGACTGTTCCAATGACAGAGAAAATTGCACGAAGATTAAGAAAAATTGATGCGGCTGTATCAGACCAATAGGAGATTTAACTATGACAAGCCCATTAGATCCATTTAATCCATTGAATCCTTTTTCTATGAAATGGGATGAACCAAAAAATGAAGAACCAATAAGGATGAGACCGTTATTCCCGTTAAGTTACTCTTCTGTTATTAATGAGACGGATCGTTATTTGTGTCGACGTATAGAAAATCTTTTGGTTGAGAACGATAATCTGAAAACTCTTTGTTTAAGGAATATCGATGCAATAGAAAGGCTCCAGAATTATGTTGCGGAACTGGAGAAAAAAGTTAAAGAAATGTCCAAGTGGGAAATGGACATATATAAACGATTCGACCCAATTTATTCATGGTTTATTACCCATGACCTGCATTCTGTTCAAGAAATAGAAAATGCAACAATGGATACAATCGAACTCGAAAGAAAAGCCGATCTCGAGAGAAAATTAAAAAGAAAGGAAGAAAATGCCAGCCAAAACCAAGCACGAACCTCTGGAGTCGTATCTAACTGCAATCGAAAAGGCTAAGACTTTTAAGGACTTGCTGGACCCTGGAGCCGACCCTGAAAAATGGTGGAAGCGGTATGCCAGGGTTTGCCATCCTGATACGGCCCCCGCTGGATATAAGAAGAGAGCGGAAGAGGCTTTTAAAAAACTTGGAGAACTGTATACCGGGTTTACAAAGAAGGCAACGTCCTCTCCAATCGTTATTGCCGGCTGTGTGCTTTCAGAGGCTCTAACCAAAGGAGATATTTGTGATCTCTACGCCGCGGAATCAGAGAAGGATCCCAACGTAATTTTAAAAATTGTCCGGGGTCCAAAAGACAATGATTTAATGGATCGTGAGAAAACCGCGCTTGGTCATCTATGGAAAGCTGAACCTGAGAATTTCAGAAAATATCTTCCTATATTTATCCAGGGAGTTAAGGCTTCTGGCCGGCGCGTGAATATCCTCCATCACGATCAGAACGTCTTTTCTCTCAAAGATATTGTCGACCTGCATGCCGGGAATCTAGATTTCCGGCATATAGTCTGGATGGTGAACCGAGCTCTTAGCGTATTGGGGTTTGCGCACCATGCCGGAGTTATCCATGGCGCAGTTCTTCCTTGTCATCTTCTTTATGATCCGAAGGACCATGGATTAAAGCTTGTTGACTGGTGTTATTCCTGTACTGCCGGTCAATCAATTCCCGCGATTGTGCGGGATTTTTCAATGCATTATCCTCCAGAGGTCAAGAAAAAGAGACCTGCCGGACCCTGGACGGACATTTATATGTTGATGAAATCCATAAATATTATCGCAGGAAACATGCCAAAGCGTTTCCGAGATCTTATTCAATGGTGTGTGACAGAATCCCCGGCTTCACGCCCGGACGATGCATGGAACATTCAAGAACGATGGATCAATCTCGCTAAAGAAGAATATGGTCCACCTAAGTTTTTCGCTTTAAATATGCCAAAGAACTGAAAGGAGTTCATTTATGGGCGGTAGTTACTATTCAAAAGATGATTACAAATCTCGAACCACATCAAGAGTAAATTACGCCTCGGCTATGGGAATCACCGAGGATAAGGCGACTTTCAAATACGATACCGATATCAAAAGCGGAGCAATTGATGCCAAGGTGCATGCCTCATTGGAACCAAAGGGAGTAAAAATCAGGGAATCCCGAGACTCCGACGCTCATCCTATTTCGGTGCCAATTGCTGTCATTACCGACACAACCGGATCTATGCAGGAAGTTCCCAGGATGATTCAAAAGGCTCTCAGTAAATTGATGGGCCACTTTCTGGACGATAAGGCTTCCGGTAAGAAATACCTGGGAGAAGGATACCCGGCTATCATGATCGGCGCCGTCGACGATTACGATGCTATGGCAATGTTTAAACATGCTGGAACTTTCCAAATTGGCCAATTCGAATCCGGCATTGAAATCGATGACAATTTGACGAACCTCTGGATCACCGGCCATGGTGGCGGAACCTATGAAGAGGAATATGAATTAGCAGCCTACTTCATGGCTCGGCACACCGTTCACGATCATTTTGAAAAAAGAGGTCGGAAGGGCTACGTCTTCTTTATAGGAGATGAACACGCTTATGACGTTCTCTCCCCAAGGAAGATCAGTGATATTATCGGAGACACTGTGCAAGATGCTCTACAATTCTCAGACATCCTGAAAGAACTCCAGGAGAAATATAACGTGTTCTTCATCATCCCGCAGATGACTTCACATTATAACGACAAGAGTCTGGAGAAGTATTGGATCAATCTCCTTGGCCAACAGAATGTCATAAAACTGCAAGATCCGGCCAAAATTTGCGAATGCATCGTATCCGCGGTCGCAATCTGTGAGGAATATGTGGGAATCGATGAACTGGTTGCCGATGGGATTGCCGATGGAGCTCTAAGCTCTGCATTGGTTCCACTGTCGAAAGCCACCGGAGAAATCAGCAGATACTCCGCAGAGAACCTTCCAGCCGTTTCCGGCCCTGCCGGTGGCGTGGACAGACTATAAATTTCAGAGAGAGAAACCATGAAAGTATTTATTGTCGCAGGTTTGGCCTTCGGGGACGAGGGCAAGGGAACGATGGTTGATTTCCTTTGTCGGAAGCACAAGGCCAATTGGGTAGTCCGATACAATGGGGGTCCGCAGGCGGCGCACAATGTTGTGCTTCCTAACGGCCTCCATCATACATTTTCTCAATTTGGATCTGGCACCTTCGTTCCCGGGTGCTGGACCTACCTTTCAGAATATATGCTTATTGAACCCTACGCGATGCTCCTTGAAAATGTAGATCTGCAAAGCAGTGGAGTTCATGATGGTCTCGATCGCCTACTCATAAACCCCAAGAGTGTGATCATAACCCCATGGCATTGGAGAGCTAATAGACTCAAAGAAATGTCTCGAGGGAAAAATAGACACGGATCTTGCGGAATGGGGATCGGGGAAGCCCGGGCGGATCAATTGGATGGTCTTTTCCTCGAGGTCTCAGATATTAGATGTCACCATTCTCTTGAAAGACTTAAATGGATAAAAGCAACAAAACTCCAGCAATGCAAAAAATTCATCAATAGTGAAGAAACACAAGATCTTTATGATCAAATGGAATATGAGCTTCCGGAATCCGTAAGGGATTTTTATTTAAGAGCATGGCTTCCAAAAGTTAAAATTGGCACATTTTATGACGTAAAACATAGTATTCCAAATGCAGTCGTCTTTGAGGGATCTCAGGGAGTCCTCCTGGATGAAACCCACGGCTTTGGCAATCACGTTACCTGGACCGATTGCACATTCAATAATGCCCTTGAGATTATTAAATACGGTGTGCCAGATTCAGACATAACAACCATTGGCGTGGTTAGAACTTACTTTACCCGGCATGGAGCAGGTCCATTTGTCACTGAAAGCGCAGATTTACTCATGCATGGATTGGCGCCGCGGAAGGATCATAACGAAAATAATAAATGGCAGGGAAACTTGAGAATTGGCTATTTCGATGCGACGGCGTTCAAATACGCGCTCAAAACATTGAATGTTCTTAGGAAAGTGGACGAATTAGCCGTAACGCACATGGATGCTCTTAATTATCAGAATATCTGGATTTATGCTGATTGCTATCGTAGCCGACCATTTGAGCAATTGCGCGAGATTAATAAGGAAATTATGGAAAATCATAAAGATTATTCCTATGGACTTCGGAGAGCAAGCTCAGTGATTAATGGATTATCGGAAATTGCGCCCGATATTCCAGTGAGATATCTTTCGTTTGGCAACACGCATATCGACAAGCGTATGATCACAAAGGAATAAATATGCAAAAAGAAGAATATCACCCGGTTAAAACCACAATCGGGATTGATCGATCAAGTAATGTCATAAAGATGGTATTTGATCCTCCAGTAGGAGATACCTTATCACTGACTCCTGAAGAAGCCGAAAAACTTGGGTTGTCTTTAATCGGAAGAGCCGCAATTTTGATGGAGCTAAAACATGAAGAAAAGACCCCAGGCGCACCTGAATAAGGGTCCTAATATAAAAGGGAGAGACAAAACCTCAAAAAAGGATTATGTTGGACCATGGCTGGTTCACTTTAAATGCGGCGGTCTGGTGTTCATGAGTAAGGCGGCCACGTTTGAAATAGGGCCGGCGTCAATGTTGCTTCATTCCGGAATATGCAAAAATCGTGATTGTAGGCCGGTAAAATTCGACCAAAGATTAAAGGAGAATGACAATGGCAGCAGAATACGAAACCTCAGTAAGAGTCGCAGAAGTTGCGGAACCGTTGATCAAAATGCATCATCAGGAAATAGCACACGCAAAGATTGCGTACATGATGAAGCTGGCTCCAGAGGACAGCGATGGCCCTCCTCCGCCGGCGCGAATGGGAAAACATCCAGCAATGGCAAAGGCAAAATTAGTAAACCCGGTTTACCACGCTCTCACAGGTTTCGACTTCATAATCGAGGTCGACGAGGTATATTGGGACGTTCTCACCATTGATCAGCAGGTAGCTCTTGTCGATCACGAACTTTGCCATTTGGCGGTCGATGAAAAGGGATTCTATCTCAAAGATCATGATGTCGAGGAATTTATTGGGATTATCGAGCGTCATGGTTGCTGGCACAATCCTCTTCCACTGCTTCGCCAGGCGATGCAAATTAAGTTTGATTTTGAAGATTCGGCAACTGCACCACATCCTGTGGCCGTCCAGTAAGGAGTAGTGATGGAAAAGAAGTCAATTGGAGCATGTCCGAATTGTAAAGCAGATATACCTGACGCCCATCGTATAACCGGGAAGGGCATACCGAATGAAAACGATATTGCCTTTTGCAAAGAGTGTAAGCGTTTTCTGGTTTTTCAGAATGACAGACAATGGAAGCTCTTCCCGGAAGAGGAACTTGAACAAATGGCTCATTATGGTTCTTCAATCACATTGGAACATATGAATAGAAAAAAGGAGATTATTCTCGCTTCTTAAACAAGAAAGCAGGTTAGGAATGTCGTCAAAAAAAGAAGACAATGAATCTTGGGTATTGCCGTGGAATAGAATTCCAGCTCGTCCAATCAATTTAATTATGCTTGCCGCTGTATCCTGGCTTTACATGGACAAATATCATTGTCCATCATGGGCGATTGGAGTTATAGCCACTATCTTTGTTCTGCCCCTAATTGGAACAATTTGTCTAATGATCACTCAAAAGACTAAGGATATTGTATTTAAAGAGGAATTGGAATCAGAAGCCACGAGTCCATATAAGAGCCTTTGGAATAGAGGCCGAATGCAATAAGAAGGGAAACCATGAGCGAACCGATTGATAAGGAACTTGTTCGATATCACATTTTCCCTGAATCCGAAAGTGAACCTGAGCATACTAGAAGTCCAAAATGCTGGTGTAGTCCTCAATTGGATGAAAGGGTAGAAAGTGACGTGAACTGTATTGAGGTCTGGATTCACAACCGAGTAAACTGAGGAGTTTTTATGCCTGATTATCAGCCCGTATACGGATCGTCTATTATTTCCCAAATCGCTTATCATGAACCGAGCCGGGATTGCTTTGTAAAATTTGCTAAAAACAATGAAGTCTATGTTTATCATGATGTTCCCCCGGAAGTTTGGGAACAATTGCTAAATTCTTCATCAAAAGGAAAGTTCGTAAATCTTCAATTACGGCGGGGATATAAATATGAAAGGCTTACTGCATCGTCGGCTGATTCCGGAAAAGAAGAAAAAGATGGAAAACAATCTGACGCCAAAAGCTGAAAAAGCGGCCGCCACGCTCGGCGTAAAAGCAGAGGCAATGGATGCATTCAATGAATGCATGAAACAGTTCAAGGCCGATGTTGAAGCGAACTGCCCTGAATTCAGAATCTTGGGATTACTTGTCGGAGTTCCAAGTGCAGAAGGGGTTTATGGAGTCCTTACGGTCTTAGGGCCTAATGTCAGCTATGAAGGATTCACAAAAATTGTAAAGGAGACTGGTTCATGGATGGAACACTTCCAGGTTCAGTAAATCCTCCTCTACATGAGGCCAGTCCGCCTTATCCTCAATGCTCGGATTGTGGAGAACAGTTTGAGCCAGGTCATCTATGCCGGGCAAGCATGGAACGTGAAGTTGCTCAAGCTAGAGCGGCATTCTTGATGGCGATACAGACTATCGGGAAAATACGCAACATGACAATGGTTTGGCGCCGCGGAGAAGAAACTCAGAGGCTCAAGGAAATCGGGAAGATTACCAGTAAAACACTCGCAGACATTCAAGAACTGATTTATAAATCAACAGAGGAAATGAATGGATCCGATGCAGTTGGTAATAGCCAGTCTGGCGGTATATAGAGTATCGCACTTGATAGCCTTTGAGGACGGCCCGGGAGATCTGATCCTTAAAATAAGGAAAAGCGCCGGCAACGGATGGCGAGGGAAATTGATGGATTGTCCGTACTGCCTCAGCTTATGGGTTTCATTTCCCATGGCAATGTTGTTCAGCAAGACTATAAATCAATTCCTGCTGAATTGGTTGGCGCTCTCCGGCGCCTCGGTAATAATTGAGAAACTTACAGGGAAGGAAGATCATGGCAAAAACAGTTCCTAATTTCGGACAAATAGCAATGGCAGCGAGGAGAGGATGGAAGTGGGCGGACCAATTTAGATTATTTGTCCGGATCACAGTAACAATGGGCTTCCATAGGGTTGAGATCCAGCCCCCTACCTTCAAACCGGAAGTATTCCCGCCGCTGACAAATATGGGGCCTGACTGGCAAATGCAAGAAGGGATTCTCAATATGATTCCGGCGCTCGATAAATACATGGGCCGGCAGCAACCTCATGTATTTTTTATTGATGACGATGGTTTGGAGATTCCTGAGTCAAAAATAGCCTCCAGGCCAATTCCGGCCGGACAATACAGTGCAGGACAAACTATTGATTTGCGGGAGGCTGAAACTCCGGCTCCTTCTTCTCCTATGAGAAATTTCCCTTCAAAAAGTATGGCTAAACGCATTGAAGGACAAAAAAAGGAGGAAACGTCTGATGCTCCTCCAATCGCTACGGTTGAACCGGATCCAGCGCCGGCGCCGAAAGAAGATCAGCCTCCTGTTATTGAGGGAAAATAAATGAGTTGCTGTGGCGATCGAAGAAGGTCCGTTGGGGCATATGTCCCAAGTTTTACTGTTTTCCGTTGGGAAGGTCAGGGGGATATGGCAGTAGTTGGCGGTGTCACGGGCAAGCATTATGAATTCCGTGGCTTCGGATCAACTCAACAAGTGGACAATCGCGATACCAATGTTGTTGGATGTGCTGTAGGATTAAAGAAAGTAGATCTAACTCTTTGACAAATCCATAAGGAAATAGTATATAGCTTGTTGGAGGGAAACCAATGAAGGTTATATTCCGATTCGAGGATAATAAAGGCCAGATTATTCTCGAGGCTTCAACCCCAATCGATCAAGCGAATATAAATAATTTCCTTGATCTTAAAGGGAACAATATCAGCATAAGCCCCGGAACCAGGAAGGAACTCATTCTTGAATCCATTCGTAAGGATGAAACTCCCGTGAAATCGGACTTATGATGAGAAGGTCTAAATCGGCCAATAAAGCAAAGACCCATTGCCCTCGAGGGCATTCCTATCGAAAGCCTAATCTCATCATAGTAATTGATGGAAAAGGCAGAAGGCGCCGCGTGTGCAGAAAATGTAACGTGGCCCGAGCAACACAATACTATAGGGACAAAGTAAAACAGCTTCATCCTCGTCGGCCTGGCAGGCCATGGGATAAGCAAAAACAAGGAGATGTATGAAAAACGCTAAAAGACCTTTCCATGCCATCATCCCTCAGAGTTTATTTGTATTCCATCTGCGGAATGACGTCCCACCGAAAAAAGGTGATTTATCCAACGTAGCCGCCCTGACTAAAGACCTCAGAGGGACAACCGTAGTGGTAATGATTATTGATGGCAAACAAGGTTCCTTCGTCACATGGGGAATCGGTCGTTGTGAATGGGGCTATCAGTTCAATAAAAAGCTTGCTCGATCAGTTGCGATCGGTCGGGCCAAACAAGCTTTCGTCAAGGATGCCGAAGATATGAAGTGGTATGAACAGGGCATTGAACCATTCCCGGGAGTTGGACCGGAAAAAGATGCTATGTATACTTTTTCCAGAGAAATGGCCCGTAGGCTCATTGCAAAAATAAATAATCGTGCGGAAGAAATGGCGTTGCTGCCGATAAATTTACTTAATAGAAAAAGCTTGACATAGATCATAACCAAGAAGTACATTGTTCAAGCTCAAAAGGTGGCGGTTATGATGACACTTACGAATTCAGGAATGGCGGTAATAAAAGATAAGGCAATCTCCTTAAAGGAAGAACTGGTCAAAGAGAAAAATCGCATTGGCGCTTTGGTCTCAGAGATCGACAATTTCCTTTCATATGTGGAACGATCTCCACAGGAAACGCCAGTACCGCAATTGAACCCTGAATCTAAGATTGAGGGACCAATATCCATCATAGGCGCGGCTATCGAAATTATAAGCACAGACGGCCCTATTAGGACGCCGGCTCTTTTGGACCGATTGACCAAATCGGGTCATCAGGTCCAGGGGAAGAACCCAATTCAGACACTTTATAGTACACTTCATAAAGAGTCGAAAAGGAATACCCCGAGAGTCGAGCGAAAAAAAGGGTTATGGTGTTTGATCCAGCAAAATTAATATAAATAAAGTTCCCTGATACTGTTCGGCTTACATGTAGCTCAATGGTAGAGCAATTGACTTGAGATCAATGTGTTATCGGTTCAAATCCGATCATTCCCGCAAGGGAAAACCGCTGATCGACTTTCAGGGAACGGTAAAATCCAGAAATGGCGTTCACTGGTAGGCTTACATGCAATTCCAATGCCGAGGTCGTTGGTTCAAGTCCAACACGGCTCTTTTGAGCCGTTAGCTCAGTCTGGTTAGAGCGCGTAAAAAAAGCATATCGAATTAACGCCAGTTATTAAGAGGCAACGATGTCCAAAGGAAGCGGGGAACGGTTCTATTTGATGGAAATGCGGAATCGCCCGGTTATGTATGGCGATATCGGGTCGCTGATTAGGATTCAGGGACTTCTTGTAGGTGGTGGAGGAGCTCACGCACTGCTACTCCTTCCTGGTACTTCTCAAGTCAGTCCACTGGATCAATACGAATTGACTGTCGAGGAATGGTCAGACTTTATCCACCGCTCCGATGATCCAGAGATACTCGTTGGAAACCCTAAGATCTTCCAACGGAAAGTGAGATACGAAATATCCGGCTCGATCCAGCAGAAGGTTTGGGCGGCCGATGGGTTTAAATGCATGTATTGCGGCGCGAAGATGGGCGAGAGATTGATGACGATCGATCACTTTATCCCTCTCGAGATGGACGACAAGAAGAATAACACTTCGAATTATCTGACGTCCTGCAAGCCATGCAATAAAGATAAGGGTTCGCAGGATCCTTTTGTCTGGTGCGCAGAGCGCGGGATGGATCCGAATAAGTTTGTTGATTACCTCGCAAAGCGGGTAATCAAATGAGCCTCACAGAAATAAGAATTTGGCTGTTACTGTGATGAGGTTACATGCGTAGCGCCTCGCAGGCGCCCCCCTCCACAAAAAATAGTATGGGGGGGTCGATGGGTATCGAACACAAATGCTCCTCAGCCGACTTACAGCCATCGTCGCCTCCAGCGTGAGGCGTGGATTGAAACGACTTGCAGTCATAAAGTACTAAACGCCCCAATTGAGGGCATTTTGAATAGGGGTTCTAGAGGATAGCGTCCCAGGAACCCCTCCGGATTATTGTAGAGTCTGAGTCCAATTAAAAACACACTGCCTCTTGGCTATGGGAGCAAGCGAATCGGACTGACGTGGATCCTGAATTAGTTGCGGAATTATATTACAGGCTCCAAGGCGTTGCAGACTCTTCCAGATCTTTGAAAAGACTATGGCCTGTTACTGAATAGCTTACATGACTTAGGGTCCTGTTTTCGGGAAACCGAAATTGAAGGTTCGATTCCTTCTCCCCCTGCCTCATCTTTCAATTATAGGGGGATGGCGAAAATGGAAAACGCACAGAAAAATAAGCTGATCGACTTATAGGCCAGTAAAATATGGCGGTCACTGAATGTGGATACATGGTAAAGCAACTGAATACTAATCAGTAGATTTCAGGTTCAAATCCTGACTCCCCCACTTTAATTCCAGTATGGGGGAGTGGCTAATAAAAAAACCACGAACGACTTACCGCCAGAATAATTATATGGTTGCATACTGAAAATGCTTACATGAACCCGGTTCGACTCCGGGATCCGGCTCTTTTCTTTTTATTATGCCGGATCCGCCCAACGGTTGGGCAACTGTCTCATAAACAGTCTGTATCAAAACAGCATTGTCGACTTTGCAACCAGAAAAAGTAGATGGTCGGATAGTCCGGCAACACCCGCCCAAGGTTCGAGGATTGGGACTATAAGAGCCGTAGCGGGGACCATCAAAGTCCCATGTGCTGTCTGAGTGGACCAAATTAGGCATAACAGGTCCGATTCGACGCAGCGCCTATAGCACATGGGACGAAAAGATTGGGATTTATATAGATGACTCCCTTGACCAAAAAGGTTCAGCAATTTCGCTGCCCAGAGGCCATGTATTGGAAAATCGGGGATCTGATCATAACTGGGAAGGGCTGCTTTGCGTGGTATTTCAGGGTAATTGGAAAAGAATCTCTCACTGTAGCATTGGTAAAATATGTCCGGAAAGCTAAAGATGTTGAGAGGTAATAAAATATATAAATCCTAAAAGATTCACTGGTACTGAATTGGCTTACATGTCTTTAACACATGATGCCTATGTCTCGGTAATACCGGGATGGCACTCAAGCCGATCGACTTCCAGTGATTTAACTAAGGGAGAACCGTCATGGAAAAAGTCAAAATAACCAAGAACCAAATTATATCCGAACTCAGCAAATCCCCTCATGGGAAACTCCGTGAATATCTTGCGATCGGACAACTTGCGGCGCAGAATGAACCTGACTTTTTGGCTCATCTTATTGCATGGGATCGCACTCATGGGCAGATTAGGGACGCGAAAGCGGCTTTGCCTATTGTCAGTTTGACCGTTCCCGGATTTCCGCAAGAACTCGTCGAAAACAGTCTTGCTCATTTGACTTTTTTGAATCCAAGAGAGTTGCTGAAAGCCTATCGATTTGCTCTGGATGTTCGTCCGGTCGGCCATATTCGGCAACTCAAACGGGTGATTGCGGATTATCTTCACATGAAGGAAGGGAAGAAATGGGATTTCACCGCTATCCAACACCGTTCAGTTCTCAAAGAGCTCTATTCGTTGGTTGATGTTAAGCCTGGCTCTGATCGGGTGAACGTCGTTCTTTTCGGATATACTCTGGATGAAAGACTGAAAGCGAAGGAGGAAGGCCGGAAGCCGGTCAAGTCTCCTCTGCCAAAAGGAAGCGTTTTTGAGGCTGTTGCCAACCTGCGCAATATGAGTGCGCTGGAGGCGGCTGGAACTATTCTTGAACGGAAGATTCCGTTCTTGATAGCACACGGAGCGCTTGGAGAGAAAATTAAGGATCCTGATTTAGTTCTTGCGCTTATTGAGCGTATGAGCCCGACAGAAGTCGTCACCAGCACTAAAATGCTGGAGAAATTGGGCGTCAAAACTGTCCCGGCGCTCCGTGCAGCATTTGAGGCTGCTCTCAAGAGAGCGGCTACGTCTAAGAAAAACGTCCTGAAGACCACTCGCGCAGCAGAAGCAATCAGCGATGAAAAACTGAAAGCCAAACTCAATGCTGTCCAGGAGAAGCAGATTCAAAATATGAGCATTGAAGGCAATTGGCTGGTCCTGGGTGACAAATCAGGATCCATGTCTGAGTGCATTGAGGCCGCCCGGCACGTTGCTGGAACTTTGGCAAAGATGGTTAAGGGGAATATCACCCTTGCCTTCTTTGATACTGTTCCTGAAACGATGGATGTAACCGGGTTAGGCTACGACGAAATTTTGAAGAAGACCCGTAATGTTAGTGCCAATGGAGGGACTTCCATCGGTTGCGGATTACGGGCTGCCATGCAAAGGCATGAAGAGATTGATGGGATTGCGATCGTTTCTGATGGACAAGAGAACACTCCGCCATTATTTACTGATGAATACCGGCGTCTCTTGAAGATTTCCGAAAAAGATATTCCTGTCTATTACTACCATTGTGGATCTGCAATTCACGGTTGGGGAGATTCGGACCTTGCCGAAAACATGAAGAAAAGTGGCTTTGATCTGCAAGTTTTTGAACTTGGCGATGATGTTGATTTTTACAGTATTCCAAACTTGGTCCAAAGCATGCGGACCAATCCATACTCTTTGGTGGAGGAGATCATGTCGACTCCGCTTTTGAAATTGTCGGAGGCGTTCAGTGATGGCAACCAAGAAGACTAAGAAAGGAGGTCGGACCATGTATTTGATAGACGAGATTCGGAAGTTTGAAACCGAGGGTCTTGCTCTAGAGGATCTTGTAACTCTGTCCGCAGTTGGACGTGTAATCCAGGAAGAGTTCAAAACCCTCAATGTCGAGCAACCCGAATGGCTTGATGCTAAGATGCGCGAGATCCGTAAGGAAATCTCTTTGAGCCAGGCTGATCGGCTGCAAAAGATGCTTCGTGAAAAGAAATCCCGGCTGGAAGCTTTATTGCCTGCCGAAGAGAAGCGTCAAGCTCTCAAGGACGAAATTGCGAAGCTTGAAGAGCAACTCAAGGGTCAATAACCCTCACCGCGGCGGAGTCAATGACTTGCGATTGGCTCCGCCTGTAGTAAACCGGGTTTACACCATGCGAAAGCTTCTATTCAGTCTGACAAAAAAGGATTTTAAGATTGTAACATTCTGCACTGGCGGCCCTGGTGGCCAGCATCAAAACTCCAACCAAAATGGAGTGCGCATCACGCACATAGCATCCGGAGCTTTCGGCGAAGGACGCGAATTCAGATCTCAAGCTCAAAACAAAAAAGCAGCATTGGAACGTATGGCTAATTCTATTACGTTTAAACATTGGCATAAGGCAGAAGTGTCTCGTCGTCTTGGACAACTTGTAGACGTCGAGAAAGCCGTGGAGGCGGCAATGGATGAGAAAAATCTCAGAATCGAAACTTATAAAGGAATATCAGATTGAAGGGAATAAACGAGTTCGAGTTTATTTCCGAGATGGTAGTGCTCAGGTTATTGCGGGTGCAAACAAAATTTCGGTTAGTGACATTAATGGCCGGCTGGAAGTCTGGAAAAACCAAGATATTTTGTTTGGTGTGAATTGCGGGGAATGGCGGAATTTTAGTATTCTGCCGTCTGCGGAGTCAAAGGATTAGTGTTGTGGAGGTAGCTTAACGGTTAAAGCCCCCGGTTGTGACCCGGGAGATCGAGTTCGAATCTCGCCTCCACCCTTATACCCGTAGCTCAATTGGCGGAGCAACGGTCTCCAAAACCGAAGGTTCCAAGTTCAAATCTTGGCGGGTATGTTTGTTTATAGGGGCGTGGCCAAATTGGGAAGGCTCATGGTTTGGGACCATGGAATTGCCGGTTCAAGTCCGGCTGCCCCTACCAATTCTAAGGAGGAATATGCGAAGAACTTCAACGACCTTAATGGTGATTTTAGCAATAGCCATAGCTTTTGGATGTTCTATTGCAATTAGTACTGAGTCAACAATTCATTCGTTACGTTGGCAGATGGAAAGTTGCGGAACGCTAGAGGATGTAACGGATTTTCTTAATAAACTTCCTCCTGAAAGAGCTATTGAGGCAAAAGTAACAACGATAAATTCTCAAAGATCTTTTATGGGCGCATTGAGCGATCCATACAAAGTCTGGTATCGCAAATAAGGAGAACAGCATGAATGATGGGAAATATAAAGTTGCATTAATTGATACAATTACTGGCATTGAATTGCCTCTTCCGCCCAATGCGATGATTTCTCTTGTGAAGATTCCCACCGGGGTTCCGATTCCAGAAGAAGAACCAATTTTCATCTTTCGGGCTCGAGACTGGAATGCATTAAAAGGGATTCAAGCCTATCGGGAGATCTGTATTGCCGATGGATGCAATGATCATCAGATGAGAATGGCGGACGAAGCTATCCAGCGGTTTAGTAAATTTGCAGAAGAACATCCCGACCAGATGAAGCAACCCGGAGTTACAAGAGGTCTGTAAAAATTATGAAGGCAAATGCAATGGAATGCGCTGAAATAGAAGCGATTGTTAATTTGTGGTTAATAACGAAATCAGAAGAAGATTTCAATCGTCAATTAAGGCGCATGGACGAAATTGCTAAATCTCATGGCCTTCCTGATTTACCGGAAGGTCAGTATTATATGATAAGGGATGACGGAGAAATTATATCTTAGGATTATTGGGGCGTAGCCAAGCGGCCTGGCACCGGGCTTTGGACCCGGGTACGCTGGTTCGAATCCAGCCGCCCTAACCACATTTAGGAGGAGTTCAATGGAATTCAAAGCGGCCAAAGTAGGTACAACAGTTCGGCTTAACAGCGGCGGACCAGTTATGACCATAGAAGAAATCCTTACTGGCCATCGTGTCAAATGTGTCTGGTGTTATTTGGGAAGCGCCCCTCAGAATGACGAATTCCCAATTGCATGCTTAACTGAAGTTATTCCAAGGACCGATATTGATAAAGCAAAATAACGGAGGGTTGTAGCGGAATTGGTATCGCCCCAGTCCTGAAAACTGACGCTGAAAGGCATGGGAGTTCGAGTCTCTCACCCTCCGCCAGCCAGTATCTCTTTATTAAAAGTTTTTTGAAACGGCGAATCCTTCGGCCGGCGTGGCAAACCGGGACATTGCGAATCTGGTACGCGCCGGTTAGTGGGATTTGCCGTCAAGGATCCATCGTCTAGCGGTCCAGGATAGCGGACTTTCGCTCCGCGGACGGCGGTTCGAATCCGCCTGGGTCCACCATAAAGGAGGAATTATGGGTGGAGGAGGCGCAACATCCTGTGACGATAGCATGGGGCGTTATGTGGATTTGGAGAACTGTCATTGTCAGGCGCAATTAGATTTGCTGTGCAAGTTTCATCATCTGGATGCAGACATCGTTTACGGCGATCACAAAGCAGAAGAGATTCATCATTGTAATCGACCGTACGACGCCAAAGGCGAAGAATACAAGATCATTCACTGCGGATGTCCTCCGGCAATCGAATGCCAGAAGTGTTTGCAAGCTGATAAGCGTGCATGTATGGCGCGAAAGACTCATGCGATAAGTCTTAAAGTAGTAACTGCATCATTACATATCGATTTTGTGTCGGTTGAAAGATTTATTAAGGAAGCACAGATTCTATTGGAATTTTTCAAGCGCTGTCCGAAGAATTCGGGATACTGGCACATGCAGACGGCGGACTTTGGATGTAGTGCATCTCTTAGAGTGCAGCGAGAGAAGTGGTGCGTTAAGGGGGAGTTCAAAACTATTGATAGTCTGTTTATAGGCTCTGAAAATAAGATCCGCGACTTGGAGCACGAACTGTTTGACGCCAAGCAAAAAAATAAAGATTTGCTGGAAAAAATAAATAAAATAAGAAAGAGTTTAGATTAATTGAAATTTTATCATCCAATGTATCGGTATCGTGGAACAGGAGAAATCCGTAAGACTGGTACTTGGTGGGTGACTTATTACGAAGCCGGCAAAAGGATTCGCCGGAGAGCGACTCAAGAGGAAATAAGGGAAAATCATAAAATGGATTTGCAGCCGATAATTGATGAACTCATAACACGCCGGGAACTGATGAAGCAGGAACTCAAAGATATTGAAGATGCGATTCCGGCTCTTCAAAGACTCAATAATAAAATGAGTCCTCCTAAAGTTTTTCTAAAGGAACCATCCCTAGAACCAGTTGTCTTGGAAAAACCCGAAATAACACCTGAAATAAAACCCCAAAAAGCTGAAACTTGCATATTATATAGAGGAAAAAGTACAAGTAATTCTTTTGTTTGTGAAATCTGCCATTGCACATTTAAAACCGAACAAGGATTAAAATCACATAATGATCTTATGCACTCTGACATTAAAGGTTCTACAGGCTCCTTAACGGGAAGACATCGATGCTTAGTCTGCTCTAAGAAGTTTCATACTGGGAAAGGTCTCAAAGAACATATGGAATTGAGGCACCCAAAGGAAGAAGAGGAAGAAAATGAAAATATCAATTAAGTCATTTGCCGCCGATGGTAAAATAGTAGATACGGTAATCAAATCGGCCGGCGAAATCATGATCGATCTTGATCCGAGAATACCTCTCAACAGGAGGGTCGGGCCACAAGATAATAAGGATGGCTATTTAGGTCCGCAATGCATTATCCAATCTTACATGAATATGCAAGCTACTCAGCTTTTAGGGTTTAGAATTGTTCCGGAATTAGGCCGGGATGACAGTGAATTTGAGATTCCAGTTGTAAACAAAGAGAAGTCGGTTCTATAATTCTCCCGGGGTAGCCGTCAACTGCCGTCAACGAACGGGTAGAAGAAAGAGTCAGCGATGATTTATCTGTATATCGCTTTGCTCGTATTTGCCTGTGCTTTGCTTCTCGGGGCTTTGTCCCTTTTAGTTTGGGTCGGTTATAAATTTCTGCTGGCCATTCACATCGATTTGAATGTTCTTCGTGAATGTTCTCTTCATCCAATACTTAAAACGGATAGTCCGGGACTGTCATATCAGTCAGCGGCAAGCCGTCAGACTCCAACGGATGGAGATTTTGTGTTTAATACCGATGAGGAACTTGCCGTCGCCGAAGAGGTTCGAAGGGCAAAAGCTGAAATGGGACAGATGTCAGAAGCAGACGAAAAAGAACTTGCCGCGCAGATCCGTCAAGGTGGAGTAACCTACAAAGGGTAGAAGAATGCGAACCTATATTGGCAGGGACTCTCAGAAAGAATTCTGACCTTGGCGATGCAATAGATGCTCTCGATTATAGACTAATCGAAGACGCCGGGGGGGATCCTCGTAAAGCCTTTGAGATGCTTACATCGACGGAACTGGAGTTTGTCTCCGGTGAAGTTGAGAAGTGTCTTGCCAATCCCCGATATTTCCTCGAAAACTATTACTTCATTAAAACTAAAAGGCTCGAACTTAGGCCAATCTGGCCTTTTTGGGATTCTCAGGAGAAGTTTCTTGAGATATTCGAGCGGCAACATAAATTAGCCGGCACGATCCGCATCGTAGTTTTGAAAGCCCGGCAACTTGGGCTTACTACTCTCAGCGTTGCTCTCATGGCATGGCTGGTATTCTTCTTCCCGATGGCCCATGTTCTGACAATGGCCGACGAAGAAGAACGTACGAACGTCAATTTCGTCATGGCCAGGACGGCCCATGAATATCTTCCATGGTGGATGCGTCCCGAGAAGCGTTATGACGCATTCGGCAAGCGCCTTGGATTTGATCGAGCCAAGGCCGACGATCGCGCCGGCAGCCAAGGAATGCAGAGCCAGATATATTTTGAATCTGCGAATCAACCCTCCGGCGCTGCGTACTCCAAATCCCTTTTTGGCGTCCATTTGGCAGAAGTAGCCAGATTCCGCAATGATGATGCAATTACCGAAGGCATTTACGGATCTCTGGCAGAGATCCCGGGAACGATCGGTATTATGGAATCTACCGCACGGGGCCGCGGGAACCTCTGGAATAGGATCTGCAAGAATTCCGAGACCGGGGATTTGCCTTGGGAATTTCTCTTTATTGAATGGTTCCGTGAACCTGGTTATTCAATTTCCGTCCCCGAAAATTTCAAGCACACCATTGAAGAAACTGCCCTTATTAAGAAAGTCCATCATAAATCCAAGATATTGTTAACCGATGGCCAATTAGCCTGGCGCCGGAAAAAGATGCGGGAGTATGAATACACTTCTGGAGATTCTGAAAAATTCCGCCAGGAATATCCTATCAATCCCGTAGAAGCCTTCGTTGCGTCTGGTATTACAGCTTTCTCTAAAAAGCGCATGCAGGAGATGATTACTCATTTCTGCAAGCCGGAGATTTGGCGCGGGGAAATTGAACTCAATAAAGACGATCACACTTTTAAAATAGCCAAAGTTTCTGACGGCCGGATGAGGGTATGGGAATTTCCTAAGCCTGGAGTGACTTATTATATTGCCGCTGATCCTTCCATGGGGATTGAAAGGGGAACTGATAAAGGCGTTAAAAGGGGAGACCCGGGTTGCATCGAAGTAATGGCAGTTCCGGAAGATATAAACCAGCCTCTAAGACAGGTTGCCCGATGGCATGGTTATATAGGGCCTGGCAAGTTTGCTCGAATATTGGCTGCCATGGGCTATATGTATAATACCGCTGAGTGTGCGCCCGAGTGCAACAATATAACTACCGTAGCCAGCGATTTAGTAAAGGTTCTACTTTATCCAAAATGGTATCGATGGATGCGCGAGGATAAGGCCAAGAACGCTTTCTCTAATTTTATCGGCTGGCTCACCACTTTCCGAAATAAAAACGAACTCATTAGCAGATTCCGACAAGCTCTCAACGAATGGACCGTCATTATCCGGTGTGAAGAGGATATGGGGGAGATGTTCGATTTTGTCGAAGTCGAGGAAGGAAGCGAGACGTTTGCTGCAAAAAACGGAACGCACGATGACGCCACAATGGCGCTCATGATCTGCTATTACTGTGCTACCCAGTTGCGCCCGCGCATGGATAGCAGTCTGCAAGAAGAGAAACCGTCGACGGATGTCGATTATCAAAATACCGATTATTCATTGCTGTATGACAAAGATAGTCAGAACACCGACTCGGACTCCGGAATCCCGGATTATTTTATGCTCTAGGAGGAGCTTATGGCCGTCGCAAACAAACCAAAACCTCGAGAATTATGCCCTACCTGTTATGACATGGGACTGGAAATAGACCTGCAATATAAGCCAGGAGGCCAGTTTACACACTTCTGCGCCAATGGGCATCAATGGGATGACAGAGAACAATTATCCGCGGCTCTCATGAAAATGAGCGCGAAGCTTCGTGAGAAACGCGATCTTAACCGCACCGTCGCTGCGCCTGCAATTACAAAACCGGACGAGCCCATTGATGATCGGATAAAAATTGATCCGATCGACAAGGAAAGAATGAAATCTATGCTTGGCGCCGATTTCAGCGATTCCTCGAGTCTTTTTGGCCTGATTTTCGCGCAAAACGAAAACATCAAAGATCTCCGCGAAAAGGTGGAACGGGCAGAGGCCCGGGTGATGGTTCAAGCAATGCCGCGGACAATCGGTGGAGATGTGCCAATCACCGTGAACATTCCTGAACGTCATGTTGAACCAATAAAAGACATCGCTGAAGCAGGGGGGATGTCTATGGAACGCTATATGCAGGCCAAGATTGAAGAAGGTCTGGATAACCTATGGTACTCATAAAAGGAGAAACATCATGATTCCAGTATCGATTTACGAGAAATTGATGGAAACGATTCTTGCCCCAGGGATAAAGAAAGCTGCCTATTTTCACAGCGAAAAAGAAGTTGCCAAAGTTACGTTGCGCGGGAAACGCGATAAGCGTGATCGGCATAGTACCTTCCTCGTCACAATTGGTCGTCCTAATTATGACGAACGAGAATTCATCAAAAAGTGCAAAAAAGCGGGAGAGCCTTTCCCGGTGAAAAAAATTCAAGTGAAACTTGAAGTAAAGAAAAATAAATAACCAAGGAGGCCGTCATGAAGCTAATGAGTCGAAGATCGATGTTTGGAGTTTTGGGAACAATCATTGCCGCTCCTGTGGCAATTGCCCGGGCAGAATATGAGGATAGAACTCCTCAATTCTCAAAAGAAGATGGAGGAATTTATTATCACGGATACAGAATGCATTTCACTGGCTGGAAGGAGACCCAGGGAGATGACAACATTGTTGGACAATGGGTTGGATATCCGGTTCTTCGCCCAAAAGCTCCAATAGCATATCGTAAGGATTCAAAATATCCATTTCTTTACTCCAGCGTCCCTGGAGCGAACAGCGCTTACCTTAAAGGATCTCGGTTTGATATTTGTCCACAAGGAGATCAGAACTTTGTAAATTGGAGAACTGCCTCAGAAACAGAAAAAGAGGTTGAATCAAATAAAGGGAAAAAGCTCCTTATGGCCATGATTGATGCTGTAATGAATAGTGGGATGAAAAATCTCAGCGTCAATGGATGGAACAAATATTTGTATAGTCAAGGCGTGTTGAATCACAAACCCGCTTGTATTGCGTAAGGAGAGTCATGCCCATTTATGAAGAGCAATGCCCGGCTTGTGGGGCAAAGGAATCCTATCTTCGGTGGGGGATGACTGAAGAGACTAGAGATTGTTCAACCTGTGGTACGCGAATGGAACGTCTCTTTTCTCTCGCCGCGGTGAGCGTTTTCCAG